TGGGATGATCTTCTCACAGACTTGCGTACGAATGATGCTGTGATTGAGTATATTGATCCGGCAGAGCAGAATCTCAGTATGATCGCAATGCGTCCGTCTATCCTTAGTGCAATGGATACGTCGCTGCTGTATAGATACACGCATTGCGAGATACATCCTTCGACAATCTTCGGCATCTTGGCGTCTTGTATCCCGTTCCCTGAGCATAATCAGTCACCCAGAAACACATATCAATGTGCCATGGGTAAACAGGCAATGGGTATGTATGTTACTAACTACGACACAAGGATGGACAAGACGGCTTACGTTATGACATATCCAATGCGTCCGTTAGTTGACACGCGAATCATGAATCTAATTCAGCTCAACAAGGTGCCGTCGGGTTGTCAGGTAATCGTTGCTATCATGACGCATAGTGGCTACAATCAAGAAGATAGTATATTGTTCAACAAAGGCTCTATCGACAGGGGATTGTTTCAGGCGACTATCTACCACACTGCCCGCGATGAGGACAAGAAGATTCATGGCGATGAAGAGATAAGGTGTCGCCCTGATAAGTCTAAGACGAAAGGCATGAAATATGCAAACTATGACAAGGTCAATGAGGATGGTGTCATTCCTGAGAATACTCGAGTCGAGCATAGGGACATAATCATTGCTAAGGTACTCCCCATTAAGGAGGCTCGCAACGACCATACTAAGACAATCAAATATGAAGACCAGAGCAAGATGTATCGAACAAATGAAGAGTCGTATATCGACAAGAACTTCATCGATCGAAATGGTGATGGTTATAACTTCTGCAAGGTGCGTATTCGTACTGTAAGGAAACCTGTCATTGGCGATAAGTTTAGTTCAAGACATGGACAGAAGGGTACTATAGGCAACATCATTCCAGAGTGCGACATGCCGTTCACCAAGGACGGGGTTAAACCTGATATCATAATCAATCCTCATGCAATTCCGTCTAGAATGACTATTGCCCAGCTCAAAGAAACACTCCTCGGAAAGGCTCTTCTAGAACTGGGATTGTTCGGTGACGGAACCAGTTTTGGAGACTTAGAAGTCAAGGAGATCTGTAAGGAGCTACAGAAAGTGGGTTATGAGTCTAATGGTAATCATATCATGTATAATGGTCTGACCGGAGAGCAACTTGAGTCATCTGTATTCATCGGACCAGCGTTCTACCAAAGACTCAAGCATATGGTCTCCGATAAGCAACACAGCCGTAGTTTCGGCCCGAAAGTCGGACTTACTAGGCAGCCTGCCGAGGGCAGGTCGCGGGACGGTGGACATAGATTTGGAGAAATGGAACGTGATTGTATGTGTTCACATGGTGCAGCTAGGTTCACGAAGGGTCGAATGTACGATGCGTCTGACGCATATAGCGTTAATGTGTGCCGAAAGTGTGGCATGACGGCAGCGTACAATAACGAGAGGCACATCCATCGTTGTAGGAATTGTGACAACCGTACTGACTTCGCTTATGTTGAGATTCCGTACGCATGCAAACTCCTCTTCCAAGAGCTTCAGACTATGGGAGTTGTTCCACGAATAATGACTAAGTAACTGTAGCGGATATAAACCAATTATGCTTTAGGTGACAATTTTTTCTACGGAAGATATATAAGATGTCAGGATATACAGCAGACTCAAACCCCAGTTCACTTGGCGGAGGCATGCCTGGTTTCCAACCTAAACTTCTTGGAGGTGGTGGTGGTGTTGCCGGCGGCTCCGGGATGGACGGAGGTGCTCTTAGAGGAGATACACGTGCATACTTGAGACGTGGAATGGGTAATATTATGTTAGCCAAATCCGCCACTGGAAATAACCAGCTACAATCTGCAGTAGGCCCGTTTAGAATTGCGTTCAACGCAGGTGACCCAATGGGCACGAGAAATCAGGCAGGTCTAAGCACTCTACCCGCTCCCAATCAAGTTAATGGCCCAAACACCGCACCTGGTAAACTTCACCTCGTCCCAGGCGCTGCAGCAAACAACGGTGGATCTGCGTATACAGGAAACCCTAAGTTCGTTTATGATGGATCAGACTATACCAGATTTAGGAGACAGACCGCTGTTCTTAGAACATACAACGACGAGAGCTTCGGTGGTTCCAACAATGGTTCATTCAGTTTTCTCCAGTTCGTAAGAGGATAAGTTATTTTCTTATGTGATAACATAATGAACAAGATCCTTGTTGAGTTCCTTGGTACTTTATTCTTCCTTTACGTGATTATCGCTACCGGAAACGCTCTAGCAATCGGTGCTGCGTTGGCAATCGTTATTATGATCGCCGGTCCAATCTCCGGTGGCAACTTCAATCCTGCTGTTACTATCATGATGGCGGTTGCTGGTAAAGAACCTATGAGCGACGTCATCCCATACATACTCGCCCAGGTCGCTGGTGGTTTGGCCGCATTTGAACTTCACAAACGCGTCAAGATTTAGAGTCGCAACATCGATATCGTTAATAATATATTCACGACATCGTTATTTTTCTAAGCATTGTATATAATGGCTATGGCAACAGCAAGTAGTAGTATTCCCGTTCATACGGCACCAATGGGGAGTGACAAGGAGGAGGAGAAATCTCTCCTTTCCGGTATCACATCTGGACTTTCCGGTCTCAAATCTGGACTTTCCGGTATCACATCTGGATTTTCCGGTCTCACATCTGGAATCACAGGCAATAGTCTTAATACTCCGAAGTCTCCTTCGGAAGGTGGTAGCTCCTGTGGGACACATGCTAAGAGAAGATCTAGCAGAAAGAGAAAATCTAGCAGAAAGAGAAAAGGTGGTGTCAACTTTGGAAGTTACATGAATATGGGCACCATGAGCGCAATGGCAAAACAGGGCATGAGCGCTGCACAGAACCAGGCGAAACGCATGAACATTGATAAGCACATTGACAGCATGAATACAATGGCAAAACAGGGAATGAGCGCTGCACAGAACCAGGCGAAAAGCATGAACATTGATAAGCACATTGACAGCATGAATACAATGGCAAAACAGGGCATGAGCGCTGCACAGGACCAGGCGAAACGCATGAATATTGACAAGCACATTGACAGCATGAATACAATGGCAAAACAGGGCATGAGCGCTGCACAGAACCAGGCGGAAAGCATGATGACACCAAAAGGAGGAAGACGAAGAAAGTCGATGAAGAAAGGCAAGAAGCACCATAAGAAGTCGATGAAGAAAGGCAAGAAGCACCATAAGAAGTCGATGAAGAAAGGCAAGAAGCACCATAAGAAGTCGACGAAGAAAGGCAAGAAGCATCATAAGAAGTCGATGAAGAAAGGCAGGAAGCACCATAAGAAGTCGATGAAGAAAGGCAAGAAGTCCAGAATGAGAGGAGGAGATCCTGTTCTTGGCAGGGTAAGACTAGAGCTTGAGGATCCCAGGACTGGTACCTATGAGTTTAATGGCGATATGCGCTTCAAGGGAAGCCCTCCCATGGGACCTCCAATGCCTCGCGAGGAGGAGAAGTAAGCATTTCATAAACGACAGATGATCAACATCACAAAACCGGATCATGTTTCTAATACAGAAATATGATTCATAATGCATCTAGCCATCTGGTCCCCGAGCAAACCTTATCTGTGAAATAGTCACTTGTGTCTACAGATGTGTAAACGTCGTCACCAGAACTATATATAATACGTTCAATGCCGAATCGGCGGATAGTTTCAGCACACTTGAGACATGGAGCCGAGTTTTTAATAGTTGAAACCCGTCCTATCCTAACAACATAGAGGGTACTTCCCTTGCCTGGCAAATCCTTGGTTCGCGACTTTCGCATGGGCGCCTTTTGCATGGGGGACGTGCCACTTTTTCACAGCGATAGCATTCAAGATCGCCGATGCCTCAGCATGACAACTAGCACAACCGTTTATCACGTTTTGCCTGTCTCGTGCTCGTAAATGGTTGTGTCCCTTTCCGACAATCCTACCTGACTTTACAATAACACAGCCATGTCTCGAGTTGTAAACTGACTTTTCGGCTTCGTTAAAAGCTACTTGTATCCAGCGATGCTGAGTCGTTGTAAGGGTCTTCATTGTATATCATCTAATACCAGTAATTCTTTAAACGTTCATTTTTTTGACATTAGCCTACATGCTATGTAGAGTCCCAAGAAACCAAGCGCGGCGATATATGCCTGCTTGATCTTATTCTCAGGCAGTGCTGCAGGAGTGATTCTCTGAGAAAACGCTTCGCGACACTTGTCGCCGCTAACAGGATTTTTTCGGTCACGAAACCAACATGCGTTCATATTGTTTATATCAGCGGTAGCAACAAAAGCAGTATCGGTGGACCTAACGTTGTTAGCATCGACTGTGTCCATAGTCAAAGATTGACACTCAGGGTTTGCGCCAAGCATGAAAGCCTGAAATATCGCGAGCGGATTCAAATTAGCCATGTCGCTCATGGCGCCTGGCACTAGTCCCTCGAAGTCCGTAAAGCTAGCCCCAGTCATGCCAGATATAAACGGAATACTGCCGTCTGGGATATTGTTGACATAGAGAGACCGTGTCACGTCTTCTCCCGTGGCTTTATCTTTACAAGTAGCTCCGGTGGTAAGAAAAAACTTGTCGCCAAGAGGCTGGCCTGTCGTACTAGCCTTGCCTCTGCCAGTAACTAACACGTCTACATACGATATCAATCCACCTATGTTGGTCGCGATCTTGCTACCTGAAGCGCTCATTCCCATTTCACTTGGAGATTTGATAAACTTGTGGTATGGGTAGTCGGGACCAAGGATCTTCTCTTCGAGACCTTCCAAATCATTCAATGCTTCTGAGAAAAAGTTGCTCATCTCGTTACTATACTACGAAGAGAATATTATCGGTTTACTCTGCTCCAGGGGGCACCGTGTTACCGGTGGCGGCAAGATTATCAGTAGTCTCCTTATCCGGGATATCGTCAGCAGGCGCAGCAATTGCTTTGTTTAGACTTTCAATAGCGGTGCTGTTAGACTCAACTTGTTTATCTAGCCCGTCTATCTTCATTCCTAAACTATTTATTCTGTCAAACTGCTGCTTCAGCCATGAAATGTTAGCTGCGTTTAGTGTTGCTAGGTATAGAGGATCTTTCGACATACCTGGATCTTTGTATTCCGACACGTCATCACTTCCAGTCGCCCCTTCTCTAAGAGGGCCTTTCATCCATATACAGAGCTGTCTGATTAGTAAGGCTCCTACTAGAATTATCATGCCGTAAGCAAGCGATTTTTCCATATAGTATGACATGGCATTATTTTCTGGTTCTACTATATAGATGTTGATTCTTACAAATGGATCTGGACATTGCTTGCCACCTGGTGCAGAGACATCGTACGCTGCACAGCCCGGATGGTCGAGACCATTGAATAACGGTGATGATTTGAATATGACTCTTGCACCGCCACGAAAGCCTGGACCATTGAAAGTCTGGAGAAAGCAACTGGTGCCGCAAAATAGAAGCGGGAGTGGTAGCTCCTCGAGCATAATCCCGTATGACCAACCAGGTAGCACTGTTACCCTTCAAACAGATGCCGAGGTGGCATGTAAATGTCAAGATAGTTCGGGTATTAGTACGCTTGTAGTTCCATATCCTGGAGACAAGAACACAACATGTTGTGGCTCCTCTACTATCCGCTCAGGTATGACTGAGGTACTGATCAATCCTACCCCAGAATCTGCAGCTACGACGAGTTACTCTTTTACCACAGGTGCTTATCTCAGGTCGAAGGGAATGACATACAAACAAAGGGCTAGTGGTGCCCCTGTAAGAGGAGTAACATACACCACACGAGAAGGTTGCTGTGTGAAACCGGTTCCTTATAACAATAGCCGGACCTCTGGTCCGCAAGTAAGAATGGCATCTACTTGTCCTGGAACAGCGAGTTGTGACGGATCAGCACAACGTATTGTTGTTAAGCCCAATAATAGACAATTCTTTCAACAAGGAGCAGTATCCTCTTCCTCGAGAATAACACGTCTCAAGCTCAACACGCTGAAAGCAGCGTCAGCCATTGGAGGTGCCACCACAGGAGGTTATAACGGCAACTTTACAGCTCCATACTACGATAAAAGCAACCTGAACATCTGTGAGCCATCTTTGTATCATCGTAACGGCAATAAGACGCTAGTTTGTACGCAAAGTAGCTGAATTAAACAAACTTAGACTTTATATTGCTAATGAATGTAGAATACAATGTCTAAGAAAGAGAGAGCAGCCAAACGTAAAGCTGAGAAGCTTGCAAGAGAACCACAGTATCGTACTTTGGACGAACGAAGATCAGAAGTACGAACAATTATTATGAAATTGACCGAATTGAATCTCACCGTACAGCACGATGAGATTAGAGAGCTAATGGAGTTGATGAAAACCTACGTGGGTGAGGGTGTTAGAACTGAGATAAGCATTCCATTCCCATCAACTGGAAGAACAATAAGTGGTGTCCTAGCCATCAACAAAAGAGAAGAGTGTGTTGTTCTCATGAGGAAGAACTAGTATACGACGTTCTCGCTTATCCATTTCCTTATACCAAGGCATACCGGCGATAAGCAAGAGTTTATGCATGCGGAATACTCCTTGTACCTTGATTCATCGTTGCCGAGGAGCGCAAAGACACTATTAACAATTACGTAGTGCTCGTGTGAGTAAAGTTCGGTTACATTGCTGAATACATCATCTATATCGGGGGTCTCACCCTCTTGACAGTCATCTTTAGAGATTGCTGCGTCTCCATCTACCATCCTCTGGTACATGCGAAGAGTATGAGACAAATGACTTGCTCCATCTGTTTCATATGTCTGGACAAGTTTACCTAACCCTGCTTTTGCTCGAGAGATGATAACCCCGAACAGTTCTTTATACTTCGGCTTACCGGTAGAAAGGTGGCCATAAAACTTGCGGAATCTGCTTATGACTCTGAATAGATATATGAGATCGTTTCGCCCATCTCTGTTATAGTTTCTTTGCATACTCTGCGACCAGGTAGGTTCCTGGATGACGAGAATATTGTCATTGAGCGAAAGTTTGCTGCCAGTCGGGTAGTACGACAACAGTGCCAACTGTATCATGGCCTGAAACGGCTCGAGTATCATTTCGAACCGTTCTTTTTTGTCCTTTTTTATAACAGTCGTGTAGAATACCTTCATTGCTTCCATTGTGGTTAATTAAAGAATACAAATCGTCTTTAATATGTTTGCGTTTCTTGATGCGCCTCAACACGTTCGCTGCTATCGTCAATAGAGTTAGACCGAGAAAGAAACGCATTTGCTGCTCGTGAGGTCATAAACGTATTCGTATTACAGCTATGTTTCGTGTATGGAACCTTGTGTCTTTGACACCATGAGATACACTTTTGAACATGCGATCTCTTCATATTCTCTACCTTATCGCTCGTCGAGGAACCAATCAGGCACATAGTGTTAGCGATGCATTCTACTTGTTGCTGGCCATAAATGGCGTTATATTCCTCAACACGTATATAGAAAGCATAGGGTACTTCTAGACATAGCAGCTTTTGGAGATAGCTGTCCGTGCCGAAGTTCTGGAGGGCGTGATATAATGCGATAACCAGATTGCGCGAATCATCCAATTTAAACCCTTTACATACTATGTACTTCTCAGAGTTTGCCACACGACTAGTATTCGGCTTGAAAAAGAGTACCGAATCATACAACATTGATAGGAGATAGAGCAAATCTATCGACGCGTTGGTAAATGTATCAAACATTTTGACAACAAAGTTGCCCCCTTTTTTCTGGACAGCAATCGCAAAAGCGATTTGACACAGAATCAACTTCGTGCTCATCACCTCTTGATGATCAAAGTCTGATGTGAAGTCGAAACCGCCATCTCCAGTCACCAACTGGCATGATCCTCTGTGCGTCTCAAAACAGTGTCGCAGGTTCTCAGGATCAGTCATATCACCTGTACCTGACTTACCGACGTATATCTTAACCGAAGGAGTCTTTTCCAGGAAAACTTGGCTTTTCTTCCAACCAGGAACAGCTGGGTTCTCATCTACCAAAGTCATGCCGATATACTCATCACGGGGATCGTTTCTAAGATTCGCAACAGCCTCTATGAACCCACCAGGACCCTCCGCAAAATGGAATGATTTCAATGGACCGACGATATCATCAATCAAATGATGCGTCCTACATGTCTCTAGCATCTTGAAAAACGACCGCGACAACGGTTTTAATTTACATACTGCACCCCGTCCACCCGGAACTTGAGTGTGTATATACTCGTATGGGTTCGTGTACTTCTTCCACTTGTCCCATTCATTCTGTACAGAGTCTATTTGGGTCTTGGCTCGAGTTAAGTATGTACATAAAGTACGATTTATAACTGGCCCACATTCTTCAACAGAAGAAAATGTTGGTACAATTAGCTTATTAAGATTCGGATCATGAAGTGATCTTGGTAAGGCGAAGTAACTCATTGTCGATACTTGATTATAACGGATGGTTTTTATGTCCTTTATGATCATTTTGGATGAATAACTATTCTTTAAGAACTAGGTTCTTCTTGAGCTTCTTAGTCTTTCCGCTCTTTTTGTTCTTTTTAATTACCTCTTTTGCTGCCTCTTTTGCAGCTTCTGCTTCTGTCTCTTCTGTCTCCTCTTCGACGCGTCGTGACCCAAGCATACTAGCTTCTACCTGCTTCGCGTCAACATCGTTTACTTTCTTGTAGACGAAGAATCTGTTTAGAAACGATACCGTCTGCTCTCCAGTAGACATATCTGCTGCAGTTCCATACTCATTTCTAGCGCGCGGGTTCCTTTCCATCTCGTTTCGCATCTCGCCAAACATCTCTTTGAATGAACCAGAACCATTTGGTAATCCCATCGCTCTGGCTTCTTCCCTGGTAAGAGTTGAGAATCCGTAGTTTTCCATCAATCTATCCAGATAATCAAAGTTGACCAAATACTCTGAGAAGGTCTTGTTAATAGACTCTTGATAGACCGCGATTTCAAGGCCCAATGAAGATGAGTCCGGTTCAAATCTTCCGGCATCATATTGTTTGGTTATTTCCCAGATTCGCTCATCACCTTCTTTTATTGCCACAGATTCACCTTGCTTCTTACCTTTCAGCATGTTGAATACTTTCTGACCATCATAAGTCGTACCTGTGAAATAGCCTCCTACCTTAGTCGTCTCACTTACATTTCTCAAGAAGCCATTCAGTGTCTGAGGAGTCTGGAACATATAGTGCATCGCGAACTGTACTGAGCACACATCAAACCCGCTCTTACCAACGCCGTAGTGCTTGTACACACCCTTACCGAGTTCAGCCACGTTTTTCGCACCGCGTCCAAATACTGCATTTGTCACCTGTTTGCCTTTATCAGTAAACACACCTGTTGTGTCTCTGACATTCACCGAAGAGTTACCGCTAACGAAGAGTGCTTGAGGCATTCGTTTGAACTTCTTTCTGTAATTCAGGTAACGAGCACATGCGCCATCCATACGGTTATCGATGTTGTCTTTTGAGTAATCTACTCCAAATACGAACCGCAGCTTTGCGTCTATCCACTTCGACATATCTCCTGCTTTGCCGACAGCCAGATCGATCAAAGAGTTCCCTGGCGAAGAGACGCTCCGGATCAACTTCTTTTTGATGTAAAGATTGTGGAAATCGCGGAGCGATCTAGTGTTCGTCGTATTAGAGATGCGATTATAGTACACATCGTCATCGCCTAGCTCGTCTGGTATATCCCTTCCAGTCGTTATCATATCCAATGTTATCGGATTATGAATTGTGTGCCAATTACTGTTCGCTACATGGTATGCATTGCCGTAATTCTTGCTCCCACTTCTCATGTCTGCAGTCTTGTCATATCTTACTCTCAGTGGCGACCATCGCCATCCATGCTCTTTCGATACATCATAGCTGAACTCTACAATCATATTGTCTTCGATTACCTCGCCTTCTTTTGTGAAGATAACGTTGTCCCCACCGGGCGCTTCCTGAAGCAATAGGTTACAAATACCTGCTTTGTCGTCTGTTGGATTAGTCGGAAAGAACTGCATTGGCTTGTAGCCATCTTCATTGTCTGGATCTCCCGCATCGGGAACGTCATCATCGTATATACTTTTACATGGATTCACGTAGCCATGAAGACTCTCGTCAAACCCAACACGAAGGACTGCTGTCTTGTACTGCGTCAGCTGGGACGCTGCGCTTAGGTCGGTGCCTCCCTGGAATACCGTTTTCACATCATCTCTTCCGTCAGTGCCCTTCTGCATCGTGACCAGGAAATCAATAGTGTTCTGCTCTACAGGCTTCCACTTGAATGAATGAGACCATGTCTTCTTCCTAGGTTTTACTTCTTGGCCTGGACGATCAGCACCGACACCAAGTTTGGCCGGAGTAAAGATCATGCCATCAGTCTCGTACTCAAACACTCCGTCATTAACCTTCTGCATAAGCCCACCGCACACTTGGAATATTGACTGTGTATTGCTTGACACATAGAACGTTTTGTACTCAAACCGCATAGGAGACGGTGATTCGTTTCCTACGATGCCTACCGCATTTAGCGTGTCCATTGCTATAGTTAGCAGAGGAAGCCTACACTTCTTAGGATCCATACCATCGCTAGGAACGAAGGGTAGTGCACGGATATCCTCTCCTTTCATGTAATATATGTCGAATGCCGCATACAGATTAATGAACTTCTTTTGCTTGTTGTGTCCAATGTGTTCGCCGTCCATGATAGTCCCGAAGAGCTCTTCGTTCTTGGTTCTCGCTCCAGTGAACTGAACTGACATATTGGTGTCTATTAGGTAGATCTTACCCGTACCGCTGATCATAAGAAGTTTCCTGTCTCCATCCGCCTTATCTGTTACCGTGAACGAATCCCGGATGTTAGGTATGTTTGCATCATCATTGATCGGGGCTATGTTCTGTACCTGAAGGGTAAACGACGATGGACCGACGAAGTTGCTAGGGTAAACCCGTCTCCCATCTGATTCTTTTCCCCAAAGTATAGTCATATACTCTCCTAGTAACTGCTGCTGTTCGCTATACGATACTGGAAAGTTTGTGCCTTGAAGACCAGAGAGAACCAATCGAATCCCCCTCCTTAGAGCAGCCGAAAGCTTAGGCGGCTGGGAGAACTCAGACACCTGTCCGACGCGATCGTTATCTACCTCGATCTCAATTTCGAACGACTCGGGAGAGTATGCTACCCTTGCTTCATCGAATGTGAATGTTGGCTTAGGATACCTACCCTCGCGTGCCGAAGACTTAACAACAGTCACATCTACTGTGAATGGTAGGTCTGGGTGAGTAAGCTGATGACGACTCAGGTACCTGAATACTTTCTTCGTATCTTTCCACGAGTTGATAATACCTTGAACAAGTCTGCTGGATCGTAGGTCTTTCTCATTACTTAACGCGACTCTAAAGTTGAAGTCAGGCGCATCATAACTGTCAATATTCGTATCGTCTTGTTTCATGGCACTCTTTTCCATGAAGGTAACACCACCCCTATCGAAGAACGGCCGGATGTCGTTGGTCCTGCAATACTCAGAGATGTTGCCTAGTCCTGACAGTTCCGCTCTGATTCTAGAGATCTTTGTTACGCCCCTATTATCAACAAACTCACTGTTAATTCTCAAATAATATTGGCTATTCGTGATCATGAACCCGTCAGATACTAGACGTTTAACTACTGCATCGTACTCTAGTCGCGTGATTTTGCGCATGCCTCTGGCTGTTCCGAAACGGACTTCGAGTTCACTTACGCCATCACGACCACTCGTGCGGAGTGTGTCTAGATACTGTTTTGTAATGCGGTCTAACGTTTGTTTAGGTTCGTCGCTGGACATCAGGTATATACTATTGAAGGATTGTTTTTTTATACTGGTTCTTGCAATTTTCCGAGCTTTACGACAATTTCGTCATACAAAACGCGCTTTATCTTAGACTTACCACTATCATTTGTGATATTGATTGACAACCGGATACAAATGTCATGTAATGCACCGTTCGTGAAGGTGCTGATACCTCGTAAAGGTTTCACGGGGTCTATTCTGAAACACCTCGCGCGTATCTCATCGATAACATTCGAGCTATCGCTAAGCGTAATCCTATTGTGCTTATCGACCAGCTCAACGAGGTATGTTCTTGTCCCGCCGTTGGAGAAGTCGTAGAACGTGTCTCCAATCTTGTAGACGATGTTCATCTGTTTCAATAGAAGTAATGCCCGCAGCGCAGTTGCGCCTATTTCAGGTTTGTTAACAAGTTCATCTTCCGCACGGTTTAATGAAATCTTGGCCGCTTTCAATGCAGCGCTTATCTTGCGAAGCTGCGAGACACTCTCGATCTTATACTCTTTCTCCAATTGGAAAAGGTGATGACTATTGACGTTGTATTGTCCCAACCCCTCACTAGCTACATAAAAACACCAAAAAAGCGAGTCACGACCCCGTGGTTTAAAAACCTCGACTGCGTGTTTTTCGCAGATTGTTTTCTGTATCGAGGAGGCAACAATTGCTTTCCCCTCTCTTTTGAGCTTTTTCTTAGCTTTTCGTTCGGCGATGAAAGCCGCGTCGCTCTCAACATTGCTGACTAGTTTCTCTATTACTCTCGGTGTAAACATGTATTCCCGCATAGCTTCGAATGTATGTTCAACGTCTGTTCCCATTGTGGAGGATCTACTTCTTACCATTCTAGTTGCTTGAAGATGGTGCGTAGGCTTTAATACCTTTGAAATAACGTTCTTCAAGGCGTGCACGTTCTTCTTCAATAGATTGAAGCGTCTGCTGCTGTTCCTTGACGTAGCTACAGAAGTCTCTTAGTGCCTGGATAGTAATCTCTGGTAGAGAAGTCATATTAACGAACGTTCCGTTTTGGTTCTCGTTCAAGAGTTCCTTGTTGCCACCACTGTTCAGGATCCGTAATACTTCTACCTGATGGTGCTTGCTTAGGGATTCGATGTCTTCTTTCAGCTCCTTGAGAGTCATTGTTAAACAAAGAAAAGGATTGTCTTTATCTTATTTGAGGGAATATTCACTCGCCCTGAATCTTCAATTTTCTCTTGCCGTATTTGGCCTGCTTGTCCTCTATCAGTTCGGCGATAATACTGATATATGGATCGTTCAGCTCAAACCGCTGGCCAATCACTCTCGTCATTATGGTATCACCTACCTTCACTCTGGAGTAGTCTTTGTTATCGAAGTTATGATCTCTTGCCACGTAAATGATCACGGGACTAGGGTCGTCTTCACTTTGCGCCTTTATGCCTGCGGTCTCCGTAATGTTAGTAACTACGCACCTAATGTTCATTCCCTCGACTGGGCTGCACACTAGGCACTGGATTATCACTTCGAACACTGCTCCGTCACCCTGCAGCATACCGGAGGAGTAACTTTCAACCTTAACCGAACCTTCCTTTACGTAGCCTTCTACCACGCATCTCCCCTCCATCTTACGGCCAAGATTGGTCTCTAAAATCTGCTTCGTATTGTCGCCAATTGATGTCATAGGAAGGAACACGCGTTTTGTCATAATTGCTGGAGAGTATATTCCAAGGTGCTTAGGTTTTCTGCGCTTGGCTACCGATCTAACAACAGCTTTTGCTTCGGTCATTGTTTTTGCTTCTGCCATGGTACTATGTATACATCGAATATTATTTAAGTCGCTTCAGTTTTCTGTTTTACGCATGACTGGTATTTAGACAAGGACCGCTTCTCCTGGTGTCAGAAACCACCTCTTGCCGTCGGATTTCTCTTTATCGAGTCGGCGCAGTGTAAGCTCTTGGACAACGCATAGTGCTTCACGTGTCTTCTTCGTCTTGGTGGTGTATGTATCTTCTCCTAAGAGTGTGTTGAGTGAACTGACAATAGTTGACTTACCGGCTTGGTCGCATCGGGCACCTTTACTACTCGCGTCCAAGACATCGCGGAACTTGAATGTCATAAACCTCTTTTTAAAGCTCGACATGAATCCTATATATTTGCCCGCTTTTCTAGAAAGCGGCATGTAGCTAGATAGCATCTTGGCTATCTCTGGTTGCAAACTAATATAATCCTCGGGTTGGGCCTTGTTCCATTTCTTCGTTTTCTTATCTAGCACGACCAGTTCTTGTTTACCAACATGCTGCATTTGTATCCCGGTTATTCCGTCAGCCTTCATCAGCAACCGATTGAAGTAACCCTTTATCTTGTCCACGAAGCTATCGCTATCAACGGCGTAGACTTCGTTCAATAGCGCTAATGCATCTTCAAACTGTAACGACTCTGTGATATGGTCAATTACAAGCGAGTCTAACAGAGCTGTGTCGTATCCCTCTTCCCGCATCTCCGCTATGGCGTTACTACAATTCTTATACCAGTCTTTTGACCCCTCCTCCTGTGGCGTAGTAGCAATGTTGTAGTTTTTTCTTGCCATTTCGAGAATGCCTTCTGTTGATTCCTTCTCAGCTCTCGCTTTCTTCGCCTTCTTGTTTACCTTCACAACTGCCTCAGTCACCTCTGCGGGGACTTCAAATGAAAAAGTTGAACGTTTATACTCAATAGGCACCGAGCGGTCATAGATAGAAATGTTTTTATTATCAAGTTCTACCGGCTGAAAGAGATACATGTCGCCAATGTTAACAACCCTCCCCAGTCTCTCATATATATCAGTTACAAACTCATTTTTGTCGTCCACTATGTGACTGAGTGCCGCGTTTATCTGCAGCAAAGGGTACTGTCTGACAGCTGTTATCTCTGCAACTAGTTTGTCTTTTCGATAGAAGAACCTATAATGAAATAAGTCCTTTATCCGCTGTATTATCTTATCGGTATTCATCGTGATAAATGCCTCGTTATAGCTGTCGAGACGGACGTCTTTATCGTCGATTTCTGCCGATGGGAAACACTTGTATGCACATTTTTCCATATAGTCGCATGTAGATGAGAAAGGTCTATCTCCAACCTGGTACTCAATTACTTCCCCGGAAGACAGTTGCTGTTTTACAGTAGTGTTCATGTGTGACATATCGAAATCTACCTGATCGATGTTCAGCAGGCAATCTACCGAACCTTCTTTGAGTGTTCTTGCCACCTCACCAATCTGCAGTGCCTTCAATTCGGCCAGGCGATATACGTATATATCTGCTGCCTCCTCTCTCTGGTTCTCCATTATGCTTCCGTAAAGATACAGTTCTACGTTTCGTTTCGAAAACGGCAGATCTTTGTGACTGCAAGTTCTTACAGCTCTACCTATGATCTGCTCCAATCTGTTCATATTATACCATGGCTCTAGTACATGAACCTGTCTGATGAACTTAAAATCAAGTCCTTCAGAACCCGCCTGGGATATTAGAATGACCTTGACAATGTTTCCGTCCTTATTCATCGGATCGGTTGCCATCTTGAGGTCAGCGACGTTGTCTAGTGATAGCGCGGCGTCTCCAGTAATCATTACATAGCTAGCTTGAGAGAAGTCGCCCGACGCTTCTGACTTGGGCAGAAACGATGATGCGTCTACCGGTTCACTAGGAGGTTTCTTGAAAAGAGATTTGACTTTACCAGCTCGTTTCATTCCCATTTCTTCAAGCGCAAGAGCGATAGGTACAAGTCCACCGTCTATATATTGGGAATAAATCAGGACCACCCCTTGTGACTTCTTGACTGCGCGACATATGTTCGCGATCTTCCCACTATACTTGCCTATTTCAGACTCAGCGAATATATTTCCATATTCGTCGCTTCTATACTCGAAGTTTCCACGGAACGCAGGCGAATTGCTGTCTTCAAACTTCATTATTCGCGACAATCCTGCTTTCCCTACTAACATTTTTGCGTCAAAAGAACTATCAGATGAATCGGCGAGACGTTTGTCAGGGTATACTATATTCAGTGCCTCCAATGGTCTCTGCAGCAGAGTGTAGCCGAATGCTTCCATATTTTCGAACGAAGGCATGTTCCTTCCCTGCACTCCAAGTTCCCCCTTCTTGAGCTTGTTGATGATGTAGTTGTACCCCTTTTGTTGAGTAGACCCGATGTCTGTCAGGTAGAGCGAAATGATGCTGAGAGGCTGAACAATAGGTTTTCCATTAAGCTGTAGAGAAGGAACTTGCAATTCCCGAAAGGTACGCGATGGGTCGAACTCTGTAGGCCATATTCTGAAAGGGAATGTGTATGGGTTCTCTCCACGAACGAAAGAGACATAACCCCTGGCTTTGCGAAGTAGTAGCTCCTTACCTACCTCCCGCCCGTCTTTATTGACCTTGAATGATCCGTCTCCGTTGAAAACGCTTTTCACATCAATCACGGATCTTCTATCGTTCTTGTTCAGCAAGTTAAGGAGCCATACAATCTCCTTATAGCTGTTATACATTGGAGTGGCAGAGAGAAGAAGTAAACGGAGGTTAGGAACATTTTCTACAAGTTTACTCAATTCGACAGCAACCCTTTTGTCCTTATTGTCGTCGGTCATACGAATATTATGGACTTCGTCGATTATGATCAGTCTGTTGGAGAAGTGTTTCCGGAGTTTAGTCATCATCATTTTCTCTTTCTTGCCTGCAGGGATGTCGCTTCCTACGGCTGACTTCTTGCCTATATAGTTAGCGAACTCGATGTATCCTAGAAACAAGTAAGAGGCACTTATTATTCGCTTCACCTGGTTCACGACACGATCCTTGCTGAGACCTCTCATGCTCATTGGATTGATCTCTTTCATGTATTTATTGCCGGTGCACGCCCTTATGTTCCAAAGTCCATCTACCAACCTCAGCTTTCTCTCGTCGAACAACTGAAGCTTGAAGTTCTCCTGAACGTTGGGTGCCGCAACGACTATGATTCGTTGAGTTATGCCCATCTGTTTCAGATAATCCCTCATCTCTTCGGCAACGCTTATAGCAGAGCAGGTTTTGCCACTGCCTAACCCATGGTAGAGTAATAGTCCATTATAGGGTGTTTGGAATGACATGAAGTTACGAACAAACATTTGATGAGGTGATAGTTCAAACTCGACATTGCATAGCTTATCAGCAATCTCTTCTATATCTCCATCTTGAAGGCCCTCATACTGCGTGTCAAAGAACTCTTTTCTGGACGCGATCTGGACATTAAACTCCTTGTCATCAAGTGACGGGTATAAGTATCCGAATCTACCATTAGACCGTTCAATCTCACTAGCATTCTCTAGTTCTAATTCATCGATAACAGCATTTCCATCTTGTTTGGGTTTTTCGAGGCTATCAGAGGACATCTATATACTCTATGAACATAATCTGTATTTGCTTAACAATGCATGAACCTTTTCGAGCACCTGAATCTTCTCTAGGTTGTATGGTCTAATCAGATTAATCGCTTCACGTTGAGATACCCATCTCACGCTACTTACCTCAGTACGCTGAAATGTATCAGAGTCAGGCAATATCTCCGTCATACATGCTACATAATAGCAATGCTTGTAGGATTTGAAGTTAGACCCGGTAAATATTTCTTCGAATGGCAAAACGTTCTGGACCACTTTGAGATCATTCTGGTGATACCCGGTTTCTTCTGTGAACTCTCTAAGAGCACAGCTTAGCTCACGTTCCTGGTAGTTACGACGCCCTTTCGGAAACCCCCATTCAGGTGAAGTCCACTTGCTTTTGCTATCAGAGATTAGCGTTTCGATATTATAGAAACCGCTCTTGTCATCAATACCTTTCTTTAGTGATGCAAACTTCTCACGAGAAACACGCTCCTCGCCACGGTATTGTATTCCAACATTATCTCCCCACAACGCTTCCCATAGAGTATCGAAGTCCTGTTCAAGCAGTCTCTTCTTCTCATCGATGGTCATCTCGTCTACTATGTTTCGTAGGTAGGCCAGGTTGTGCAGTGGGTATTTACCGCGCATGAAATCGACATAACCTAGAGTGTCTTTCCTGCATATCATACAATACTCAATACCTTTTTCACCGTTGTTGCGGAACGCGATAGTTCCTATGCTTGTGATAGGATGCCGACATTGATGAAATGCATGTCCCGATTCTCCACAATTGTTGCAAAAATTAAATCCTCTAGTAGTCATCGTTGTAAGTTAACATCGCGTTGTTTTTATGTCTTTTATAGTAATGACGTTAGATCCGAAAATATGGGGACCACATTACTGGTTTGTTCTACACACAATTGCACTTTCGTATCCTGCCAAGCCGAATGAAGCGATGCGGAAGAAGTTCTATGACTTCTATCAAAATCTCCCGCTCTTCATTCCTATTGAGGAAATGGGAAACAACTTAGCGAAGTTTCTCGATAAGTACCCAGTTACTCCTTATTTAGAGTCAAGACAGTCCTTGGTGAGATGGACACACTTTATTCATAATAAGATCAACAATGCCCTTGGTAGTAAGCACATGACACTCGAAGAATCTATGACGGCATACTATGAGAACTACAAGCCCAGGGAGGTTAAAGATCAAGAAGATAGAAAGAGAAGAGAGAAGATAGTTCTGGCCGCGTTCATACTTGCAATCGCACTAGTGGCAGGATACCTTTACACTAAATAATCTACCCTATCTATATAGTATGCCTCGATCGACAAAGACATCCAAAAAGAAATCGAGTAAAGCTAAGAGACGAACAATGAAGCGGAGACCCGATCTAGACGAGGGTGGAAAACCTATAGCTGCAGGTGGGTTCGGTTGTGTCTTCTTGCCTAGGCTAAAATGCAAAGACAAAAATATCGAAGAGAAGCTTTCGAGATCTGGTAAGAAGTATGTTAGCAAGCTTATGATGAACAAAGAGGCCGCAGATGAAGAAAGAGAAATGATGAATGTCTCCGAGATTCTCAAGACGATTCCGAAGTCTAGCAGCTACTTTCTCCTTGCCGACACTCATGTATGCAGTGTGGATACTCTCTCGTCGAGCGACCTAGAAGGGTTTAATAAGAAGTGTAATCCTCTCCTTAGGGAAGGATTGGAAGCAAACAATATCAACAACCGTCTTAATCGGGTTAAGTCGATAAATATCCCTTACGGAGGTGAAGAACTATCAGATTTTATGGACGGGCTATCACCGGACCTCTTGGCCGGCAACAAGGAGTCTGAACAGCAGTTCGGTTTCGTCAACCTGGCTCTTATTAAATTGTTGAACTCTGCTATTGTCCCTATGAATCATGCAGGGTTGCTACATCATGACTTGAAAGCAGCAAACATCCTGATCGAACCAGCAGACATCCTTTACGGGAAAGTACCATTGAAGATTATCGACTGGGGGCTAGCAGTTTCGACCAGACATACGTATGGTGCAGTACCACACGGATCCAGATCGCGACCGATGCAGTTTAACCTACCATTCGGTGTTATTCTACTTTCGGACTCTTCCAAGGCGTTGATAGGGGATTACATGAAGTCTGTTCGTGCTGAAACTCTCGGCCAAGGAGAAGCTAAAACAATGGCTGTGAGGCTGATCAAGTCAACAATTGAGAGACGGGGTCGAGGCCACCTAAAATACATCATGGCTCAACTCAAAAGCCTGACCAACCCTTATTTCAGCTCCGCAACTATTGTACAAGACGCTATGCCAACTTCAGCGTGTTACACTAGTGGTCTATTGGCATTCGACTATATCGTTGACAACATATCAGACATCATTATGAAATACACGAAAGGAGGTGAGTTCCAAAGATATAAATACTTCAACGAGGTATACACACACAACGTAGACGTATGGGGTTTCCTTACGGCTTACATGGATCTTATCTCTCACCCACCTTCTTACAAACTGTTTCGTATGAACAAACTGTTCCGCGGAATCTCTGACCTAGTGTTCAAATACTGCTTCGGCACACAGTACGCAAGCCGACCGATTCCGATCAACATACTATCTGGAGAACTTAGGGATCTTAATAACCTAATCCGTTTCAATAATAAACCATTAACGAAACCTGTCACACCCCCTCGCGCTATCACACCCCCTCGCGCTATCAGCGTTCGTTCGAGTCCAAAGGCGCAATCAGTTGTCTCTCTTAGAGGACGTAAGCGTTGCCCAAAAGGGTACAAGAAGAATAAGAAGACACAAAAATGCGTAAAAAAAGGTACCAAACAAACGCGCAAGTCCCCATCAGAGATTTCCCTTAAAGGGAAGAAAAAATGTCCGAAAGGCTTCAATAAGAACCCAAAGACCGGTAAGTGCAAAAAGAAACGCTAAACATTTGATTAGATAGCATTAATCAAATGTCTTTTCACTCTATCTATAAACTGGTATTGGGATACAAGCAAGCGTCGATAGTCTAAGAGAAAGAAGACCTCAACCTCTCTTCTTAGTTCCTCTCTTCTTTTTGTGAGATTTGCTGCTTTTACGGTGGCTTCTCGTTCCACCTCCTGTGCAACCACAACCATGTGCAGTCCCAGCACCCTTCTTTTTGCGGCTCATCGCGTAACCGTCTCGTTTTCTGTATGGTTTACGGACTACGCGACTCCCTTTTGCGTGTCTCTGTCTGTGCCCTCTTCTGTTAAACTGCTTGTGTCCTTTCTTAGTTGTGAAATCTTTGCGTCCTCTCATAGTCTTGGACTTACTGCCCTTCTTATATCTCCGACGTGTCATTACGTTTCCCATCCTATGTATTACCAAAACATTTTAACGCACTGGAATATAATCTGTCGAAACTATATCATGAAGGTTGAGCTACTCGTATTCGGAATCACGGCGTTCTTTATAGCCAACACTTATCACGAAGGTAGGTACGTCACTATTTTGAAGTCTTGGAAAAAATACTATCATATGATCGGTATTGGTTTCGCAGGTCTCTCTGCTTACTTATTCCTTAAGAAATATCCTAACGATACAGGGTCTCTCTTAACATCGGCCGCCGGTGTAGCGAGATACTTGCCTGTTGATAAAGAGTCGGCGGATATGCTTACGCCCCTCATAAATATGACTAAACAAAGCATATCTAGTTCAAGCTGCAGTGTTGATAATAACCCGCAAACGCAGCGTATGCTTAACTCGGGTAAGACTGGAACAAAGCGCTCAGTGAGTGAGACAAAAAAGAAATATGTAGCCGCGCAGCAGGGATGGAAGTGTGGACATTGCCAAAGGCAACTGCCAGGATGGTTCGAAGTAGATCATAAAGTCCGTCTTGATTGTGGAGGGTCTAATCACGTCGACAATCTGATCGCTCTGTGTCGAGACTGTCATGGAAAAAAGACCGCACTTGAGAACCTATAAGTATGATGAAGGGTCATATTTTCTCTCTTTATCATATATGCTCAGCAAGATCAATGAATACTACCATTCAGGCATGTCCGCGGTAATAGTGAATCCCAAATACTATCTGCTTGCCTCTGCCGTGGAGATGATCATAATGCTTCTAGTGATCTATAAATGGAGTCCCCTAGGAATAAGCAAGGCCCATCCGACGCTATCTGCGATATTTGTAATTTCCTTTCTTTTCGTTCAATTGGCGATGTATTTCTTCGTGAAAAACAAAAGCGTACTCGCGTCTAAGGGCATCGAAGTAACCCCAGATGCTTCTGAGGTACTAGTAAAGATCGTGTTTACACTTCTTACTGTGTTTGGAAGCGTGCTGGTGGCGTACGGCACTATATGGGGTATTGCACAGATTCCAAGCCTCAATGCCGCGTATGACTTACTCATGAATGTAAGCATGTTGATTGTCGCACTCGCAGTGGCGTACGTGATTATGAAGCCCGTTGTTGACGCAGCCAAAACAGGTGATGGTAGATCATCGCTGCTGACACTTTTAGGTCAATTCATCATGTATGTCCCTTGTCTTCTAGTGGACTTCGTTGATTGGATACGTTTCCAGTATGCCATCACTACAAAACCTGTCTGGATCTTACTTGGCTTAGAAATACTGCTAGTCGCCTTGAACATCCTCATACCTAAACTAGCCGCATGGCTCATTAAAAAGGATGGCAGGCATCTTCTTCAAGGACCTACATACATAGATAAACAGACACTTATCAAACATGAAAGCATACACCAGGATCAAGAAAATCCAACCAGAGAATATCATTACAGTATATCTGCTTGGTTCTGGATAAACCCTCAGCCACCTAATACGGGTATCGCATACACGAAATATACCAATATACTCGAATACGGTTCTCAACCAGCAGTACAGTACAATAGCTTAGAGAGATCCCTTCGTGTGCTTTGCGAAATAAAGCCGGGGAACGATGCGGAGATCTTCGAAACAACCGATGTACCACTCCAGAGATGGAATAACATAGTAATAAACTACGACGCAGGAACGATGGACGTATTCCTTAATGGAGAACTGGTAGCTTCAAAGCCCGGTGTAGCGCCGTACATGTCGTTTGAGAACATGATCATCGGAAGTAAGGACGGAATACAAGGATCTGTGGCAAACGTAGTCTTCTATGATAAAATCTTATATCCTTCACAAATCAGGATGTCATACAACGCCCTACGACTGCTCCCTTCACCGGGGCTTTAGATAATTTCTGTCAGTATAGTATATAATGGCTGAGATCGTGAAAACCATCCTTATTGTACTAGCAGTCCTAGTCGTGGTCTACCTAATACTGAGTTTCTTCTTCAAAAGTTCGACAACATTGACGACAATGCAAGACGGCGATAAGAAACAGGTGATAGAGGCAAGCACATTGCCTAACAACAACAATACCAGTAACTACACCTATTCAATGTGGTTTTATGTAGACGATTGGAACTACAGATTCGGCGAACCGAAAGTTCTCATGGCGAGAAAGGATCAAGATGGACACCCCAGTCCTTCAGTGGTTTTAGGAGCGATGGAGAACGATATCACAATCTCTGTTGCGTGCTATCCCCAAAACGAAACGACTGGCACTACCGGCAATAACTCCATCGTTCACAAATGCGTTGTGCGTAACTTCCCTCTTCAGAGCTGGGTCAACTTGATTATCAGTCTCTATGGACGTACACTAGATGTCTATGTGGATGGCAAGTTAGTGAGAACATGTGTACTCCCAGGTGTTGCCAAGGTGAACCCCGACGCTAACATAACTGTCACTCCTATGGGTGGTTTCCAGGGATGGACATCCAACTTTGAATACTGGGATGACGCTTCTAACCCTCAGCAGGCATATAACATCTACAAGTCTGGCTTCGGAGGCTCACTCCTTGGTGATCTATTCAACAAGTACCGGATCAAGATCAGTTTCCTTGAGGATAATCAAGAGCAAGGAAGCTTCGAAATATAACAATCGAGTCATATCTGTCACAATTATCTAGACTATGTATATAGATATGAGCTCACAACAACAGTTCGCAAGAGTTTCAGATGACTCAGCAGGGTTTAGTCAATTTAGTTCCAACCGATACCTTAGTGGCACTAAGGACTTCTTGGAATCAAATAGCATCGTTGCTAAGTTCGCGTTTTTACTTCTAGTACTTATCGTATTTGTTGTCATCCTCAGACTAGGGGCGACACTGTTTTCATGGTTGTTCGCACCAAGATCGGATCCTATCCTGATCGACGGTATGGTCGACGCTAAGCAGATGATGAAAATACCACAGGACCCAGCAGTTAATGGAGCAATCCCGATCCTGAGGTCAACAGACCAGACAGAAGGCTTGGTGTTCACATGGTCTGTATGGATGTTCATAGATGACTTGCAATACCGTAGAAACGAGTACAAACATGTATTCCATAAAGGGAATGACGATATCAACGTGACAAAAGTACCAATTGGAATGAACCATCCTAACAACGCACCGGGACTCTACATCGCACCAGACACGAATGCATTAATTGTAGTCATGAACACATTCGACTCGATCAATGAAGAAATTGTCATTCCCGATATCCCTATCAACAAGTGGATGAACGTAATCATTCGTGTAGATCAGCAACACAAATTGGATGTGTATATCAACGGACGCCTGACTAGACGTCATATTCTTGCCGGTGTGCCAAGACAGAACTACGGTGACGTATTTGTCAGCATGAACGGAGGCTTCTCTGGCTACACCTCCGAGTTGAGATACTTCAACGAAGCAATCGGGACTAACCAGATCCAAACCATCGTTGACAATGGACCAAATATGAACATGAAATCAAGTAATATGACCGACTCAAAGCCTAGGTATCTCTCTCTGAGATGGTTCTTTACTGGGGCGAATGACATGTATAATCCATAGACCAAGTGAGAGTATCTGTATTTATATCTCAGCCAATTATAGATGTCAGGTATAGCTAACGATCCTAAATGCATATCAGATGGTGGAGAATGGCCTACATCTGCTCCTTATTACGGTGGTCCATATCCGACTAGAACATGGAGTAGGTTTAATGGCGAGCCCTGCGTTGCAAATTACACCGCAGCACAACTCGACATGCGCCGGAAAGCGGTCACACTTCAGCATCCTCAGAACTATGGACGATTGACTAAAGCCCAAAAATATTCTTATTTCGCCAAAAACGCGAAAAGATCTTCAAGTCAAGATTTGACGGTCGAAGAAAAAATCGCACAACAACCGAGCGGCATGGAACCCGTTGAGATCACCTATTTCGACAACGCGGGTAGACCTCAAAAAATGATCGGTAGTCGCTGCCCTCCGAGAACAACACCTCTTTACAACCCATCAACTTGCAGTGATGTCCCTGGCAACATGTTACTTTTCAATGATCCTTCTGTTCCTCTTACCAATTGGAGAGTCAAAAGAACATATAAAGCCGGGGGAGGACAGAATATCGACTTCCTCGACGCTGGGACAGGTGAAAACCCTACAGCCCTGCCAGATACGTAGATTGGAATAGTGCCATGACATTCTCTGGTGAATAACTCTCGTATGCCTTCCAGCTGTCTTTGCTACATATGATGTCTTCGATATGCAATATTATATCCAATAGATCAGTCCTCCCATTGTAGACCACAGCTTTGTCTCCTAGCATTTCTAAATGCGCCCTTTCGACTGATTCACCCCAGGTCAGTACGGGTTTGTTGAAAAATGAAAACTCTGCTACGGCCAACCCAAACGTCTCTCCTCTCACCCGCGCATGAAGCATACAATCACATGCATCTATAAAGCTTGATATATCACTCGGCGACGAAGTCATTGGTAGAAAATGTATCTTTGAGTGTGTTGCAAAAGGAATCGTTCCGACAAACAAAAAGTAAATGTCGTCGCGTCTCCGTATAGATTCTAGTATGATGTCCTTTACAAATGGAATGTCGAAGCTGTCTTTTCCGCCGTGCCGGCCTATAACTAACGCATCTGCTGGAATCCCCAGAGACGATCTCACGTTTTTATCACTAGGCGGTGGCATATATACCATATGGGGCACCACCGGAAATCTAGATCTTGTACGATTTTTCAAATCGACGGATATCATCGAGCTTATATCTGCACCAGAGTCAATCCCTCCAAATATATTATGCTGTATAGTACGAATACCGCGCCACATATGTTTCTTACTATAGAATAGTGGACCACCGTCCTCGCCGCTCGCCAGGTGATAAATTGCAGCCACTCGTTTGCGTCTACATATTACTGGTACATCGAGCACCGATGCAGCCGTTATCATGTTGAACCTGGCCGAGTACCTGTCGTACATTGACTGATTAAAAATGAAGATCTTGTCTTTGGCAGGGCATATGATTAATGAATTGTTCCCCAGAATGGATTCATTATGAATCGCATAGTTGAGGACTGCAGTGTCCGTACCTCTTAATCCGAAATTATTAACATAAAACGCTACAATTACCATATTATGTTATTCTGACAATATTTTTCCATGTGTCTACTCGCGCAAGGACGGACTAACACATATGTCTTTCGATGGGAAAATGTCCCCAGACATGCACATATCTCCTTCATTCACTTTTATACAGCTACGGAATCCTCTATCTTCCCCGATATAACAGTATCCTGACTTTGGAAGTGATTTGCTTTGTTGTGTAACACTGCCTGCGCTGTCAGCTTCTGGCTCTTGTGTCACATGTTTACTAGTCGCATTCTCAAGAGCGCTACTAGTCGTAGTTTTAGTGTCGTCTATTCTGTTGAACTGAACACCCTTAGTGCCGACACTCTTCTGTAGCAGGGTAACAGCATCATCAACAGTGCCTGCTGCAACATCGACTGCTGTCTTCGCGCCTTCAGCTGTGACATTAGTTGTTTGCTTCACTGTTTCTCCCACTCCGTATCCCAATGTAGCCAATAGAGGGCGCAAAAAACCAGTCGTAGACTCAGTTGCTTTTGCAAAAACACCGAATATGTTTATCCCAAGAAAGGCCAGTATCAGAATGATAAGACCATATCTGATAATAGAACTCCAAGGGATCTCTGAAGCGGCAGCCTCCGTACTACCACTAGATACGCTATCGATCAAGGCTGCCGGCGTTGCGTCGATGCCGATAGTAGTTGTTGTTGGCGTCTGAGAGATCACTTCGCTTACGTTCATTTATATAATACGTGCGTACAAAAAAGAACTTAATCTAACCATTGTTTAGATGACACGTTCTCGAAGACACAGGTCGAATAATGATCATGAAATTACACTATCTAAGGCAACAAGGAGTGTGCCCAATAATCCAGATGTTCGAAGAGCACAACTCGATGTAGTAGAAGATCCGACCCCTACATCCATGGCAGATTTTGCAGGTGCGGTAGTTGGTGCTGTTGATAAAAACCTACAATCGCGACGTCCCGATATAGATAGCGAGCTAGAGTCTATGCATCCAGGGAAGGTAGCGGACATATTTGGTTGTGGTCTAAAAGACAATCTTGAGAAAACAACCAGAAGCGAACCACTCAAAATCGTCATAGGTAAAGAGCGTGATGGATCGAACAAATGTGCTCTTGCAACTAGTAAGAATGCAAGAGACGTATTACTCAACAATTTCAAGAAAGAAGGTAAACTGTCAGCATCTAACATCATCCCTCCTATGCAGTTCCATACCAACTGCTGGTTCAATACAATGTTTATGTGCATGTTCGTGAGTGACAAAGGTAAGAAGTATATGAGGTTTCTGCGCCAACTAATGATCAAAGGGGAGACTTTACATGGTAGAGCCGTTACACCGAATAAACTGAATGAGGCTTTGATTCTCTTCAATTTGGCGGTTGAGGCATGCTACAACCTCAACAAATCCGCTGGCAATGTCGGGCTCGCGTTGAATACAAACAACATCATCCACAGCATATATACATCTATACCTGACTCCTATAAAGCTAAGCACAAAGGTATCAAGGATGTTGACCAATACGGAAACCCCTACCAATTCTACAGAGATTTAACTAGCTTCCTCACTGAAGAAGACGAGAGAACCAAGCTAGAAACAATAAAGTCTACAGAAGAGGTGCGCGACTTCTTTAAGGGAACGTACAAGACTGACGCGGACGTAATTGCGGTTCAGTTGACAGACTCGGGTGCATCGGGTCGTGCGTCTCCCGAGGATGCCGGATCAATGCCGACTTCCGTAGTTGTAGCACGCAACACTTATGAACTAGACTCGCTCGTATCTCGTGACATCTCTAAAGAGCACTTTTGTGCTGGTATAACGATAAATGGGAAAGAATACATATTCGATGGTGCGGCTTTTTCTCCTCTAGAGAAAAGAACCTGGCGATCGAAGCTTGGTCATGACCGCCCATGGGGTGTTTCTGGATCAAAGAATACATGGAACCTGAAACGAGGATACTCACTTCTTCTCTATTATAAAACTACTTAGGTACTACCCGCTTTCATCGCTGCATTCATCATCTCCAACCTAGCTATCGTTTTATCTAAGTTGGTCTTTTCTGTTCCGGCGAATAAATAATCTGTGGCAGGTGCCTGCTCATTCTTCTTCACCTGTTTGTAAACACACGCAATCTTCTTTACCACACTTGACACATGAGCTTTATCTGACCATATATTGATTGATAAATCAACTGGCTCTGTTAGTAAGGATATTGCGAAGTATACTAGAAATCGTCTTCTCTTCTTAACGCTTGGACCGTATCGCAAGCTAAACATTCCTAGAAGTGACTCAATTATCCTAGTAGTTATTGCACACCCTTTTCTTGAGCACCTATCAGTAATGAGTTCCCATACTATCCATATTGGGTCTATGTGATACTTCGGATTTACTGGAGCCCAAGAACGTCTTTTGGCGACTATGACGTCTTTTGACTTCTTACATATCTGCTCGAACTCGATTATCCATTCAAGCCAGTAGCATGCCGAGAAGCTGTTTTGAGATTCGCTTGACAGGTGGTACGCTAGTTCGTTAACAGCTATGAAGAGCTCCTTGGGGTCTTCGTCTGTAAACACACCGTCCGCATAGGAGGTCTTCGGCGCTTTGAGCTTAGTCGACATATGAGCCATGTTGAACTCATCACTCTTTTTGATCTTTACAGCTTCAAACACATGCTTCTTTCTTGACATGCACAACGTCGCTAGTATCTCGGCGAAAAGATCTCGAATCTTCAGATTGTTCCGAAGACGTATTTCGTTACCGACATAACCGTTCACTAATATTTCTTTGAAGTTGTCCATTCTCATTGAGATATATGTGGGAAGACGGGGACTGCCCAAATGAATATGCTTAGAGACGTATAGGACTATAATTTCCCATAACTCTGCGAAGTGTCCCGCACATATCATTTCTGCACCCCAGTAGCACGTATTCTCGATCTTCCCCGATGACATACTAACGATCAATTCTTTCTTCACTCTAGTCTTCTGGTATCCCGAGAAAGTTATCGACCTGAAGTCTTTCTCCGATCTAACATCATTTATTTCTATATCGCTCATATACCTTCGATCCAGACAAAAAAAATCCAATCTATACATATACGCATGTCTCGCTCATCTATATTGAACGAAATCAAAGGATTTTGGAAAAGATCAACCGCTACAGAAAAGCTTTTCTACGCAGCACTTGTGGTTATCTTGCTATTCGTGTTGCACCACGCCACCAAAAAACCTGATCCAGAAGGATTTGAGACTTCTAATGAGTTTATTGTCAAGAGAGGGTCTGGGATCTATGACCCATTCTATGTGGACGTATATGATACACTGCTTTACGATAGTGTGCGAAACGACTATGAAATCGGTAGACTAGTCGAAAAAACAACTCCTACAAAAAAGAGTGTTATTGCTGATATAGGGTGTGGCACTGGGCACACGGTAGGTAAGCTTACCACCCATAACATAGACATTGTTGGTATTGACATCTCTCCTGCAATGATCTCAAAAGCCAAATCACTTTACCCTGACGCTAACTTTAGACAGGGTGATGCCCTCAAGGCAATGCTTTTTCCACAGGGTTCATTAACTCATATCACATGTCTCTACTTCACAGTTTACATGATAAATGATAAGAGGCAGTTCTTCAGAAACTGTATGAACTGGCTTATGCCAGGAGGTTATCTTGTATTACATTTGGTCGATAGAGAGAAGTTTAGTCCAGTAGTTCAAATAGGAGAGGTCCTCGTGGGAGTAGATCCACAGGCTTACGCGGAAAAGCGCATTACTACTACAAGGGCAGAGTTTGATAACTATTCTTATAAGGCGAAGTTCGACATTAAAGGTGATGATGCTTTATTCACTGAAGTTTTCAAAGCGAAACCTAGCGGGGGTGTAAGACAGAACGAGCATAACCTGTTTATGCCCTCTCAAGCAAAGGTTCTCTCTATGGCAAAAGATGCAGGGTTCATAATGATCAGCGAAAGTGAGATGAAGAAGTGTGGTTACCACAATCAGTTCATATACGTTCTGAGTAAGCCCATGTAAACACAGCACCGACGTTACAATCTCCAATATATTTTAGCTGAATGAGATAATGCTACAATATATTCTAGATAACTCGCCATTACCTATTCCATTGCTGATCATAACCCTGATTGCGCTGATAATTATGGTTTTCTTATGTGTAGTAAGAAGCAGATCTGGTTTCTGGTACATGCAACCTGTCTTTCATGCATACGACCTCCACCATTGGATCTTCACCAATAGGGTCATTATGGAAGATCTGCCCGAGCCCAACAAGTATGTAACACCCATAGACGTCTCTACATTCACAGCATCGAGCTTGACCGACACGGTGATAGGAGATGTGTGTGACTGTATAAGAGAACATTTTCTTAGAACTGAGCTGGCCTCGTATAATCCAACCAATGAGGAGGTAATGGGGTTTCTCGAATCGTCTACCTCGCCATCTTATGTCAGCATATATTCGGGCGCTTCCCCAAGTAAAAACGTCGTAGGCGTCATAACTGCCAGACCACTATATGTGCACATCCATGACAGAGACATTCCGGTTAACTATGTTGATAACCTCTGCATTGACTCAGGTTATCGAAAGAATGGTTATGCACCGAGGCTTATCCAGACGTTGGAGTACGACATCAGGCGACACAACCCATCGGTCAAGGTGTGTCTCTTCAAGAGAGAAGGTGAGATGACGGCAATTGTACCGGTGACTACGTATACAACTTACGGAGTAGATATCGAAAGAATCCCAAGGAAGACGCTCGAATACTCTTCAGCTAAAGTCGTTCGCGTCTCCAGCGGCTCACTAATCAATCTCGCGTCATTCGTCAAGGATATGGGAAGTAAGTTCTCATGCCGCATCCATCCAGATAAACAGACCTTCATTAGTCAACTGAAAAAAAGGTACCTTGATTGCTGGATGATGATCGACTCTGGCTCCATCTACGCAGCGTTCTTCATAAAGAACACGTCTATCCACGCAGACGGTAGGGACTGCATCGAGCTAGTAGCGTCAATAAATGCGTGTCCTCACGAAGACACGTTCTTTAATGCTTTCGCAACATCGCTTCGTCGCGCATGCAGAAGCTACAAAGCTAAGCGTATACTAATAGAATCGACTGGACATAACAGCATCATACTTGAACATCTTGAAAGACACAATGTGAAACATATTTCATCGTGTCCGACGGCTTTCTTCTTATATAATTATGCCGCACTATCCGTGCCGGCTAAGGATTGTCTATTCATTTATTAGCGAGTGTATTTGCCTGCTCTAGCGAACGAGTCTAGGACAAAGATGATAAATATGCCTAGAAACGAGTAAAGAATGATCTCCTCTGTGACATGTCCCGTCTTAACGTCTTTCTGTTCTTCAAGAAGGTAAATAAGGTAGTCGAGCTTTGATGCAAGTTCGTCTTTGGTTATTGCGCTGCTTCCTCCCTTGTCATAATATGGAACAAATTGCCTATAATAGTCTTCTGTAGAAGTTGAAGGGAGGGAAGCAAAACCTTCTGGAGTTATGGCGGATTCACCTCTCCCACCTTCCATGGCATTGGGCTGCACAGGAACATCCTTTAATATATCAGTTTCGTTATCCTCGCGCCGCATCGCTCCCATCGACACAGGCTTAGGAGGCGGGCTAAAGTTACTCATGTTGCCTTGATCATTCTCCATTGGTTGTAGGCCTAATTTACGTTGCATGTCGGCTACCTTCGATGATGGTTCAGGACTATCACGACGCTTATATGTCTTGTTTCTGACTTGTCGTCTTTTATCGACTGCCCCATCACTACTACTGTTTTCATTTAAATTAGAGCCGAAATCAACTGTCGCTGCATTCATAGCCACACTCATTGTCTATAGACAAATGAGATATTTTAATTCCCCTCTTGACTAACGTGAGGCAAAAATAGTATGCCATTACTATATACAATGAAGTCTTGTGATCAGTTCACGGTAGTTGTGTGGCTTGTTCAACTATATATCATAATCACCAGACCCGCTATCCTAGTGTCTCTAGTAAAAACGGTATACGGCCGTTTCCTTATTCTTGCCACCGTAGTAGTGTTATCAGTCATTATATCTCCACTCGCCGGTGCGGCTATAGCAATCATCTTTGTAACGTTAAACAACGACTCTGAAGGGTTCGAATCTAGCAGCACTTCTCAAGAAAGCAAAAATATAGATTCTTTTAAAGATCAGCATTGTCAAGAGAGAAATGGGGAGACCGTCTTTGTTGATGACCAAGGTAATGAAGAGACATTGGAAGATATGAAGAAGAAATATCCTCATGTGAAGTTCGATAATGGAGAGTGTAATCCATGCGACAAGTCATGTGTTTTCTCTATTGAACAAACTGATAAACTCACAGTCGAGGCATCCCTTAGAAAGCGCGACGAGACACCAGAGTCTTTCCGCGTAGTATGAAATCTTTTACCACATATATACTAGATGTCAAAGCTATATATGTGGCTACTATCACTCGTGGTGTTGTCCGTTCTCCTACAATTACTCTGCCCAACACCAGACCTGGAAAGTTTCGTGGATGCGACCGCTCTCGTAGGAGGAGCGAGATCTACTCATAGAGATGCACGCAGATCGGTAAATGATGCTGTCTCGGCAGCAAAAGGAGACTTCAAGCGCATGACACGTAAGTTCCTAGGCATCCATTTATAACTGATATTATCTCTCCTAATTGTAATGGTCTCTATCAAAAGTCTACAAGGCAACTTAACCGGACTTATGTCCAAAATTAATAACAGTCCTATGCTTGCCGGCATCGCCATGCTACTGCTCAATATCGGTTCCAGGTATATCGAGATCGGATTAAGCAAGACGCAAGAAGAAGCTCTTAGAGCCGGCCTAGCAAGAGAGCTCCTGATATTTGCTATGGTCTATATGGGGACCAAAGACGTTTTACTATCTATCGGAATGACCGCTGCATTCGTTGTTCTGTCGAAGCATTTACTTAACGATGAAAGCAATTTCTGCGTGATTCCCAGCTATATGAAGAAGCTACGTTTGGAAATCGACCTTAACAAGGACGACAAGGTCACGGACAATGAGATTGAACAAGCGATAACCACATTGAAGAAAGCCAAAGCACAAGAGAAAGCAAGTAACTATGCTGCATTCTCTGCAGCAGTCGGTTCACAGTATAAATAGTGTCATAATCTTTTGTACATTTATAATAGACTATGACTAGCACTTTGTTGATTAAGCTTAACATATCAGGTGGTCTTGACGACAAAAATGTCAGTTACAAACCCCAAATGACCGACAGAACTCTAAACGCAAAGGCGGAGACGATCTACTTCCCTCCCACTATAAAGATAACTGAACCGGTCGTTAAAGAGATCGCACAAAGTATGCCACCGATAACGGTTTTTACTCTTCGGGATAAGTTTTCAAGATTCCTAAGGTATTACACTCGTCGAAGATCATTCAAAAAGATATCCGTAGAAGATGCATATAAAAAAGGTATTATTCGTGATAACCTCCACTACTTTAAAGAGCTTTTGTTCCCAGATAGGGGAAGTAATAAGATATATCTAGGGGAACGTGTCTACACTATCCTTAGCTCTGACGTCGATCACTTCAAAATACCCCCTGTAGGTCCTAGTTCTATGCCACCATTTACATTTGAGATGACGATTAACATTAAAGTCATCCGTCAGGACAAGAACACACTAGAAAACAGGACAAAGATGAATTGTGTCGACAAGAGAAAAGCTATTAACAAAACTATGGACGACCTAGGCTGGTTCGATTCTGGATTTGATGAAAGAGAGGAAGACAGAGGGAAATTGATGGGAGATGACAAAACTGGTCCTATGTATTCGAGCGTAGCGACGGGTTTAGCCACCGGAAAGGTACCCGGCAAGGAAAAACAGGCGTACGCTAGATACTATAACCCGTATGCGCCTCCAATGCGAAGAGCCAGTTCTTCCCCGACTTCTTCATCAACGTCTTCATCCGGCAGTGGATTGACGAGACCAATCATGCCATACAATCCATTCGCACCTGGATTCGGAGCATTGCCTTATGCTTATCCGGTAGAGCCTTCTGCTCCGAGCAAGAAAAAATAGCGATTGACAGCATCATCTCTATCTACTTTCCAAGTACGTTGCGTCGAAAGCTCTCTACTAAGTCATCTGGTATGTTGTCGAAGTCGACCAATGTACAATTAAGTTTGTACCTTTCTGCTGCGCCTGGTTCGGACGCAAGCTTAGACTCAAATAATGTTCTGTCTTCAAACATCTTCAGTGCAGTCTTCGGACCGCATTTCGAGAACACGCCTGGTATGTCGTCGCTCTTGTCACCGGTTACTATCTTAACAAACTTGTCGCACTCTGGATTCCCGGTTGCGTTTTTAGACTGAGTGAGATCCTGATATTTGAGATTGATTAGTTTTGTCCTAGGACCAGCCAGTTGAAGGTAATCCATATCGCTCGTTATAATGGTGACCTGAGCATCTGCATACCGTTCAAGGACTTCTCGCGTGAAGAGAGCTGCACAATCATCTGCCTCAAGGCGAGGATGAGATATAACCGCTGAGGCACCTGCGTCTGCGAACAAACCATCATATGCCATCTTAAATAGCGGACCTCCCTCGAATGTGTCGTCCTTGTCGCGTGACTCCTTGTACGTCTTAAATAGATCTTGTCTCCATATTTCTTTCCGAGGACAATCCTTCGCGATTACCAGTATAGCATCCTTGAGGTCAAGTTTTTTCCTGATCTCATGCATCTTGTCGACGAATGTTGAACGAAACTTATCGACGAAGTCCTTGTTCTCGATAGGCTTCCCTAGCTCCTGATCCTTTTTTGCCAGTCCCCACCACTGCATAATAGCATAGTACCTGAAGAAGTTGTAATAGCTTCCGTCAATAATAAGCCACTTCATTTCGATTATGTTTGAATAGCGAGATGAAGGTTTAAGTGGTTCAATTTTTTATAGCTCGGTCAGGATATCTGAGCAAATAAACATTTCGTTGACTACATTGTCAAGTGTTTGCATGAGAGGTGTCTCTACCGCGAGAGCCTTACCTACACCTGCAGACACACCCAAAGCTAATTGTATCTTGCAGAACTGTCTAGAGAGCCTCAGATCATAGGGGCGCAGGATACTATTGACTCTGTAAATTGTAGACGGATCAAAATCCGAATGATCGTGGAAGATCTCTCTTGTTATTATGCTGAGTGACTGGATCAACCTCTCTATTTCTGCCTCTGGTAACATTATAACTCGTTCCTGTGGTCTTACAAGGCAATTAAACATTACCTCAGCAGCCCGTATGGGATCTTTCTTGAACCATCCTTGTTGAAAGAACCTGTAGAAACTTTCCTGTTCCTCTGGACAGAGACTACCACACAGTCCGAAGTCTACTACGCCCAATACGGGTTTTCCATTCTCTTCTGTAAAGAATAAATTACCTTGGTGCATGTCAGCGTGATAAAAACCGTCGTATAGAACACTTTTCATGAAGTATTTCGCGTTTATAGCGGCATAGAGTGCTCTTTTGTCTGGACTTAACTCATGAAGGCTAACTCCGCGTAGTCTTTCCATTACGATTATATCGTTGTTGTGACACGTGAACTGGTCGTACACATGTGGTATCTTGACTGTTTCCACACGTTTGAAGTTTCTGTATGACCTTATACAGTTGTTGACCTCCTGAACGAAGTCTATCTGGTCGAGCATGTCGAGCTCGTTTTCCTCCATTATGTCTTGTAACCTTAACATACGGATGTACGGCAGCCAAGAGGTTATTTTAGCTAGAGTTCTCATTTTCCGCAGTCCTTCCTGATATGTCAAATCTACTCCTTTTCGTTTGACTTTTATCACCACTTCATTTCCATCTAACTTGCCGTAGTATACAACCGCAATAGTTCCTGAACGGCTCGGTGTCACTGGTTCAAGAAGTGTCAGCTCTTGAGAAGTAACGATTGAGAGTTCAGACACAATCTCCTTTATATCGGGTAATTCGCTCTCAACGAAGGGCACACTGTCGGCGAATAGTGAAAGAAACTTCTTTTCTTCTTCGGTAAAGAAGTCTATGCCTACGGATATTGCCTGCAGTATCTTCGTACACATGACATTGTCGGATGTCAGACAGTAAACGACGTTTTGCACACATGTTGTGCGTGGTCTTCCTAAAGCATAACATATACTTTGCCACGAAATGCAGCTCATCACTTTTGCACAGAAGAATAATGATTCCATAATCGTCTGTATTCTCAAGTCATTCTCTCTATAAACGTTTTAACGCGTAAGAATATCTTGCTCATCAACAACCCTGGCAGCTTGAGCATATACGGAGGCATATCTTCATCAAATGTCATAGAGAAGTTATAGTTGACTTTGGCTAGATGTGGTGTTTCGAAATTAACTTCAAGATCACCTTCGCTAGCCAGTATAGGTTCGGCATCTCCGACATCGACATAATTTGGTTTCTCGCACTGTTCGCTCCTGTAATGCAGTCCATTATCGCTGAACTTAGCTACGCTTGTCTTAGAACAAAGGTACTTCTGTGATATGCCGAGTTCCGCTCCAAAACGTTTGAACGTCAAACATACAGAGAATGGGTCAGTGTCAGCAGTTGGTTTATGGATATACACCATATCCTCTATCACGTCAGTGTTTACTATATGCATCAATTCATATATCTTCATATCAATCACCTTCCTCAGATCGTAATGGGGGTTCCCGACACTAAACTCCAATTGGAAATGAGTATTGCCGCCAGTCCCGTCCATAGAAAGGACCATCCCCTCTTTCTCTTGAATAATCGTCTTTCTACAATCCATTATACTAGTGTCTTAATCAAAACGCTTATCCTTAACTCAGTAAGCAATGACCAATGCCTAACGAGTGGATGTATAGCATTGATTTGCGACTCTACACGTATGTAGTTGGTATTATTCTGTATTCAGTGAGATGTTTCTCCTACAATATATCAACTGTATAGTTCCTTCTAGAGTATTGTAGGTAAACATTCTGTTAACCAAATGAATGTCTATGTAGAGGCGTCTTAATAAACGTAACTTTTTACACCTGTTTTGATCCTTGATTTTTCAGAGAGAAATCTTGTGATATCAGAATATCTATAGAAATTGAGGATGAGAACGTGAAATAAAAACCCTGTTTATCATGACGCTTGTAGAGAAAACGTGTACAACCCTTCAAAAAACATGTAGGGGTGTTATGGAGGACTGAAAAAAAGGTACTTTCGTTCAGAATCTCGTCCTTTTTTCTGTTTCCATATTAAGACCAAATGGAAACAGAATTAGGGACAAAAAAGGACGAAAAAGGGACAGAGATTTTCCATTGCGAAAAGTGTGACTTCTTTACGTCTCATTCTGGACATTGGAAAAGACATCTTAACAGCATAAAACACAGGAAACAAAATGGAAACAAAATGGAAACAGAAAAAGGGACACACGATTGTTCTAAATGTGGCAAAGCTTATTCGTCACGTTCTGGAGTGTGGAAGCATGAAAAAGTGTGCAATCCTGTCACAGAGAAGTCTGAATCGCCAGAATCACTTCAGATAGTGTCATCCCCGAATTATGGTTCTCCGGCGATTGAACTCTTGCGCGAAGCAATGGATCAGAACAGTCTTCTTATGGCGAAGAATTGCGAACTTGTCGAGAAGAATATGGTCCTTTGTGATAAAGTTGCTGAAGCCAGCAGTGGCGGTCATCACAACACTACAAATAGCCATAATAATACCTTCAATCTCTCTATATTTCTCAATGAAGACTGTAAGAACGCACTTTCTATACAGGACTTCGCCAAGTCACTTCAGATAGAGTTACAGAACTCTAGTGAGATTGCCTGTGGAGACCCTATGAAGCTTACATCAATCATCACTAACAAGTTAAACTGTCTCACGCAGGTAGAGAGACCGGTTCATGCTCACCATGCGAAGTGGTACGTCAAGGACAATACAGATGGATGGGAAGACGACAATTCTGGGAAGATGGTCGACGTCGTTAACAGAGAAATTAGCAAGGATACCCTTGCGAGCTTACCCTCGAAGTTCCCTAATTGGATGGATAGCGATCATTCAGATTCGTCTAAGTATGCGGAGGCGGTTGCAAGTGTTACAAGAGACTTGGGACCGTCTGAAAAGAAGAAAATACTGAAAGGGATTCATGATTCATGCAAGATAAGTGATTAGATGCTGTCTCAGTCCATTCCATTATAGTACTCGGGGTCATACCATTGAAATCCTCGCACAGTCGGCTGCATCGATGGTTGACTATGTGGTTCCTCGATCACGCCGACTTCACGTGTCACTGGAAAGAGGACGTTCTGGACTGCATCTCTGCGTTGCATGTTAGGATCCGGCACTATCATATTCACTTGACTGTTATGCGTCTGTGGTGCTTGCTTTGTTGTTCCAGGAGGTAATGCTTTCACTCCCTTCATGCTTCTAGCTGCAAGTTCAAGAAGAGTGTTACCAGATTGCATGATTTGTTGATAACCTGCTTGTGCAGCAGTTATTGTTTCGTCCAGTTGGGATCTGGCTGATCGTGTGTCACTCAGGTCGTGTTCAAGACGAGCGATGTCTGAATCAATAGTGCTCTTGAGCTCTCTAAGTCTGCTAAGTTCAGTATCATCGGCTGATATTTTCTCTATTAGCACACTTTGTCTTTCCACTAACTGTTCCAAAATGTGCTTGTAGCTTTGGTTCCACTGCTCCATATGTGATACATCAATAAATATAGTTTTATATCCTTAACGCTATCATGAGTATATCTCGTGTCGTGAATACCAACCTCGTTATATTGTTATTGTTTTGTGCTCACCAACAATGTAGGTGGCAATAGTGTTAGTCTCGGACAAGTTCTTTACTCGTGTAACAGTGAATGGAAGTTTGTTGATCGACTTGTATTTGTTCGACTGTGACTTTATGAGACAGCAAACTCTTTTGACCACCTTGGTAGGTACCTTTGAATTGTCTGGATTAGATATCACACCGTGTGCGCTTGGACCTGACGCAACATGGACCCAGAAGTCGTCTGGATTGCTCGACTCGACTATGTCGGCGTTTTCTTGCTGACTTGTTCCGATTTTAATTGTGTAACCTTCAAACTCTATTTCGTGCATATTTCTTTTTGCTATAAACTATTAGGGCAAAAAGAAGTTCAATTTTGATGCTCTTATATATCGATGCTCTTATATATCGATGCTCTTATATATCGATGCTCTTATATATCGATGCTCTTATATATCGATGCTGATACTGGTCTTTTCACTGCGCTTGCGTCTGTTAGATCGCGATGGAACATTAGCTGAAGCAATGTCTTTCAGATCTTGGATGCTGACTGTGCTACCATTATCTTTCCCTGCAGGGATCGTTGGAGGGGGACCTTGAGAAGCACCACTTTTCTTAACCTTAAGTCCAGAAAGGATGTCAGAGATATCGCTAGGGCCTTGCATCTCTGCCCTAGGAGCGTTTGTCCTTACAGACTTAGTAGGTGCTTGTGGTCCAACCGAAGCGAAATTATCAGTGATGTCAACCGCGTCTCTTGCGGATCTCATGTCAGGACGGTTGACGGGCACATTGCTTCGCTGTGAACGGTCAGTTCTTGTGCGCATAGGGGCAGGAGGAGGACCAGATGCGACATTAGGAGGGGGCATATTACGCTGTTGGTCTCCCATCACGCTATTCATGAATCCACCGAATCCAGGGCTTTGCTCTCCCATGGAGTTCACTGCGGCTTGGGTGAACTGCTGCATTAGCTCAGGATTCTGTCGCATTATGTCGTCCATACCTGGCATCGCCGACTTGAACATAGTGTTGGTCATATGCACCATAATGCCTGAGCCCGCAAGCTGAAACAGTAACTTTAGTTCAGGCGCCATTTTTGCCTTTGACTTGTATTTTTCATGGAGCTCAGAGAATATCTCGTCGTAATCGCCGATGTTCTCGTTGACTTGTTCGCTCCAGCCATCTAGCTTGACATCGAATGGATCAAATCTATTGTTAAGGAACTCCAGTCCGGTGATAGCCGCCATCAACATCTTACCCTGGAACTTGACGCTGTTCGATTGTTCCTTCTCGGATATGATCATTTCATATTCTCCTTTCATTTCTGAAAGATTCGAGTCCATAGAGTATTTCTTTGTTAGCCTCACGCCCTTTCCTTCTAGCTCTTCCAACTGTCTTAGAACCTTAAACTTCTCTTTTAGAGTTTCTTCAGGAGAGAGTTTAGGTGTAGAGGAGAAACTTTTGTCCGGATCGATAGGGATGTTGTTGAACTTCCCAAAACCATCACTTGTCTTAACAGGAGCGTTGGCAGTCTTTTTACCAATACCGGGTGTGAGGTAATTTGCCTTATCAGAACCTGAGCTAGATATGTCTTCAACATTCAACTTAACAGCTGACATGCCTGGACCAGAACTAAAAATGTCTTTCTTATTTACCTTTGGTTTGTCTGCTAGGTTGTTGAGTTCTGCCTCGAGCTCATTGATATCTCCAAGTGCGATGTCATCTGATCCATTCGATTTTTTATCGGTACCACCAGATTTGCGCTTGTCGTTCATAAGGAGTTCGATTCCGCCGCCGAAGTTAACGGACTTTGGTGGGCCTTGCGAGCTAGCGTCGCTGCCTCCCGATGAAGAAACCTCCTGATTAAGGGTTATGACATTAGGTGCGCCACCAAGATCGCTTATTTCAAGTATTTCCAAGCTTGCCATGTATTATCAGTAGCAACGATGATTTTAAGCTATTAGAAACGCAAACTCAATTGTCTAAAGTCCAGAGCCCCTGAAGAAGAGCGTCAGCTAAATCATCTTTCTTCTTGTGTTCGTCGAACTCCTTTAGTCTCTCAACTGCGAGAGGCATTTCGCGAATGCGTTCTCTTGCGACCACAATGCCTGATGCTTTTCTCTCTTTGTACGTTTTCTTCGGGACCTGGTACTTTCTAAGCTTATTGCTAGATGATACAAAAGAGACATTAGTTATACCCCGTTCAATAAAGAACTGTGTGAGCATACCTTGGATGCATTTCATTCGGTTCGCTATGGGACTGATCTGGTTCTCAATGGCAACTCTAGTTACTGATGTCATATCAATACTCTTAGGCAGCAGTGAACTCATTGATATTCCAATATCGACTAGATCCATGTCTGATGCGGAAGGTCCACTAGCCAATTTCGTTGCATAACGTTCTGTTATGGCCTTGCATATTTGATCAGTAGGAGTATTATCATTCGCCGGCAGTAGTGCCTTCATCTCCGCGATCAGTTTTTTGCTAGGTTTCTTTGACTTCACCATCTTGTAGTAGTTGTTTGGTGCTACTTCTGCTCCACACTTCTTTACATGTGTGCCGCAATAGCATTTGTCTGAATATTGATACGTAGCGTTCTTGCCACATACTCCCTTGCGCGTGGTTCCTACACATCGAGCCTGTTCTCCACAAAGGTTAATTACGCCCCATGACTCTATTGCAGGTGCTGCTGCATTACCACTTATTACGCAGTAAGCTAAGTTCTTGATTCCTACATCAATGCTTATTAGCATTATAAGCTAGATACAGATGAATCTTTATGTTGGTAGAATGTGTAATTCGACATAGCACCAACTTAATTGAAGTTCTGATAACCACCCTTCAACAACTGATCTTGGGACATGACAGGAGTATACATCCTGCATTGAAGATCGTATTTGGAAAGATAAAGTTTCTTGAGGTCGCTGTTCTCGTAGCCAAAAGGTTGTGATTTGTCTGCACAACTCTTGTACAGGAACGGTGTGTTAGATCCCTTCTTGTCTGCAGCTCCATACTGTGCAGGACACGCGCAGCACTGATCACAAGCTTCTACTTGGTTAATCTTAATGATCTGATCAGCATTGTCGGTCATATACTTTCGGTACTGCCAGTTGGAAGTGATTCCTGCCTGTTTCCTTATGTTATCACTGATCTGGGCACCAGGCTGCCAAGCAGCATAGTTACGCCCGTCCATCATAATAGGAGGCGAGTCAAAATGGATGTTATTTGATCCAGAGTAGCAAGTTCCCCAGCTCATTATTAATATACTGCTAGATTATTCTCTCACTTGTTCTCAGCTCTTTTGGCTTCGAGAAAGTCTATAAGATCTTTCTTCTTCATCTTCTTTAGATCTGCAGGCGTCTTTCCGGAAGCCTGTGCCATCTCCTTCAACTGGGCTACCTTTATCTTTTTAAGATCCGTTACGGCAAGCTTCGCGGATAGCACGGTAGATACATCCCCATCGGATGACGAGGAGGATAGACTCTCGCCGTCGGATAGCGATCCACCTGTCGCCTGATCGAGGTGCTCGAGACTAGTGATATCTTCTAGACTCATCTTCTTCGTGTCGTCATCGTGGGCAAGATCTGGATAGGTAATCTCGACCACTCTTGGCTCAGTTGTGACACTGTTATCACTTACTTCACGACTAGATGGTAAGATCTCGGCTGCAATGATATCGACTTCGACCCCACCTACCTTAATGATTCCATCATCTTCATCTTCGTCTTCGGATTCCAGTTCAGACTCACTTTCTGATCCTGATAGTTCGTCATCATCGTCTTCGTCATCGTCTTCGTCATCGTCAGACACCTCGATTCTGTTCTCTGGGGTTGTACCGGAGTAAAATGCATTTGCTGCATCGACTGCAAGTTCATTCGCATGGTCATTGCTCGCAACAGGTGGCTGGTTTGAACCACCTCCCATAGTGATGGACGCGCGAACATTGGTTATGAAGTCTCCGAGAACCTGGTTTTGTTGCACCACGGCTTTCTCGAGAGACGATATACGACTATTACAATAGTATACAATAGCACCACTAATTAGTAGAGTCACGCCTATTGCGACAATAAAGCCACTTCCTTCTAGACCGAACATGTTCATTCTAAAACAGTGCCATACTTTTTATATCTGGATCGAACGTAAAAGGTTTTTCTATAGTGACAACCCCTCGATCACTTGCAATGACCGCGATACTATGTCCGACGGATATTCTAGCTGCCTCAATACGGCGATCCCACCCTTAACAGACGATACACCGTTGACTAGCTGATAGCTGTAGTTTACACCGCCACTTGACATTTTTGACTTCATCTGCAGATTACTAGCACGTTTGCTTTCTCCGACATTCTTGCAGACATCAAGGAAGTGCGTTGTTATTAGATACTCAACCCTTTTGTTTCTGTTTAACTTCTCAAGGAAGGCTGTTGCCGCTCCGATTGCCTCATATGGGTTTGTTCCTGAGAACAGCTCGTCAAAAATGCACAAGACTCTTCCGTCACTCTCGCCCTCACATTGCCTCAATATCTCAATACAACGTCTTGCTTCCGCCTGGAACAAACTGTCACGACCTGATGTGTCAGGAATGTTTATATAGCACGACAGTGTAACATAGGGCCTCACTGTTGCTGAAGAATAACATCCGTAACCGAACTGCTGCGAGAGTAGGACGTTAATGAATGTAGTTTTAAGCATTGTTGTCTTTCCTGAAGCGTTTGGACCGGTTATGATAAGATTCTTAGAGAGATCTACATTGTTAGGCACAGGGTCGTCATCAATATGTGATGGATAGAAAGCCCGCTTCAGTTTAGTTTTTTTGCCATGTAGTTTGCATTTGTTCATTTTCCCTTCTTCTTCCCTCTCTGCGACGGCTGTCAAGTTGTCTAGATATGAGTTGAATTGAATTGCGTATTCAAGAGTGCCGGTTACCCAGTCTGTATTGTATAACTGGTAAAAGACTTTCATTATCTCTCCAACTTCACCTATCTTACCGATTGCAAGCTTGTAAGAAGAAATCTTGGATAATCTCTCTAGCAGATTATCTATATGCTCAACTACCTGCTGTAGGTCATCATTAAAGTCTGAATAGCTATCGAATCCCGAGGTAAGACTCAACGTCTCCTGTATTCTTGATCTGCTAGAAGAGAGATATGTTCTCAGGGAGTCAAGCTTGGCATGGATTGCTTTGAAGTTGGAAATGAACTTCTTACAGGACTCGAAATTATAGTATATCTGTGCGATGTAGAACACGAAGGATAGGATGATGTAGACTTTCCTATCCCAGGACGCATCATTGAATGAAAACAATTGACCTATTGTGTGCCTACTTAGAACTGACTGAAGAGCGGTAGTATAACTCGAGATTGTGATCGAATGACCTTGTACCCTGAGAACAAAGAATGGTATGATTAGTAGAAGGACCGGTAGTGCAAGAGATAATACAGGAGAAGATATCTCGTATACGCTAAGCAACTGCAAGAAAAGAGGGTTCTCGTTGAGAAACTTGAGGTATTCCCAATCAACGAAACCATACTTTTCTATAAAGCCCGTTTCGACCTTGATATCATTGCGAAGCTCCATAATCTCTTCATAGTTCGAGCTGCCATGTATAACTCCGTCTCCAATGTTCTTTATCAACTCCTGGGTATGGGTTAGAAATATAGGGTCATCGGAATAGTTTGAGGCGATGCGCTCTGCGGTAAGTTTTCGATAATCATCAGACATTTTCAAAAGCGTGGGGTAGATTGGATTCTCTCCCTCGACAAGCTCGAGCTCTCTCACGGTATCTTTGTCAACCGTTTTACAGCTGTTCTGACACTCTATCGGCAGTCTAAATAAAGGACATTCTCTTTGTTTCGACATATCGTATAGTTTAGTCTTCAGAAATTATACAGAGGATGCAAACGTGTGCTTAGCCTAACGTTTTGTTCCAGTTCATAGGCATCTCTGTGATCTGAGTATGGTAGTGATTCTCGATTTCCTTAAGCTGTCTCATGTCGCGCCTTGTGATGAAGTTGATTCCAACACCTTTGCGTCCCCACCTGCCAGAACGCCCGATTCTGTGGAGATATGTGTGCACGCATCTAGGCAAGTCGAAGTTGATCACTGTGCTAACAGCCTGAACGTCAATTCCACGAGCAGTGACATTAGACGAAATCAACACTCGCTGAGTACCAGCCTTGAATTGTTTGTATGCTTGCGTCCTCTCTTCTTTGTCCATGCTACTATGAATCTGGCATACTGGGAAGTTGTCAGCCATCATAGCGTCGTACAGGTCTTGCACTCGTCGCACACTGTTGCAGTAGATGATACATTGCGCTACAGAGCAGGCAGAGTAAATATCCTTGATGCAGTCGTACTTTAGGTCATCGCTCTCCAACGCGACATAGTACTGAGATATTCCTTCGAGTGTTAACATCTCTGCTTTCATCAAAGTTTTGATCGGGTTGCGCATGAACTTGTCGGTAAGACTGATGAGATCGTGTGGCAGTGTGGCACTGAACAGCGCGACTTGGATCTCCTTTGGCATCATCTCGAATATATTATATACCTGTTCCTTGAAGCCCTGTGACAACATCTCGTCTGCCTCGTCAAGGACGATCAACTTGAGTCCATTTGGAGATAAGCGTCTGCGCCTTAACATGTCATACGTACGACCCGGACACCCCACTATAATGTGTGGCGTATTCTGTTTTAGATCACGGATAGTGTCTTCTGTAGAGGTGCCGCCGATTAACAGTTGCGTCTTCAAACCTTCCATGAATGTACCAAGGCTGGATATAACCTTGTTGGTCTGCATGGACAATTCTCTTGTAGGCGAAAGGATGATTGCCTGTACTTCTTTTTTGGAAACATCAATGTTTGCTAGGGTACCAATAGAGAAGCAACCTGTCTTACCAGTACCAGACTGAGCTTGTGCAACTGTATCGCGTCTGGCAAGCATTGGCGTAATAGCTTTCTTTTGGATTGGACTCGGCTCCTCAAACCCGACTGCATATATTCCTCTAAGGATATCGGGGTTGATTTCCAACTCATCCCATTGCTCTATATGCGGGTATTCGCTAGGGAGTGAACTGGATACATCTTCTTTTTTTTGTTCGTTGGTGGTGGGGGTGGCATCTGTGTTTTCGGACATCTTACATATTGTAGTCATATCGTTTTTAAGTCTATTAAAAAACTACATCTTCTTTCTGCGGAAAATTGATTTAAAGTTTGCTGAAGGACTACCTTCATACGTCATGACAACCATTATGCAGCGTTACAGCTTACTCGATTTCGAAAGTATTAAATCCCACGGTTTCGAGGCAAACCTTGACCCTGCCGCTCTCGCTATAATTCAAGATTTGGCATCCCAAGTGGGTGCACCAGAATATGTACGCACTCCACAATTTACACAAAGACAGATGGGTGGCGGTCAAGACCGTGATCGCGGTAGAGGTAATAGGCGAAAGAAAAATAAAGCAACTGAACTTACAGACGATGCGTGGGAGGCAATCAGGAACTTTGAAGCCACTCAGATCCAGAAGCGCGAAGGAATCGATGCATCCATTGATCTCATCCGAAAAGCTATGAACAAGATATCCGAAAAGACATACGACGTGCTGTCGGAACAGATCTTTGAAGAAATTAAGAAGGTCGGGGAAAGTGATATTGACGATGTCGCCGATGACTTAGGGAAAGTCGCGACGGCAGCGTTTGATATCGCTAGCTCTAATGGCTTCTACTCCAAGTTATACGCCAGACTCTACGAGGCACTCTGGAACCAGTTCAAGGACATATTTGGACCACCATTACTCAATGCGGTCGATGGCTTTCGCGAGTCATATCTCAATGTTGCTTATGTGAAGGCAGAAGACGATTATGACCAGTTCTGTGCTAACAATAAAGCTAACAGCCAACGGAAAGCGCTTGGTGTCTTCTTTGTAAACCTGTGCGAAGCTGGAATCGACGGCCTTGATAAGGCAAGAGTAATTGACCTTATTAGCGACATTCAAGAGCAGCTTCTTGTCAAGATCGATATGGAAGGTACCGAACCACTGGTCGACGAACTAGCAGGTCTCGAAGGCGACATGCTCATCGCTGGTAAAGAAATCCTCGGTTTCGAAGAGGAGTGGCCTGAGTTGATGGAAAAGGTTGTATGCATGTCCAAAATGAAAGCAAAAGATCACGCATCCCTTACCAACAAAACCGTCTTCAAACATATGGACATTAGTGACGCTCTTAAATAAATCAGTTAAACAGTAATAATTTGATATTGTAAGGATAATGGAACATTTTCTTTACAATGTAGCTGAAAAGACACCCCCGCGCAACCTCAATTTGATATCTATCGTAGAAGACTTCTCAAAGAGGGCAGATGAGATAGTCATTGCGGATGATGAGGAATATTATGATTCTGATAGGGACTATTTCGAGAGCCTCACTGTGAAAGATCTTAGAGATATAGCGAAGACTCTTGGAATTAAGTCTAGCGGTCTAAAAAAGAAAGAGCTTATTACAGCGCTTGTCACGTCGAGTGACGAAAAATAAAATATTCGTTCTCATGTATATGCAGTTCACCTACCCAGAACGGAAAAGTTACTTGCTCCGAGATGTAAAAGATATTCAAGAGAAAAATTATCCGGTAGCACCAGTTATAATTACTCCGTCGCGGGAAAACCCCAATACAAATCACCCGTATCGCCCACATACCCTTGTTCAGAAACCGGATAACATTGTGCCTCCTGTGAAAAACATCCCTGCCAGACAGTTAATGTCATTGCATGTTAATGGGAACTGTTATTCGCTACCATGGTACGACAAGACGCAAATAAAACGCCCCGTGAGTGTCAGCTTCGGAAGTGCAGACAGACTTGTCTTTATCAATCCGTCGAACGGTTTGATAGAGAAAGTTGAAAACACCTACCTAGACAAAGGGAAAGAGGTAATAGCTATATATCTTGAGCACCCTACTCGTTACTTCGACAGACGTACTCATGTTTTCGTAGTTAAAGAGCATACTCCTCTTGGAAAGGCAGGGATTACCCCATACGGATCATCTACGTCGATAACTGGTAGACTCGCAGCCACATTGTTATACTTAACTGTGTTCGATTGTGAACGGTCTATCAATCTGATTCATGACAACTCGCAAGAGTATATAGAAGCAGTTTCTGTTTACAAAGATGGAGTGCCTAGTGCGAACTACATAGCGACAACATCTATGAAAATGGCGATTAAAAGTAGTTTTTGGTTAAGTGAGAGTGTACAGTCTATCGGATCGACTATGATATGTGCATGTCATTTCTCCTCCCTAGCGGATATGGCTGCCTCAGTAGCACGTTTCCGGAGAATGGCGAGCTCCCTGGGCCATAGAACAATGATATATGTTTATTCCTGCGCTTCAGGTGATTATCACAGTTTTGAAGAGGTCATTCAGAAGAACAAGGTTGGCAACGAACATTTTTTGAGCGATAAATTGAATATAGCAGGTGACGCTGGGAAATATCTGATTGGTCTGCGTTCGATCACTGATATGTCCGTCGTTTTCAAGGACGAAGGTTTTCTTACTCTGACTAACGACAGTGTACTATGTCATCGTGATCTATCTGCCTTCGCCGCGGCCCACTCGGAAGCTGTCAAGAATAATAGTTTCGTTGGTGCGATGTCAACTAACGAAGCTGGGTTTCACTATCAGTCTTGGTTCCTTACGTTTAATGGACTGCCCCCGATAAAAAAGTATATGGATCAACTGTCACATATTGTTATAGATAATCACGAACCACGTAAAAGCATTATCAATGGTATGGAATTAGGCATATGCCACATGATGAGAACTTGCTTTTCTAGCACTGCTATCTATCCCGGTCACGAAGTGACGGCGAAAAACCCATGCTGCGCCTGGGATGACTGGGCACTATTGGTCGGCAATGCTCTCAAGATATGCGGGATGCCTTTTCTCAAGAGACGATTGTTAAACATCATGAAAAAGCAGGACCGCATTGATCAACTGCACGTTGAATTGTCAGAGTATTCGTAAATCATACCCATACCAAGCGGATTACACTCATATCGTACATATTACTCCTCGATATGAGTGGGATATAGCGTTTCTATGTTTACGGGCGCAGCGTGTTGATAAAACAATTCAATGTACTGCCAGCAGGAAAGCACTCATGTTTACCTGCTTTGATACCGACACATACATCTACCATTGCACAGACTTCTCTCCTATGATCAGGTGCAGACTTGTCCCAAATCAAGAACGGTCGCGCTGCCACTATCTTCTCCACATACGGTTCCATTGAAGCATGCCTTGCATCTTTCCCAACTGCTGTGCAAATATACACAGGCTTGCTCCCGTCAAAATGATTATCTATGCACTGTAAAGCTTCATCGACGTGTTTGTTTAAAGCAGCTACACCTTGCGTGCTACTCGCCCAAGACTCGAATCTATGCAACGAGTCAGAATCTGAATCAATCAGACCGAAATAGTCTCTGCCACCAATGCCGCAGACATAGTGGCTGATCTCGTCTACACCGAATCTGAGTCCGAATGTATCGAACGGTCGTTTCGGCGCTCTCGATTCTGCCAACCTCATTGCGTTTGCAGAGGGTTTCCATAGTTTCATTAGATGAAAGTCCTCACCACTCAGTGTGGGGAGGTATTTCCAGGAATTGGTTTCAATCCGCGGTAGCGGGCTCGTTATTTTTTCGGCCAGGATTGGGAATCCCGCTTGCTTCAGAAGATGATTTGTGGCAGATATATCTATGACTGTTGACAGTGAGTTGGTGTTGTTATCGAATATGTCGGGTTTGAAGCCATGGACAACTAGGACTAAGACGTTCTGATCTTTCATATCACTAAGACAGTTCGTAATCCGATTAAGCTGATTCATTAGCCCCCCGCTATACTTAACCATAGTCAATACTCCAATCTTATGATGGTCTTTGTTGCTTAATGACATCATCGATCCAGTTTATATTAGCCTTAGATGTTTTTTGTACTGATATATCCTAATTCGTTTGTCTTGTCAACGTGCGATTACTTTATCAATGCGTCAAGCCCGGTTTCGAAGTCTATCTTGACGCTCCACCCCAAGTCTTTTAGTTTCTGGTTACTGATGTAGTAACGTTTGTCGTTGAATGGCCTATCCTCAATAAACGTTATCCAGTTATTGCAGGGTTCACCTGGCTTCATTCTCTCGATGATCATATTGGCTACCTCGGCAACTGAATACTCCATGCCCTCATCACAACCAATGTTGTATATCTCTCCAAGTTTTCCTTTTTCGAGAATGATCTTGAACGCCCGAGCCGTATCTTCAGCATGCAAGAAAGCTCTGACACATGAACCATCGCCTTGAATTGTGACCTTCTTTCCCTGAGATAGAAGTTGGATGAATCGAGGGACGAGCTTCTCTGGGTACTGGTTTGGGCCATATACGTTATTGCCACGTGTTACTACGATCGGCATGCCGAACGAGTGACTATATGATTGTGCAATTAGTTCTGCACCTGCCTTTGTTGCGGCGTACGGATTTGTCGGACAGAGGATAGAGTGTTCTGTTTTCTTGTTCTCTTCATTGTCCAGCATACTCTCTCCGTATACCTCGTCTGTTGATACGTGGACGAACTTGACAAGATCTTTCGCATGAAGACGAGCTGTCTCTAGTAGATTATGAGTTCCGACGATGTTATCCATCGTGTAGGTTAGAGAATCATCGAATGATGTCTGAACATGAGATTGCGCAGCGAAATGCACGACGTGTGTGATCCTCCTGCTCTGGAAAAGGTGTCGAAGGAGATCGAGACTACGCAGATTTCCCTCAACGAACGTATACCTAGGACTACAACGAACGCTCTCATTGACGTTGTCTTTGTTAGCACAATAGTAGAGAGCGTCGAAGTTAATGATGTTTATACTATGAGTATTCGCATGTAAGTGATTGATGAAGTTAGAACCGATAAAACCCGCACCACCTGTCACGAGGAGTGTTGTGCTATCATTGTCTACCATATCTGTTGATGGTGTGTCTTCGATGTCTTCTGTTTTGTAGTTATCCATTAATCTAGAGATAGAGTCCTTGATGTTTGGGACAGAGGCCAGTGACTCTAGCAGCCTAGTGTCAAGAACATTATTGGAACGCTTAGAGTCAAGAATGCGGTTCTGTTCCTCAACTGAGAAGTTTTCCCATGTGAAGGCAGGGTCGACCTTTTCTTTGTACATCTCGAGAATCTCATTATGTGTGATATGTCCTGGATTTGTCAGGTTCATTGTGCCGGTGATGTTAGCCTCCATCAAATCGACCATAACTGGGATCATATCCGGCAGAACAGTCATCGAGTTTTTCATGGAACAGACCTTCGCATAGGACTTGATCTTCGTTATAAAGTTTCGTTGACAATCATATCCCACGATAGGCATCCGAATACGCAGATTTAGTACGTTGTCACCATACTGATGCATAAGTCTATCTGTGAAACCTTTGACTGTAGAATATCCAGAACCTGTGAAATCAGGCTTGTCCTCTTCTGTGTACGGAGTACCTGGCCCCTCTCCGTCGTATGCGAAAATACATCCGGTACCCAGATACGTAAAATGAATCCCTCTCTCCTTGCACGCATTAGCAAGAGTAATAGGAGCGTATAAATTGTCACGCACGTTGTCAACTAGTTTACCTTCCTGCTCCAGATAGTCAATTGTGGTATACACTTTCCCGTCGATTTCACCGTGTGTACGTCCGATGAAACACACGACATGATCCGGCTCATGTTGGTCTACCTCTTCCAGAAGAGCTGATTCATCGTCCGCTCTTGCCTGGCCGAGTATCAACGAAACATTCTCCCGTTCCCTGATCAAGTAAGACACGAATTGCTTACCGATCCATCCCTTGTGTCCATACGCTAGAATCTTCATTATTAAAGTTACTATGTCATGGTCTTTAACCGGGTTATCATAAAAAGCATCTGTGCATAGTTTAATGGGATACGGATATGGAGTTTGGTTGGTGTTTGGACAGGGTGTGTTATCTACGTCCCATATTGCACACGTTACAATATCTTGCTTTCTCTCTAGAGAGAGTGCTTCATTACTGGCAGGAGAGATTCAAGACGCATTAGGAGGTCCTGCTGTGGAGGTAGTTATAAGCGGCGACTCAGTAGTTTACCCTAGTAACTTCTATGATAACGACGCAGGGGATCTGGTCTCGTGGGGTTATAACGTAGAGATGAAAGATCCGACTTTGTGGGACACGCTAAGGGATATATCAGAGCCATATGAAGGGAACTTCTCTCTATATCCTCATGCTAGTGTAGAATACGCTCGTGTTGAATCTGATTTAACCAAAACCGATATGGCAGCGCTAAACACCGTATGTCGAATTATGGTAGCCGACATAAGACATGATGAACCGGTGATGTGGAAAACGATTAGTTAAAATGTGACCTCGTATATATATAGAAATGGTGCAGTCTGTTTTAAACCCGAATGTCAATTACCCCGAGACCAGGGCGTTAGACCCCGACGACAAAAACTACGATGCAGACCTTTACGAAATAGATCTGGCAGGGAAGCTAAGAGTAATAGCACTAGGAAACTCGAAGTTCACATTCATTACGGAAAATATTGTATATTATCCAGTGTACCTGATCGAAAACGATCGTGTGAGTGACCAAGTAGGAGTGTACGAGATATTCTCAAATCAGCAGCCAGAGATTCTTGACGAAGAAGGTGATGTAGATGTAGACAGACTAGGGCCACTCTTGCTCTACTCTTATGTTAAAACGCAGCTCGAAGATAGAGAAATCGACGCCATCGCAGACGACGTTGCTGTAATGAAAATAGCGGATGACGTTGCTGATGAAGTTGAAGAAGATGAAGAAGATGTTTCTGATGACTCTGATGACTCTGATGACTCTGATGACTCTGATGATTCTGATGATGATGAAGACAAAGAAGCCAAGAGAGAGACTAAGCGACCTGAGCTCGGGTTCTCTCCTCTTAAAGAACAAGGTTCGCAACAAGCACAGGTCGAACGAGACGCTTATAAGAAAACGCCTGGTGAAGACTGGGTAGCAACGTTCATGCACAACAAGAACTTCGCCATCCAGGACAATGAAGGAGGAGGCGACTGTCTATTTGCAGCTATAAGAGACGCTCTTGCACTAGACGGTGTACAAGTATCTGTTGATGAGCTTCGATCCAAACTGGCTGATGAAGCGAATGAAAAGGTGTTCGAGGGATATAGATCGATGTACAGAATGGCGAAGGGCGAGCTCAGTGCAGCAGAGCTAGACATGAAGACCCTAAGAAAGGAAAATCAGTCTCTTAAGAAGAAGTCCTCCGTGACGAGGGATAGAGAAGAGTTGGTTACGTTGATCGAAGGAGCCAAACAAATTATGGCCAAATATGAAACCGCTAAAAACGAGAAGCGCCAAGCACGTCAGCTATTGGACGAGTACGAGTTCATGAAAAATGTAGATTCGCTCGAACAGTTCAAGGCTAAACTACGAACATGTGACTTCTGGGGAGAGACCTGGGCTATCTCGACGCTAGAAAGAGTTATGAACTTCAAGTTGGTATTATTTAGTGAAGAGTCGTACAAAGCTAAGGATTATGATAACGTCCTCTTGTGCGGACAGCTAAACGACGAGGTCCTTCAGAATGCAGGTAAGTTTGAACCGTCTAGATACATAATGCTGGACTTCATGGGGTATCACTATAAGCTCATAACATACAAGTCCCGCGGATCGTTTACATTCAAGACTCTGCCATATGATGTGAAGGCAAAGATAGTAGACAAATGTATGGAGAAGGAAGCAGGTCCGTTTTATATAATCCCTGACTTTAGAGCATTTATGGAGTCAATACGGCTTGTTCCGCCGGATCCCGAAGATCAGGAGCTCGTGCCAGAAATCGGTCTTTATGACGACAAGACTGTCTTCCAGTTCTACTCTAAGTCTGCCGACAAGAAACCAGGGAAAGGTGCAGGAGAGAAAATCGCAAGTGATCAAATATTCGAGTACAGCTCGCTAGCAGGTATACCAGAATGGCGAAAGAAGCTTTCAAACTTCTATATAGCGCCGTTTGATCTTGATGGCCATAAATGGGCTTCTGTTGAGCACTACTATCAGGCTTCTAAGTTTAAAGAGAATAACCCTGATTTCTATTTGTCGTTCTCTCTAGACATGAATCCTGAGGGAGAGCTTTCTAAGGACCCAGTGCTTGCAAAAGGTGCTGGAGGTAAGAGCGGCAAATCGAAAGGAAGTAAAGTAAGACCAACCGATGTTAAAATAGACCCGAACTTCTTTTCAACGAGAAGCAAGGAAGAGATGAAGCGTGCCCAAAAAGCGAAGTTTACGCAACATAGTGATCTCAGGAAACTACTATCCGATACAAAAGATGCTAAACTAACACACTTCGTCCGTGGGTCGGAACCAGTAACATTTACGGGGTTAATGGAGATAAGAAGAGATCTGAAGAGAGAATAAAGCCTAGTTTATAGTATATACAGCAATGGAGTTTGATTCGACTTATACCGGATATGTTAAACAGATACTTAGTAACACAGACATTCCGGAAACAGAAAATACCTCACTGGTTTTGAGATTCCGATCTATGATCAAAGGTGCACTGAGGCGCGTAGCCGAAGAGGGTATATGCAGCAAGGCGGAAGTAAAGAAAAGACACCACGGTTTTATGATACCATCAGGGTTATACGTTCCCCTCACTATCAGCCAGTATATTGACGCTATGGCACGTGACACTCTAGTCTATAGATGCAGAATACATAATGTGAGAATCACCATCAACTACCATAGACTGAATGGCCATAAACAGTCCATTCGGAATGTCGACAAAACGATACGGTTGATGGTCGCATGGCTGGTTATTTGCTGTGCAAACTCTGACTCGGGGTCGAATAGAAGATTATCGATTCATTTATATCCTTGCCCACAACGCAAGGTATTTCCTTCATCTGCATCTATCCCACTAGGTCCATCGAGTGTCAACTCTGGGTATAGCACTCGGCGCAGCGATTCGGGAGAGATCGTTGTTTTCAGAGAGGAAGAAATGTTCAAAGTCTTTGTACACGAGACGTTTCACGCGTTCGATATGGGGTTAGATAGTCCACTAGGTGATGGCATCGATAAGTTTTTGGCGAGCAAGTTCAGCGTATCAGTGCCTATAAGCGGTGACGAAGCATACATAGAGACGTGGTCCAGGATAGTGAACTGCATGTTTTCCGCGTTTGTTACGACGAAGAAGAGGGAAGATTTTGTTGCGACGGCAGTGGTCTCTCTAGGCATTGAGTCAGTTTTCGCGTCTACGCAGGCAAAGCGAGTACTTTACCATAATGGAGTTCGCATGGAGGACGTGATGGATACTTCATCGGATATAGGGAGATATATGTACAAAGAGACTACACACGCGTTTGCATATTACGTGATCACCTCATTCCTTCTTTGCCGCCCATATGAGTTTATCGAGTGGTGTATGGAACATAACCGTTTGATGTTCTCGTTTTTAAGAAACACATCTAACATAGCTGCGTTTAGAACGTTCCTCACCCAACGGATAGATGAAGGCTGCGGCGAGACCGTTGATGTCTCCCCGAGTTTCGGGACGCGCATGAGCATTATTGATTTAAACTAGAAAATTGAGCCGACCCGGTGTACACCACTAATTAACACAAACATGGGAATCAAAGGTCTTAACAGCTTTATACAGGCGAATTGTTCCGCTGATATAAAACAAATAACACTATGGGAGCTGAAAGGGAAAACGATAGCAGTCGACTCAATGATATACTTATATAGATTCAAATCTGAAGGTGGTCTTGTCGAAGGGATGTATCAAATGGTGTCGCTCATGAAATACTACGGTGTAAACCCAATATTCGTATTCGATGGAAAGCCACCACCTGAGAAGATGGAGACAATACGCAAGCGCAAGGAGGAGAAACATGAAGCAGAGATAATGTGTAAGACTGTACTGCGACAACTAAGTGAAGCAGAGAATAGGAGCGAAGACACTACAGATTTGCAGGCTGAAGTCGATAGACTGAGAAGGCAGTTTGTGAGGATAACCTACCAGGATATCGCCGAAGTGAAAGAACTAATGCATGCGATGGGCGTGTCCTACTACGAGGCGGACGGCGAGTCAGACGGCGTATGTGCGAGAATGGTTCACAAGAAGGTGGCGTACGCTTGCCTAAGCGAAGATATGGACATGTTTGTATACGGGTGTTCACGGGTGCTGCGGTACCTCTCCTTGCTCAAATCGACAGTAGTATTGTACGATTTAAATGCGATACTAAGAACATTGAACATAACATTCGCTGACTTCAAATCGATCTGTGTGTTGGCAGGGACCGATTATTCGGAAGAAACTGGTACAAGATGCGATCTAAACAGGGCACTCAAGGCGTACGCGAAGTTTGCCAAGCAGAAAGAAACAATAGAGTTCTACGATTGGTTGGAATTATGGAAGGCAGATGACGCAGATTATGATGCGCTTAGAAGGGTATATGACATGTTCAGCGTATGCAATGTCAACATCCAGAAAGATAATCTCGTAGAGAGTCGCCCTGATAGGGAGGCGATGGAGAGCATACTGCGTCCTTACGGTTTCGTCTTCTAAAGGAACATATGCCATTATTTTTTCTGATGTTATCTTGTTGAACGATAAGAGTCTAAAAGATCTCACACCATATTATACAAGCATGTCGGTTAATATGGTAACAGCAATAGCCCATACAAGTCAGATTTCTCCTAGGTCAAGCTTGCAGCGTTTACACGAAAGCGTTCCGAAAACCAGGAAACGTAGGAGGATAACTGATGACGAGTTTTGTATACTGAAACCAGGGGAGCAAGAGAGCCTATGCGACTGCAACTACCGGGTACAGCAGTTGAAAGACATGTGTCGGCATTACGGTCAGAAAGTAGGTGGGAATAAAGATCAACTTACGAAAAGGTTGTACAATTATCTTCGTCTCTCACAACACGCAATACGTATTCAGCGCGTGTATCGGCGCACGGCTATCGAGAGATTCAGACATGCGAAAGGTCCGGCGGCCATAAAAAGAAGTATCTGTGTCAATGACAGCGACTTTCTAACAATGGAGAAAGTATCTGACATTCCCTATGGGCAGTTTTTCAGTTTTGAAGAGAGTGGTACAGTGTATGGTTTTGATATATTATCTCTCTTCAACTTGTTTTCTAAGAAGTCAAGACCGTGTCTAAACCCTTATACTAGAGCAGAGATACCTGCAACTGTACTAGCTTCACTAAGATATGTAATACACATGTCACGGTCACTGGGGTTACAAGTCGAAGTCGAGTTGGAAGAAGAAGAAATGGATGAAGAGAAGCAGTTAGAGATGAGAGGAGTAGCATTATTCCAAGCGATAGGTGAATCAACACAGTATATCGTGGACCATATGTGGTGGTGGAGACTAGGTAGAATCTCTCTAATAAGGTTCATTCGTGAGGTACATGATATCTGGTCTTACCGAGCACAACTTACTGATGATGTGAAGAGTCAAATATGCCCTCCTCATGGTAACCCTTTCCAGCATCTAGGACTAAATACATTGCAGGTGAGTGATGTTGATACATTGAGGACCACATCATTAAGAATTATGGAGAGAATGATCACAACATCACATGACGAGGGATCAAGAGGTTTAGGCGCAAACTATGTATTATGTGCTCTTAGTCTGGTGAATGAGAATGTAGCTGAACAATTTCCATGGCTTTATCAATCTGTCGCTCAGATCTGAAATATTAAGGGAATTAAATCGCCTGCTAGGGTTCTCGTAAGACAAAAGATCTTTTAATGCGTTAAATCGCTTAAATAGATAGTCTATAGGTATGGTATAAGATGCCCCGTAAGACGAAGGAGACAAAGACAACCACTACACCTGCTGCTAAGCCCGCCGCCAAAAAGGCAACTAAGACTGCCACACCCGCCAAGACTACTACCAAGACCAAGGAGACCACCGCTACCAATGAAGTCGTAGAGACTGTTGTTGAGCAGACAGCCGATCAGGTTGTTGGTGGTGAGTTCACCAAGGTCCTTGCCCAGATCCAGGCAGTGTACTCCCAGATTTCTGCATTGAAGTCTGCCGTCCGTGACTTGGAGAAGAAGTCCGTTCGCGAGATCAAGACCGCTAACAAGAAGTCCAAGCGCAGTGCTTCCAAGGGAAACCGCACTCCTAGCGGCTTCGTAAAGCCTGCCCCCATCAGCGCCGAGCTAGCTGCTTTCCTTGGAAAGGCTAAGGGTACTGAGATGGCACGCACTGACGTCACCAAGGAGATCAATGCCTACATCCGAGCCAACTCCCTCCAGGATAAGGACAACGGTCGTATCATTGTCCCTGACGCCAAGCTCACCAAGCTTTTGAACTTGAAGAAGGAGGATCAGCTAACCTACTTTAACTTGCAGAGATACATGAGTCCTCACTTCTCTAAGAGCAAGCCTGCCGCTGTTCCCGCATCTGCTTAAACGCGTTTAATTATTGAATCATAGTAACCAAAAATTGTTTACTATGAGCCGATTGGTCGAAAACTTACACATACACATGATCTGGGATCCTCATAGAATAAGTGTCCCAGTCTCTTGGTAGTTGGAAGACGGTTGAAAAACGTCTGTCATTTGGTGACTCTTTTTTCAAGATCCAGTCCTCTCCAGCACCGAATCTACAACTGGATGAAGGAACATCACGAGTTTTTAAGAATCTTGACGTTGCCCACCATATATTCCCGGAATAATGAAGTTTACCTACACCGTTATCTATATACTTTCCTGACAAACTGAATAGTCCAACGTTATCTCTGCTACGGTTTCTATTCGGAAGGTCCTTGTCACCTGGACGGACCTCAGTATGAACCAGCAAGGCACATCCGACTGTCTCATGACTTTTAAGTTTCTCGACACAATTCGCCCACCCCCTCACTACAAACTTTTCCATGGTTTTTGTCCACGTGTGACTAGGGGCTCGAGGATGTCTCGTTGCTCCTCTGTTGTGCAAGTAGAGTATGTTCGCATCAATGTCTTGGTTATCGCGAGCCCACTCTCTTAGTCTGGAGGTGGTCTCATATTCGTGACCTGACGGGTTACATAACGTAAGTTCCACTTTTGGGTGGTCAGCTATTTTCGCGATAGGAAAGCCCTTTTCAGACAAGTAACACAAATGAACCTTTTCGCATTCTTCTAGGAGTCCACTATTAGTTATCTGATTCCACTGCCTCTCTATGATATCCACGCTGTATTCAGACGACTTAACGCCATAGTAAACGTGCCAGAAGATATGGATTGGCCTGGGCATTTTGCATTAATGACAGAAGATTTTCTGATCACTTTATCTCTTTAGCACTTCGAAAAATCTGTTAGTCATACACAATCCGGATGGGATGCCTGATTCTACAACATCCGTCAAAGGAACACTTTTATGAACCTTGAAACCAGCGTCTTCGAGAGTTTGATGTGTCCATATAGCGTCCTCTTCCATGCGGAAGTCATTCTCGATGAGAATAGTTGTGACACCGTCCAGTATCTCGGGATACGACTTAAGTATGTTGCAGAATGCCCCTTCACAATCTAAGACAAGTGTGTCGAATGTGACTCCGCTTCTTGCTCTAAGATCGTCCAATGATAGCGTAGGTACTACATTCCATCCAATTTGGTCGTCGCATTTTGCAAGGGCGCTTTCTGGAATGGTGACCCATCCTTTCTGAACAAGTCTCTCAGATGAAAGAGCGGCGGTAATTACGTCACATTTGAGACTATTACTGATGCACATCTCTCTGTTCTTAGCCGCAGCGGCATGAAGCGTCTCAAGGACGATAGCACTACCATGACCTTTCGAGAGAATACTACCTATGATGGCCGTGTTACGACCGACGTTACCTCCAATTTCGAGAACATGTGCGTCAGGTGATATGTTCATAAGCGCTAATGCCTGTTCAGGGAGCTCTTCGATCTCGGAATCAGCTGGGATTAGCTTCATCCCAGATCTAATGCTGTCGAGCTTTGATAGGATGTCGCTACCGAAATGCTTCACTAGGTTGTCACGAATTGGATCGTGGATCTGCAAGTCTATTTCTTCTGCGCGGATCTTAATTGTTGCGGAGCCAGTAGGTGAGAGAAGATATGTGTCTCCCTCTGGAACGATTATCAGTATCTGTTTCAGGACACCTGGGATCGGGTCTACTCCGACCAGTCCGTGTCGTCGGTTCTCTCCTGCTGGGATGAAGAATGTACCATCACTTTGAATGAAGGATGATGTGCAAGTCAACCATCGGTTACCTCTACCGTAACGGATTTCCATGTATGCATTTAAGATATATATTCAAAATGACATTTTCCCGCGTCTATCAAACAATAGGTCAATATCTTTCTTAAGTTTGCTGTATTCGAGCTTTGATGTTAGTCGTTCTGCGACGGTCTGCTTCTCGCGCCCATTCAGTAATATTGTATAGTAAGGAGTGCTATCATCGCGATGAATAGCTTTTATTTTCGCTGGTTCGAATACTTTTCCAGAAGACCAGTAGTACACGTCATCGTCCACAAGAAACATCTATGGTTTTCAGACATATTAAAATCATAGTCTGGCCGCCTCCTAGAAGATGGTGTCAGTGTCACTCCCATGCCCCTTTAAACCCCATTCCATTTCTGATTAAGGCAGAAAATTGAAATAAAGACTAACCTATAGCATATAGCATATACACCATGAGCACAGACATGCAATCCCTCGTAATCAACGCAACAGACTTCGTCCCATCTTCCGATGTGGCCTATAACAAGCCCCGTGTCAACAAGGCGGGAGGTAAGGCTGTTGGCATTATCAACAGCAGCACTCGCAGACAGCTTATGATCAGCACCCCTCTCATGCTGACATGGGGTGTGAATGAGCGCGTCGACGAGTCTAGTGGACGAGTATCGTATGATATGTCTCTTCAATTCCCAAAAGAAGGTTATACTACACCTGAAACCACCAAGTTCTTAGATGCGATGGTGGATCTCGAGAAGCAGGTATGTAAGGACGCGATTAAGAACTCCAAGGACTGGTTTAACAAGAGCAAGCTTACTGACGCGCAGGTTGAAGTCCTCTTCAATCCGATGCTCTACTGGCCTAAGGACAAGGAGACCGGTGATAGGCGCGAAGGAGCAGCACCTACCTTGCGAGTAAAGCTTGACTACTGGGACGAGTCTTTCAACTGCGAGGTCTACAATATGGACAGGCAGCCACTATTCCCGAATGCCAGTGATCCTGGTATTACCCCGTCCGATCTTATCGCAAAGGGCAATAATGTAGCATGCGTTCTCAAGTGTGGAGGCATCTACTTCGTAAACGGCAAGTTTGGGGTCACTTGGCGATTGGTGCAAGCTGTTGTCAAGCCTCGTGCTTCTATCCGCGGACAGTGCGTAATCAACCTATCAACAGACGATCGTCAGCGCCTTGCCAAGCAAAGTGATGATCTTGACGAAAATGGTGAAGAGACTGGGGTAGCCGTCGAAGATGACAGCGACGACGACGAACCTAAGGTTGTGGCAAAGAAAGAGGTCAAGAAAGAACTTGATGATGCTGCCAGCGTAACCAGCACAGGATCTTCCAGCAAGAAGAAGGTGGTCAAGAAGAAGGTGGTCAAGAAGAAGATCGTGAAATCCGAGGATTAGATCGAGTGCGCTTAGAAAAATATGAAAAACAAACAAACAATTAGGCTACGGCCATTTTCTCTTTACTACTATGCTCCGGTGGCGCAATGGATAGCGCGCGAGACTTCTAATCTCGAGGTTATGGGTTCAAATCCCATCCGGAGTGCTCAATTATTGGTTATAATATAATCAATAATCGAATACTTAGTGACACCGTCTAGGGACACCCCAGTCGTCTCTTGAAGCATCATTGAAGTAGCAGTAACACACAGAGAGTGTTGGTTGTGTCTTCCCACAATAACCACATACCATTGATTCTGTAAACATGGAAGAAAACATTGCGATGGATACACTGCAATGTTTTCAGAATAACTCTAGACTAACTATTATTCCACCTCTTTTGGTTGTTGAGAACATACATTTTGGGTCTATTCTCGCTACACCAACTGACTTCATTCTGATAGTCTGTCTCTTCTTTAGACTTAGAGTACGCGCGTCAATCTTGAATAGTCTATCCCCTAACATGAAAGTTACTTCCCCAGTTTCTATTACATCCTTAGACGCCATCTTCAGCGAAATGTAAACACAGTTGTCCTCGTCTATTACAATGTTGCTTGGCAGATCAGGTATTACTCTTACCACAAGCGATCCACTAGGGAGATCAAACTCGACTTCTTCGTGCCACATAGGGACAAAGTATGTCTCGCCACCCAACTCCAGTTTGTATACGTCATCGTTAACCAGATTATTCATAGTGGGTTTTATAGTAACAAGTTCAGTATTCTTCATTTTCTCTTGTATGATCATCTCCAATTCTTGCAATGTGTCGTCTGAAACACCTATCAAACCTGAGAAACGTTGTAAGTATGTAAACAAACGCATTGCATCATCTCTGCTCATCGACTTACATGACTCGACAGCGATCTTTTGACACCCATTGTGGAGTCCTGATAATACACTGTCTACAGTGTCTTTCGTTATCTTTGTCCCTGTAGTTGATTCAACGAACCTCGCGAAAATCTCAGCATACGTTTGTGGTTCTTCGCATATATCCTCGTCTATCAATCCGAAATCCCCGTTATGTGATAGCAGAAAACTGTATGCTTCGTTCACTAACTTGAATTGTTCTCCATTTCCTCTGTTTTTATCGGGATGATGAATTAAAGCAGCTTTATAATAGGCTTTCTTGATAGTGGACTTGGTAAGTTCTTCTTGCGGCAAACCTAGTATATCACACGCCCTTTGAAAGTCCATGTATCTTGGTTACGAGGTAGAAGACGAATCTCTCTAAGTGATAGATTGGCCTGTAGTTGTTGTTATAGAGACGCAGTGTCTCGTGTGTTCTCGTCATGACATCCGAGAAGTCTTCTTGTGACATAGTCATCACTAGTTTCTCTAGGATGTAAAACATACAGTCTGTGACATCTAAATGATATATGAATATGTCGTACAACCTGTCTCTCAGCTCTGTGAACTTGATTCTATCCATATCCAATATAAGCTCCACTATGTTGTCACATATCACCTGATATGGTTTCATTAATTGCCTGACCCCTGCCATTACGTTCTTCATATTCGTAATATCGCTGAGTGGAATGTCCCTTGATACCTTAGTTGTGAGACATCTATTATATTGTGCGCGAGTAGGTCTGGGTACTCTAACCACAAGGCACCTGTTGCGGATATTGTCGGGGATGAAACTTAGCTCTTCACTAATGAAGACAAACTTTATGTTCAAACTCTGATTGGGTGATGTCTGCATGAAACTATAAAACGAATCCAATAGTTCCCCATGTATCTCGTGAAAGTACTTACACATAATGATACCTGACCTATTCGGTCTAGCTGAGACAACATCCAGTATATCTGTGTAGATATCATTCCATAGAGCTTTTGAGTTACATCCCAAGAGAGACATGTCTACCTCGAAATGAATGTCGCTGATCTTCAGCAACTGTGGACCCTTGCTCGTTTCATTCACCAACTTCTTCTCATACTTCAGGTCTGTGTTACTGTACCTTCTTATAGCACTCAATGCTTGTGTGTACTTGCCTACACCTTTGGGACCATAGATAATTATGTTTCTGAAGTCCTTGACATCGGTTGGAAACTGTTTGAAGAGAGAAAGCAACTTGGGGTGCAATGGGGACGCATCATGTGTAGATAGATAATCTTCAAAATGTGTTTCGAAAAACTTCATAGTGTTAGATAAGGTTTAAGAGAACTCTTTATTAGCTGTAGTAACATAAGCATAAATGATCGACCGTACAAGATTAGCACTTCTGAAAGACAGGCTTGAAGAGAAACGAACGAGTCATCCCAACCTAGTCTCTATGTGGCTCAAGTTTCTTGACCTTAAAGTCTCCGCACTCGACTCATGCATATCCAGTTGTGAGAAGCTTGCTGATGATATCGATAGCGATTCACAAGAAGACCCAAGTCCTCAACTGATAATCGCCATGTTCGCCATGGCTCGGGCGATGAGATCTAATACGGTTTAAAAGAGAAACCCTAGTATCAGTTAACGACTATGAATCTGATATTAGACGAGATTTCGCCACGTGCGATCAACTTCTGCCCTCCTGTTAGAAACACCGTTATGGATGACAGCGAGTTTATGAGAGTTGGATATAGTACATCCGGTTTCGCGATGAATGGTATATATACTACCATAACTCTCCGTGGTACCGTAACAGAGAGCTTCTTCACGAAGTCCAAGCTTGTGTTCAACTACGATAACGATAATGCACGGGAGATAGATAAGATCGCTGCTCTAGAACGGAGTATCTTGAAGGCAGCCAACCTTCATGGTAAAGATCCGCTCCATAAGCTCCATGAACAGCTGTCGAGCAAAAGCATCCGAATCTTCAACAACGATCCAGAAACTGCAGTCCCGCTTACTGGCGACACTATCGAGGTTGTCGTAAAGGTATCAGGTGTCTGGATCACAGAAAGAGCATATGGCCTGACGTTCAAGTTCTTCAACATTAACCATCCGTAGAGAAGTATGTCAGAATGATAGTCATAATTACAGCTAAGAAGATGTTGACAATCGTTAGCAGATAACCTACAGAGGCCATTCTGCTCTTAAGAGCCTTATACATCTCTCGGACAGGAATGAGCTTACCCTCTGACATTTTCATATCGTCCATCAAAAACTTAATCAGTACGCCAAGCTGAGCCGCGACTAACAAACTCGATACGCCTGAGTAGGTGTTATATTCATCTGCCACTGTTCCCTTATTGATTTGACGATAATGTAGGCTGTTGATGGTTATCAACCATGTTAGTACCCCTAACATCATCAGAGCGGGGAAACCCGCAAAAAACAAAGTTTTGATGAAACCTAAAGTGTTCATTTCGACTCTGTCCATCTGTGACACCAAAGCAAATGAAACGAACATTATTAACAAAACAGATGCCGCTACAAGTCCGTACCCCCAGACTGCTGCCGATGCTGGTCCAGAGTTACCGTCACTGCTATTGTCTACACCAACAAACAGTTTAACTACCATCCCGACTATGGCCAGGTATGTCAAGTTCTTTATGTCGAAGTTAAGAGTAGGAGAGATCATCGCGTATATTGTATGCTGCGATTTTATTGGGAAAGCTTTTTCTTATGTAGGTATAAGTTATACGCAATGTCTATGTTCAATGTCGCCAACTCTAGACCACTAATACCGCGGGAACAAACGTATGTCCTCGACCGCAAACTTCTCACGGTGCATTCTGAAGATAGGGATATTACAAAGTGGCCATTCGCCAACCACTTCGAAATTGCACTCCCACAGACTATGGAGAACGTCGAGTCGATGAGGCTTCTTGACTGTAGTCTCCCATCGGCTTATAACACTTTCAGCAATGACTATCAGAACACTAAGCTATCTTTCAGACTTACTGTTAGTGATCCGACCGCTCCATTCTACCCCTTCCTAGCGAGTGCGGCATCTTATGTCTTCACAATTACTATTCAAGACGGATTCTACTGTCCAGAAGAACTGGCTACAGAATTACAGACCCGTATGAACGCTGTCATCACAGAGTACATCGCCTCGCTTGGGGGTCCCGGAGTCTATGAGAACATGAGGGTCTACTACGATAAAGTCGGTCAACGATACTGGTTCGGTAATATACAGGACTCATTCCAGCTTCTCTTCGACAGACAGGAAACGTACACACTTACCAACTGCGACCAGCCGCTTATGTGGTCTCAGTATACAAAGTGGGGACTGCCATCCTATCTTGGATACGAACGGCAAACTTACTCTTCTACACCATCTATTGATTCTAACTCAAATGCTATACCTGTTGTGTTCGCATATGTTGGGGTAAACGGAGGAGCATGGATGACTCCCGCTAACAATACTTCGCCTGTTTACTACGTTCAGGCCCCTCTCGCTCCGTATTTACTCGGTGAGAGAGCAATCTATATGCAAATCAAAAAATATAACTCAATCGATGCTCTGAAACCGTTCTCAGAAAGAACGAACCAAATGTTCAATAACGATTATAATGGTGTCGTTGATTCCGCTTTTGCCAAAATACCTGTACAGGCTACGCCCCTCGGCGAGTTCTCCGATTCAAGAAATGGATTCTTGTCTAATGTCGTCATGTTCGACGTGCCGGAAGAAAAAATTGCCAAACTTGAGTTCACATTCCAATACCATGATGGCAGACTGGTTGAGTTCGATAACATCCCATTCAACTTCACGATTGAGTTTAACAGGCTCCGGAATGAAATTGGTCGGGCATACGTAGTTCGCGTGCCACATGCTTACAGCCTATAGAGTCATGTTATACGCGTCTTTTACCCATTTCTTTACCGTTGTTGCTGAATCTTTCATATAATCGCCATCGTACTTCTTTAGATCCAGAAACCTTGGCTTGGTCATAGTTTGTGTTTTGTAGTATATGTAGTGGCCGTATTTCCCACTTCTTATACTAGCACTGTCGGACAGTTTTCTCGGTTTGAAAGTGTCTTTCAACTTAGACTCTGCATCTGCCAAAGTAATGTCTTCGTATTTTATCTCTGTATTCAGGTTCGTCTTGCCTCCCTTCCAAACTACATACATACCGAATCTTCCATTCATAAGTGTTACCTCTTCACCATCCAGCTTCCCTAGTGCACGTCCTGACCTGCTCGGTGCAGCAGTTACGACTATTTCATCAAGTTCATATTCACCGTTTCGAAGCTTCTCCAGATCGATGTCATCGCGCACCTTTTTGAAAGAGGTCTTTCCGCCTGACGTACATTTTATCACTGGTCCATACTTAGCGACCATGTAAGTATGTTTGTCGTCTATGGTGATGGTTTGTCGATCGACCGATCCCAGTGGCTCGGCTAACTGGTTTATCTGGTCTAGACACCCCCTACACAAGTCATGCCATATAGACTCTCCTTTCGCGATAAGATCCAACTCATCTTCCATTTTCTTCGTGTAATCATAGTTGAATAGAGCGTCGAAATGTTGAATGAGGAACTCAGCCACTAACACCCCCACTGGCTGAATCACTAACTTACCTCTCTCCCCGCCAAACGACCTTTCTGTTTTCTCTTCGCTTAGCATGTCACCCTCAAGTGTGAAATCAACGCATTCTATAGATTTACCCTCAACGTTCGCTTTCTTGACATATCCTCTTTCTTGAATCTTATCAACCAGACTCGAGAACGTCGACGGTCTCCCGATACCTTTCTGTTCAAGTAATTGAACCAATTTTGCTTCTGTATAGTGGCTCTTGAGATCTTTCATTGTTACTTTCGATACGATCTTCTTATAGTCGATTTGACCTTCTTTCAACGTTTGTAGATAGCCGAAATCCTTATTCGTTTCTTCATATCCTGCAACTTTCTTCCAACCAGGGAACACAACTTGCTCTGTAGAGAACTTGTAAGTGGCGTCCTGAGGAGCGGACACCTTAGCGGTCACTCCGTCGTACTTAGCAGGTGCCATACAACTCTCCAGAGTATTGCGTCTTATCATAAGGTACACTTTCGCCTCTCGGTTATCTAATGCTTCGTCGACCTGCTCCCGTGTTATGTCAGTCGGTCTGATCGCTTCATGGGCTTCTTGTGCGGTGCTTTCTTCGTCTTTTTTCTTCTTTGACTTTTTGCTCTTGCTTTTCTTCTCTTCCTTTCTTTCTGCGAGTCCATCCACTTCACTGTTGATATAGTCTGTTCCATACTCTTTCGCTATCAACTTCTTTGCGGTCTCAAGAAACTCTTTGCTGTATGTAGTGCTGTCAGTTCTCATATATGTGATGTAACCCCCTTCATATAACTTTTGACACGCATCCATTGTTAACTTTGGAGACAATCTCAGCTCGTTACTAGCTGCTTGTTGAATACCACTCGTTGTATACGGCGTAGGAGGGTTCTTGGTGGTTTGTCTCACTGATCCACATGAGTATACATGCTCATGAGACGCGCTATCTACCAAGAACGCTTCCATGCTTTTCTCGTCCTCGTGGTTCTTATCAAGTACAAACGGTAAGACTGATTTCGTGAAATACCCTGTTGTAGTGTATACTTTCCTACCAGGTGCAGCGTCTATTTCTTTCTGATTGTCATATACGATCCGCAGTGCGGGTGTTTGACACCTGCCAGCCGATAGGGCAGACTTCGTCTTGAACGATATCTTGCTCCATAGGATAGGGGACACTTTATATCCAACCAAAAGGTCTAGTATCTGTCGCGCCTGTTGTGCGCGAACAACTTCCATGTTAATCCTGGTTGGCGATGAAACAGCCGCTTTCAGGGCTCCCTCCGTTATCTCGTGAAAGATTATTCTTTTTGTAGTTTCAACCGGAAGACTGAACAGTTGACATACATGCCAAGCGATCGCCTCACCTTCGCGGTCATCGTCTGCAGCAAGCAATACCTCGTCGGCTTGATTAACGAACTTACGTAGATTACTTATTTGTCGCGACTTAGTTGTCACGTTAGTAAACGTTGGCCTGAAGTTGTTATCAATGTCGATCTTCTTGAGATCATCTAACGCTCTAAGGTGACCAAATGTTGCCATGCACTTGTAACCCGGTCCTAAATACTTCTCTATTTTTCCACATTTCGCTGGTGACTCAACTAAAACTGCTGTATATGGCATTATTATCTTGTTTGGCGATAATGTCATAATGTTTCGTTATAGCAATTTTGTGATTTAATCAACATTTATCATACCCTTGAACTCTTTCCAAGAAACTTCCTTGGCTGGTTCCCTCTCAGGTTCTGATTCTGCAGCTAGGAGCGCGTCTTCTTCTAGCTTCTTATCGATCTTTTGACCCCTCTTCATTGCGCTATCTATATATATCTCCTTCAGCAGGGTTCCCACTTGGAATGCGCCTTGATGTTGATCTAGTTTGCCTTCCTCGATGCCTGCCAGTACGTTGAGGAAGCGTTCGAAGATATCGAAGTCGATCTCATCTTTCTTAATGCGGTTGAAAATATCGAAATAGTTATTGAACAAGAAAGAACAGTTGGTCTCAAGGAGGCTCTCAAAGTGATTCTTGTTGTTGCCAGTAAGCCCCGAGTATTGCCTCTTAAGGGCAACCATTTTCTCCACATCCTGCTTAATCAGCATACTATGCTTGCGTTCGCGAATCGATTCAGTGACGTCTTCTACATTGTTCGCGTTTATTAGCTTGTCAAGCTGAAGTCTCTGTTTATCGTCCATTGATGACTGTAACTATAATAACTTTCCGATCTTTACGCCATATTTTATCTAATACATGTATATATGGTTTACAAGTGTGACAGAAGAAAGCACAAAGGTGGGAACAAATCAATCGGAAGACCCACAACCGCTCCTACGCCTTTCCTACAGCACGGTTTCACTGATGGTGCTGGTTCACAGAGACAGCAGGCCGCAGCGAATACGAATGCCATGAATAATAAACAACAATCAATGTTTGCTAGAGGTGGAAGCGGACCTTCGAAGGGTAGCACAGTACCCCAGTTCTCTAGTGGAACGGGAGCCGGTCCAGTTAATGCCAACACAAGTAGTGTTAATAACAATGCTACTGCAGGTCAAACCGTGTCTGACGGTTCAGGAGACTGTTTTGCTACGCCTGGTGGTTGTGGTGCTAAAGTCGGAGGTTCTAGCTCTGCAGTACAGGAACCGGAGGGATTCCAGAATTGGAGGGATGTATTCCCTGTTGCAGGTGAGGCATTCCCTCTGGGTGATATTAGTTCAGGAGGTAAGAGACTGCGCAAGACAAAGGGACGTAAGGCAAAAGCACGTAAGACAAAGGGACGCAAGACAAAGGGACGCAAGACAAAGGGACGCAAGACAAAGGGACGCAAGACAAAAAAATCCGTCATGCGAGGTAAGAAGAACAGTCGTTCCAAGACAAACAAAAGAAGAAAGGTTGGTAGAAAAACACACTAACGGGCAAGGAACGGTTTTTATAATCCACATATAGTGTAATATGAAAGGCAGCGACATTGGACTTTCACTTTTCATTTTGATTGTGTTCGTACTTCTCTCTCTAGTATCGGTGTTATCGGTTGGAATAAAGAAGGTTCAGGAAGATTGGCCAACTTACCGCTGCAATCCAGCTGTGATGCCGTTCGCAAGTGTCTTCGGACAGGATGCCGGTACCAATTTCACATACTGCATTCAGACTATGCAGAGCAGTTATATGGATTACCTCCTGCAGCCAATGAATTATAACTTAGGTGTTATGGGCGGATTAGGAGGAGAGATAAGTGGTGCCGTCAACTCTGCACGCTACTTCATCGATAACTTGAGAAACATGATTACGACGGTAGTCCAGAGTATATTCGGAGTGTTCCTCAACCTATTGATAGAGTTCCAGCGTATGATTATCGCTCTTAAAGACATCATGGGCAAGATGGTAGGGACATTAGCAGTATTGATGTACACCCTTGACGGGTCAATACTCACTATGAACAGTACCTGGAACGGCGCACCTGGACAGATGGTGAGAGCACTATGCTTCCACCCTGATACTCTTCTGCAATTGGAAACAGGCAAGTACGTTGCAATGAAAGACATCGCATTGAACACACGCCTCAAAAACGGCGCGATCGTGCAATCCGTTATGCGTCTCTCTAATGTGGATGATGAAGGGAGACAGGTAGAGGATATGTATGCCATGATTGGAGAAAACGAAACAACCATGTTTGTTACAGGAAGCCACTTGATATTCGATAACGTAGACAAGGTGTTCACCTCTGTGAAGGAGTTTTCTCACAGACTCGAAGAGAGAAAAGAAGGTAACAAATGTAAAAAAGTAGACCTAGATTGCCCAGAGCTATCATGCTTGATTACTTCTAATCATTCCATACCGATCGGAACATGGATTTTCCACGATTGGGAAGATAACAATGGATCGCCCTCGAAGTCGCTCTAAAAAACCAGATATTATCCGTGACTATTATATACTTATGGATAGTGTACCAGGCAAGATAAGCAAAATGTATGAGGACGCCAGTTTCATGTCATTGTACGCAGGTGACCTGGTTATCACGGTGTTTATTATATTAATCGTCTTCGTGGTCGCTAGTTACTTCAATATCATGACTAAGATCAAGCCAATTCAGGACGATTGGCCAAATCAAAGATGTAACCCATCAGTTATGCCATTTGCAGGTTTGATTAATGCGCCAGACGGCCAATCTTCACTAGAATACACAAGCGCTAACTTCAATAACTGCACACAAACAATACTAGAGGAACTGGCCGACTATGCTCTTGCTCCACTTTACTACGTGATGAACGTCATGACAGAACTATTCCAAGAACTGCAAGAAGCTATGAACGCAATGAGAGAGATGTTTAACCGAATGAGGGAGGCCACACAAGGTATAAGTGTCCAATTGTACCATAGATCATTAAACATCATGCTCCCTCTAGTGCCGCTCTTCAGGAGCATGCTTGCCATGTTCGGTAAAGCTCAAGGCACAATGACTGCATCGTTATATACGCTGTATGGAGGCTACATAACACTGAATAGCACGTTCATGTTCATATACCAGTTGGTGGTCGAAATACTTATCGCTATTGTGGTAGCGATTATAGCATGTTTCGCCATAGGATGGTTCTTCCCTCCTGCATTAGTAGCAGGATTCTCAATGGCAGCGTTCATGACAATCCTTTTAATCCCTACCATTATTGTCTTAGTTCTCATGCAGGAGATCTTCTCTGTGTCAGGGAAAAGCCCTCCCGGAGTGCCGTCATACTGTTTTGCGGGTGATACTTTGATCAATATCAAGGATGGATCTCCTCTTCCCATACGAGACGTTCAGCCTGGAATGACGCTTGAAGACGGATCGCGTGTAACAGGAGTAATGAAGTCGACATCAGAAGGCTGCGAGCTCTACACATTAAACGGTGTCGTTGTCACGGGCACACATATGGTTTTCGATGCAAAACATGGATGGCTTCATTCACGGAACCATCCGAAGAGTACTGTCGTTGAAGATTTTAGGGATACACACGTATGGTGCCTGGGTACTGACACGAAAACTATAAGGATAAACGGCACAATATTCGCCGATTGGGACGAGATTGATGAACTCGACATGGAAGAACTACGCAGTGCTTCTCCGCGTAACAGAGCGATCCCTCTCAACATAAACAAAAACGATATCCATCCGTATCTGGACACAGGCTTACATGGAGATACACTCGTCTGTCTTGACGATGGGAGGAGTATAAAGATGTCAGAAGTTGAGGTAGGTGATGTATTGATGTGTGGTGAAGTAATTAACTCAGTAGTGAAAATCGAGTGTAGCGACATCATACGATTTGAGAAGATAATGCATGATGGTGAGGTATTATTCACCGCTACATCGAATGTCGAAGTTGATAATGACAGTTTAGGAGTTGACCTCAACATTGTGAGAGAAACAACCTGCGCTCCAGATGTGGCATATCATCTAGTCACAGATTGTGGGTATTTCAAGATCGCGGGAGTTAAAGTTGGTGATTACAATAGGGGGTTAGAACGATACCTTTCGGATGAAAACCTTAGAGACTCAGCTACGAAGCCTTGAAAATATTATGTATCATGTGTATATAGAGAATGGAGATCAAGATCCTTGGAGAGAAGTACAGACTAGAGATTCTAGCACTATGCGTTATCATCGGTGCGTTTATTGCTATCAATGTGTTCTGTTCATGTGCAGGAGGCGTCAAAGAAGGTTTCCAAGCTGGCACCGCGCTTGCAGGTGCTGCTCTAGACTACAGCATGGGCAAAGGTGTATCCCAGAGTTGGGAAGGGGAAAGTGGACGATCAATTACTGGCGACCCCAAGTCATGGTTCGGTCATCTGGACGGTAACCAAGGTGGACCAGTTCCTCTAGCAAAGGGCCAACTTTTCATGTTCGGTGACAACAAGTTCGACGGATCCTGCTGCCCTAGCACATACACTAGTTCCACAGGATGTGCATGTCTTTCGCCCGAACAAGCCAAATATCTAAACGAGCGAGGTGGCAACCGCACGCTTACAACTGAGTACTAAGTATTCGGATTGATCACATATTATTTGTTATGAAACATACTATCATAACAAAGTCATAGCAGGATAGAAAAAATGGTTTTTGTTTTGATGTCTTAGATGAACATGTTGCGCCAGACTCCGTCGTCTTTGTCTGTTTTAATAAGCTTGTCTACAATTTCTTTAGTGATCGTCATTGGGAACTCAACTGTCAGGGCCATCTCCTTTTCAAACAAGTTGGTTCCTGGCCGCATAAGCCTGTAGAGGTTTAATTTAGTGTAGATTATTTCGAGACAGCGTTTTAGGTTCCTGACTCCCTGTTCTCCCTCGGTGTGAGTAGCGATGATGTGCTTCATCGTGTCATCAGGGATTACGATATCTTCCTCGTCGAACTTCACCTGCTGTCTGATCTTAGGCAGCAAGTATTGGTTCGCGATGACAATCTTCTCCTTCGACTCGTATCCCTTTGTTTGAACCCGATACATTCTGTCTCGAAGGATAGGGTTGACCTTCTTCTCGTCGTTATAACTGAATATGAATAAGCACCTGCTCAGATCGAAGTCCAGTTCGGCGAAGTATTTGTCATGGAACTTGGTGTTCTGGCTGGTATCGGTAAGATGTGTCAGAATACCTATGATCTCTTCACCCTTTGGGGTATCACTGACTTTGTCTAACTCGTCGAAGAAGATCACCGGATTCATGCTCTTGCACTGGACCAGATTGTCAATAATCTTTCCCCATGTCGAACCCTCGTATGTATACGAGTGTCCTTCAAGGAAGCTTGAGTCGGTCGCTCCTCCAAGGGCCATGAAGGCGAAGTCCCTCCCCAAAACCTTGCTTATACCTTCTTTGACCAATGTTGTCTTACCAGTACCCATGGGTCCTTTGATCGCAATCGCGGTGCCCATTGCAGCTGGATTTGTAATCCATTGTCCTACCATCTGCATGATCTGGAGTTTCACATCGTTCATGCCATAGACCGCTTCGTCGAGGATACCCTTAGCGCTATCCATAAAGTCTGCACATTTATCTGGTCCATGCTCTTGTAGAGTAACCGGCAGATGTTTGTATCGTCCAAATGGTATTTGCATAAAAGTGTCTACCCATTGCTTTATCTTATAATACTCGCCTCCACCAGGTTCCATGTACTTGAGTGTGTTGACTTTCTTATACGCTACCGCTTTGAACTCGGGTGGTATTTCCGCGTCGAGGAGCTGGAGGCGATATGGCTTGTCGATGTGACAGTGCGACATAACTGCCTCCAGTTCGGTTAGGACCTTCTTCTGCTCTTTGACCGAAAGCTGCTCCTTGAAGTACTTGGTGTCGTTCAGCATATTCTTCTCTTTGATGAGCTTATTGAACTTCCTGGTGTTGGTACCCCTCTCTTTTTTATCGCGTTTCTCTCCGGTCTTCTCGACTTCTTCCTCTGCTTTTCGAATACTTTCCCTTAGACTCTTTGCAACAACCGAGTCTTCTCCATCTTCATCGATTGTTGCCTGGAGCAAACCTTTCATCTTCTCGATCGCTTTACGGTCGCTTTCCAAATCCGCGTCTGACTCGTCACTTTCATCATCGTCCTCCTCATCTTCTTCACATTCTTCTTCTTCTTCACCGTCTTCCATCTCTTCGCCTCCGCCTATCGTAAGGAACACGTTGATATGTGGCTTCTCATCATCACCTTCATCGTCATCCTCCTCATAATCCTCCTCATCCTCGTCGACGAAATCCTCGATCTGGTCTTCTTCCTCCTCCTCCTCTACTACCTTCCTTTTGCTTTTTTGCTTTGCTGGCCGTTTTTTTGTCTTTTCCTTGACTTCAAGTGCTACGTTCTCTTCCTCTTCCTCCAAGTCTTTTAGACTTTCGTGACTCTTCACTTTCCTGCGCTTTCTAGGTTCACTAGAAGTTGGCGACGCTATACGCCTACGTGACTTTGAAGGGGTATCGTGTGCACGCTGTCGTGCATGATTAGACGGGAATAGCCTAGCAAGGAACTTGCGATACTCTTTCATGTCCATCTCGTCGTGCAGCTCTTCGTCGTCGGTCTCGCTGTAGTAGGAAGAATCGTCACCATCAGAGGACTCCGATGACTCACGGAGCTTGTACTCTTGTCTCTTCTCACGCTTGCTAGAGCGTGTGTTATAGCGACTGGGTTTATTCGAATCCTTTGGCATGCTATTTGTTGGTTATGTTCTTACTCTTATGTCACTTTGTAACGATTCAATTTTGTAATCTAAAAACAACCTTACGCCAAAAGGATACATTATTACTCCAAAAATTGCATCGCCTAAACAATCTAAATATAGATCTTATATATAAGAAGCATGGCTCAGAGAACCGCAGGAACAATTCAGCAATCAAAAGCTTCTCGTATCATCGGTATACAGTTCTCCATTCCATCTCCTGAAGAGATTCGGAACGGATCTGTCGCCGAGATCACGAGTAGGGACACATATGTCAATAACAAACCGGTAATAGGAGGTTTATTCGATCCGAGAATGGGTGTGCTTGAGCCCGGGATGATTTGCCCTACTGACGGATTGGACTATATGCAGACTCCAGGATATTTCGGTCATATCGAGTTAGCTACCCCATTGTTCCATATACAATACCTTACTACAGTGATAAAGGTCCTTCGTTGTGTGTGTTTCAAGTGCAGTAAATTACTTATTAGTAAGGACCAGTACAAACAAGCTCTTGAAATGCCGGCAGAAGCCCGATGGAACTTCGTTTTCGACCATGCTAGCAAAGTGGATAGGTGCGGAGACAAGACTAGTGACGGCTGCGGTTGTAAGCAGCCGAGCAAAATCAAGAAGGAAGGTTTCGCTACCATGGTTGCAGAGTGGAGCAAGATGAAGAATATGACCGCAGAAGAAGCCGATGCGATGTCTCTAGTACTTACACCGGAGATATGCTTGAAGATCCTACGAAGGATCTCAGACGAGGATGTCGAGTTCATGGGATATAGTGCAACCTGGTCCCGTCCTGACTGGATGATTTGCCAGGTACTAGCTTGTCCACCACCAGCAGTGAGACCGTCGGTCAAGCATGATGCCCAGCAGAGGAGTGAGGATGACCTAAGCCATATAATTGTCAACATTATCAAGACAAACACGACCCTTCGTGAGAAAATCCAGGGTAATGCACCAGGCAATGTTATTAATGACTGGCGCACTCTGCTTCAATATTATGTTGCCACACTTGTTGATAACAGAATCCCTGGAGTCGCGGCCTTCGCCCAACGTTCTGGACGCCCACTTAAGTCTGTCAAGGAGAGGTTGAACGGCAAACAAGGTAGAGTCAGGGGTAATCTCATGGGTAAGCGCGTAGATTACAGTGCAAGATCGGTGATCACACCTGATCCTAATCTGTCTATTCGTGAGCTAGGCGTACCACTCAAGATCGCCATGAACATCACTAGACCGGTTCGTGTCAACAAGCGCAATATCTCATTCCTAACGACTCTTGTCCAGAATGGTCCACAGAAACACCCTGGTGCAAAAATCCTCGTCCGCAGGAGCGGTGAACAGATCTACCTAGAAAATGTAGACCGTGATTCGATTAAGCTTTATGAGGGTGATGTCGTTCATAGACATATGATAGACGGCGACGCGGTGCTCTTTAACCGTCAGCCTACGTTGCATAGAATGTCAATGATGTGTCACATCGCCAAGATCATGCCTCAAGGCGATACATTCCGAATGAATGTCGGCGATACTAAGCCGTACAATGCTGATTTTGATGGAGATGAAATGAATATGCATATGCCCCAGGACATTGAGTCTGTAAGCGAACTTCTGAACCTGGCAGCAGTACCATGGCAGATCATTAGTCCTGCTAACAACTCTTCGATCGTTGGCATCTTTCAGGACTCCCTCCTTGGTGCCTACAGAATTACTAGAAACGACATTGACTTCTCCCAGAGGGAGGCTATGAATCTGCTTATGGCATACGATAAAGTTGATGCTGGGAATCTTCCATCCAAAGGAAGGGTTAGTAGCTTTGACGTGATCAGCCAGATCCTGCCACCCCTATCTATCAAGTACGAAACGAAGCACTTCAAACAGACTTGCAAAGAAGACGACAAGGTCAACTTCAACAAGATTCTTGAGATCCAAAATGGTACGTACATTCGTGGTCAAATGGAGAAAGGGGTTCTTGGATCGGGTTCTAAGGGTCTGATTCACAGGATCTGCAACGATTTTGGTAATATGCATGCGGCTGCATTCATTGACGATCTTCAAAACATAGTTACCGAGTACATGAAGACAAGTGCTTACAGTGTAGGTATTAGTGACCTTATCGCTGATGACGAGACAAACAGAAAGATCGCAGACGTCATTACGTCAAAGAAGCGGGATGTTCAGTCGCTCATTGACCAAACACATCTTGGCATTTTCGAGAACAAGAGCGGTCGATCAGATGAACAAGAGTTTGAGACACAGATAAACAACGTTCTTGGCAAAGCGCTCAGTGACGCTGGTCGTATCGGACTTGATAGCTTGAGTGAGGACAATCGATTTGTCATTATGGTGAAGGCTGGATCAAAGGGTTCAGAGATCAACATTTCGCAGATGATCTCATGTCTTGGTCAGCAACACGTAGACGGAAAGCGTGTGCCATACGGCTTCGAAGACAGAACTCTTCCTCACTACACGAAGTTCGATGACTCGCCTGGTGCAAGAGGTTTCGTTGAGAACTCATTCATCGGCGGTCTTACCCCACAGGAGCTGTTCTTCCACGCCATGGGTGGCAGAGTCGGCCTCATCGATACTGCAGTCAAGACTTCCCAAACTGGGTACATCCAGCGTCGTCTTGTTAAGTCACTAGAAGATTTGAAAGTAGAGTACGACATGACTGTTAGGAATAACAAGCAGAAGATCATTCAGTTTGCGTATGGCGATGACAGCTTCGACACGGTGAAAGTTGAAAGTCAGAGGCTGCCGTTGTCGCACATGACACTCGAAGATATCTATGCACACTTCCAGGCTCCATCGGATAACATGAAAGATCCCGCATACTTAGCGGCATTCACCGCCGCCGCGCTCAAGAGAATCAGAAAGCAGAAGAAAGAGCTAGCTGCACGCACAAAAGACATGATTGATTTCATGATCGCCCAAAGAGGCGAAATACTGGAAATGGTCTTCAGAGACCGCGATGGGTGCAATGTGAATCTACCAGTAGCATTCCAGCATATCATCAAAAACATTCAGGGACAGCAGCTGATTAACATGAACTCCATGTCTGATATATCTCCAATGGAAGCATTTGAAATCATAGATGATACGTTCAAGCAGCTAGTGGCATTAAAGCACGTCGCGCCTACCGAGTTATTCAAGGTCGCATTCTATTACAATATGTCACCCAAACACCTGTTGATGGTAAGACGCTTCAACAGGAAGGCGTTAGTCGCTCTTACTACCGAGATAATCGCATCATACAAGCGTGCGCTAGTTGCACCAGGCGAGATGGTGGGCATCATCGCGGCGCAGAGTATTGGTGAACCTACTACCCAGATGACGCTTAACACGTTCCATTTCGCGGGCGTTGCATCGAAATCAAACGTCACACGTGGCGTTCCTAGGATTGAGGAGATCCTCTCGCTTTCGGAGAATCCCAAAAACCCTTCGTGCACTATTCACCTTATCCCTGAAGAAGAGCTTGATCAGGCTAATACCCAGAGGATCATGAACAGAATTGAACATACAAAGCTCAGGGCTATCGTTTCTGAGATCACTATCTGTTTCGATCCCGATGACGGTGAAACACTCATCGATAGCGATGCGCTTCTCATGTCGCAGTACAAAGAGTTCGAGTCGATCCTTGCAGGTTGTCTCGCGGACCAGGAGCAGCCAAAGAAAGACGGCGACAAGTCGAAATGGATTATTCGCATGGAGATGAATGCAGAAGAGATGCTTGACCGCGGTATCACTATGGAAGATGTCAACTTCGCTATCCGAAATGTATACAGAGAGGATGTAACGTGTGTGTTTAGCGATTACAATGACGACAACCTGGTATTCAGACTCAGATTATCAGCTGCTATGAAAAAGAAGAGCAGCAAGAAGAAAGACCCGCTCGATCAGCAGGACGAGATATATCTTCTCAAGAGCTTCCAGGACCAGCTTCTAGATAACTTGGTGCTGAGAGGTATCAAGGGCATCGACAAACTGGTACCCAGAAAGATCACAGACAGCATGATCTTGGAAGATGGTGCTTATGTCAAGAAAGAAACCTGGGTGCTAGACACAGTTGGCACTAATCTTATCGGTCTATTGGCCTTGGATTACATCGACACCAAACGCACGTACACGAACGATATCCAGGAGATATATCGCACACTAGGCATTGAGGCAGCCAGACAGGCTATATTCAATGAGATCTCGGAGGTGATCGAGTTCGATAACACATACATCAATTACCATCACTTGAGTCTCCTATGTGACAGAATGACATGTAATGACAAGATGGTCTCTGTCTTCCGCCATGGCATTAATAATGATGACATCGGACCGATTGCCAAGGCATCGTTCGAGGAGACTCCCGAGATGTTCTTGAAAGCAGCCAGGCATGGCGAATTGGACCCGATGAGAGGTGTATCAGCTAATGTCATGTGTGGTCAAGAAGGATACTTCGGTACAAACGCGTTCCAGGTTGTGCTTGACACAGAGGCTCTCAGCTCGATCAAAGCCGAAGTACAAGATGAAGTCGACTCATCGAAACTTATCGAGGACGCATTCGGGAACATAAGTAACCCCGATGATCCATGCGCTATCTCCAATCTCGCCATCACAACTAATATCGATACCATCAAGCCTGAAGATATGGGCACTGGCGGAGACAATTACGACATGGGAATCTAATAACAATACAAAAACAGAACAGTAGTCCATATTTTTTCTTAAAACTATGGACATTAATCACTTAATTCTCCTTCCCAGCTAGGACAAGTTTCTTATTGAGCTTTCTTGCCTTCTGCTTTGGGGCAGTTTCTTTTTTCTCGATGGTGTCAACAACGACTAACTTGCGCCTGACGTTTTTCAACCTGAAGTTGCTAAGGAACATAGCAATACCATCCGTAGTAGGAGCATCTTGTATAGCACTTCTTATTTCCGTGCTTACATCGCCTATGGGGATTTTGGCATTGTTCCCGGCAACTAGTAAACGGAACTTGGGTATTCCATTCGTTCTGGTCCCCGGGACTTTCACGAAAAAGAACGAGTTAGAACCATCCGAGTGACCAAGCATAATCGGCTTCTGGTTCTCAGGAAGCTTCGTGGGAGAATAGAACACTACCGGTATGTTGAGCCTCGCTGCAAGAATCCAAACATCCAATAGAGTTGCATAGTAATCCTCGCTCATGACCAAGTCCTGAATTACTATCTGCGCGAGTTCCACCTGTTTGGCCATGGTCACTTTACCTTCCGCTTTCCAGGTATCGATCACTCCTTGAGGATACTCGCTGTATAGCTGGCTGTATTCATCTGCCAACATCTCTTTTATCTCATTGAAGCTATGCCCTTTATCAGACGGGGAATTAGCTTCTTTGATAGTCTGAACAACGTCGAATGTGCAGCGCGGTGGTGAGTCTGTGAAGACAAGTTCACGACCATCCCGAGGGAATGCATCTGCCCATTTCCCTGCAATCTTGCTGATTTTCGGTTTATCACACTGTTCGATTACTTGTTTGTTTGTAGGTATGATACGGTCGCTATATACCTGGGAATTAAGTGGGTCTACAGTATCGTAAGTGTCGAAATGAACATATTGATTCTCTACTCTAGGTACTAGATCGTCGAAATAGTCCTGATTTAACAGAGACTGCAACAATATCACCTCGTCATCGCGCAGGTTGTACTTCACAGATGAGAACGATAGAAACGCCTTTGGTTCGAATATAAATGACCTTATTCTACTATATCTCACTATCTCATCAGCTACTCTTCCGAAGTACATCTCGGAGTTGTTGACACCTGTTATAAGGTTCTTCGACGGTACGAGCAGCTGACAGCCAGTCTCGGATGTGATGCAGTATGGCTTGTCTCCACAGCGCTCTTTGTCTACCGCGCATGTCGTAACATCGATTATGTTTTCAAGCACATCATTCGGATACTCCGTGAAGCTTACCTTGTCCGACATGAGCCCTCTCACGAGCTCGTCGACGCGAGTGAGTTTCGAGTAGTATGTTCCAAGCTCGTCGTTCACTATTGATTCGATGTCTTTTCTTACAGTCTGATGTTGGTACTTACCAAGGAGCATCCTTACTGTGTTTCTGAACGTATCAAAGAACGATGATTCCATGTGGATCTTACGTACGCTTTTTATTCTCTCTACGTCTTGTTTGTTATTAGTAAGTGACTCTTTGTTCACAGCGACGTAGTCGAGGTCACTTATAGACTTCAAGTCGTCACCATATGTGTCCTGCACAGGTGGGAATATTGGAACAAACTGATCTCCCTGTGTGATTATACCTGTGATGAGACCATCATCGATCACCTTCACAGATGGTGCAACTGCTAACACTCCTTTTGACTCTTTAGCGATGCTCGTGAGAAACTTCTTTGTTTGGTCGTATTCCATCCCCTGGTACGAATCGATCCAACTGTAAGAAGACAACGATGGATCGGCCGCAGAAGGGAAACATGGGACATACCCCTTCTTGTCTCCTTTGCTGACCAACACACCTACCACTTGGCCATTGTAGTTCATCACTTGACTGTCTATCTTGAACTTCTTGAGTTTCACTATATGCACTACCTTCTCGAGATCTACATTAGTGAGGAACTTGTAAACACGAGGCTTACTGGGCAACGGACGACACTTATCATTCATCGAAATCTTTATTGTATCAAGCACCGATTTGAGATTCGGTAAGATGCCTTTGTACTTCAAGCTGAAGAGCTTAGTAATCACATATTTGGAACCTTTGTCTTCGTACGTTATTACTGGCTCGTAGAGGTCGCCTCTCTTGATCAAAATACACACACGCTTATTTACGTCGAAAAAGGTACTGGCATAATGATTCGACGGACAAATGATGTGCACGTTGTCGGTGATGTCATCACGCCGAATCTCTATGATTACCAGGTTTATTCCCTGAGCAAATACGTTATCGTTTGACATCGTCACCAAATCCCAAGTGTATTGATAATCGATCAACACGTCATCACTTTCAATGAATCGCTTGTAGTTTTCAAACGACCTCACTGCTTTCTTGAGTAGATTCAGTTCGTCGGGATTAGATCTTTCAAGGCTTTCAAATAATTGCGTGCCAGTATATTTACTTACATCGATCTTCTCACCGCTGTCGAAGATGTCTACAAGATTGCCGTTTTGTAGCCGTGTGTATTTATCAAGGTCCAATCCAGAGAGCAATGCTTCCTTCATTTTCTTTATTGTCTTCGGTGCTTCCCTCTTTCCGGGATCCGCCAATGCTGTGGCTAGTGCAGCGATGAAAGATTGGTTCTCACTGTACTCCGCGCCCATACGAATGATACATGGAGTGTCTTTCTTGATGTTAGTATCCAAGTTGCTGACCTGGCATTTTTTGTTGTCCGTATGCAGGAACTTTTGAATGGCGACCGGTAGATAACCCAGACGTTCTGGTTCTAGAGGGAACTTCTCAGGACCTTTGACGTATTCGTCAATTTTAGCCGCAAGTTTGAGCTTTCTTTTCTTTGCCTTGCGGACGGGTTTGTCATCTCTCTCATTCTCTGTCCCCGTGGGCAGACATTCTCCTCTTAGTCTAACTTGGTCAGGCTTATCCCAGTCTTTGAAACAGCAGGGCACGCACATGTTCGTACCAGGAATCTTCTTTGAGTAGAAGCCAGGCACAAGCGAGATTCGCTCTTTCTTGTCGTCCTGGTGATACTTACCGTCTAGCTCATAGATAGTTTCTCCTTCACCGACAGTTTTCGCCTTGCGTGGTATGACCTTGCCATACTTGCCGCTTTCAACTTCCTCTTCTGTAAGTGTTACATCGTCTCGTAGACTCCAGTAACGAGGACATATATAGTAATATGTAGGTTGGTCAGGAGCAGCTTTATAAGCAAGCGCTTTGCTGTAGGATCCAGGGTGCTCTCGATCGATTTTTGCCTTCTCCTCTTCGGTGAGAATAATAGGCTGTCTACGAAGATTTGATGGACAGGTTCGTGAGTAGGCTTTCATGCCAGGTTTGTCTTCTTTCAGAAAAAGCATTGGCTGTCTGTCATGCAGCCTTTCATGAATAGGATTCGGATGAAGTGTCATTCCTGTGATGTCGCGTAGCGGCTGATCATATGCTGTTCTTGCTCCGCCTTCTTGATCTTCGTCGTCATCGTCTTCGTCCTCCTCATCACTATCGCTTTCATCAAGTAACATATTCAGCATCGCATTTTGAGCAACCTCGTCTTTCTCGACTTCTTCATCTGCACCGAATACAAGCGCTTTCACCTCGTTGTTCGGTTCTTCAAGAGGCGCAACTACATCATACTTTGTCTTCTCTTCCGTTTCTTTACGAGACTTGCAAAGCGCCTTGATTCGCTCGGCAGGCACCGCGGTGACATCTGGATCTTGTGTCAAGATCAGTAACGAAGATAAATACAGCGGTATCGTCTCGAGATACCCGATTCCGTCTATCCCTTTCACTATAACCATAAGGTTTGATGTGAGAGGCTCCTTCATCATTATTGTTTCAAAACCAGGATTGCTCTTTATCTTCATGCGCCTTCCCTTGAATGCGTCTTGAACGATCTGCTGTTTCGATAAGAAGTCGACGAGTTTTTCTCTGGCTGCTTCAAGGTTTTTGATGTTGAAGTTTTCCATCAAACTTGCGATGACCTCAACGTCACTAGCGCCTTGATTCAATTTCTGCACCAAGAATGCTTCTTGACTGTCCATAAGATTGTAATTCGCAACTCTCTTGAATCTCATCTGTGCGCCCTTGTTGATGTCATAACTGACAATGTTGAACAAACTAGACAAGCATCCGGAAACAGATTTGAGATCCATCTTGCGCTTCAGTGGCGCCCTAACTACGTACTCCATATCCACGATCCTAACCGAGCTGTCGTAAATTGAGGTGAACTCGTTCATTGTATAGCCTCTCTGCTCTAAGAACTCTTTTACGACCTTTATAACTGGGTTGCAGTTTGCAAGGAGTGACTGGTTTATCTCGGACACGCTAATCGCACTAGGGTAGTTCGCAGCAATGGTAATCGCTCCATCTGCCTGAAAATCCAATATAAGACTTGTACTTCCAACGTCTTCTCTATTCTCCATAACAACTGATACCTGTTTGGACTTTCCGACACTTTTCATGGTCTTGAATATCGTTCCCTTAGAGAGATAAGGTATCTTCTTGCCATTTGTCGCCACCTTGTCGGCGTAGAGACGGTATATCTTTTCTTGCCTTTTCCCTGGATTGTATTTTATTAGAGGCCGATGCTCGTCAGCATGAATAAGTTTGAAGACAACATCAAGCGGCAGGTTATATGTGTAGCTAGGACGGATTTCTAGTGCAATTGACTTTATGCCTTGCTCTAGTGTCTCCATCTCTTCCCTTTTTTGTTCAAAGACGTCGTAGAATAGGTTGACTCTCTCCACGTTGCTTTTCCACGCCTCGTCGCGCAATAGCCCTCCTGTCTCTGCCTCTAGCTCCGGTCGTCTGGCAGAGAGATCTCCGCTATTCATGATGCCTAACTCAGCTAGATATGGAAAGTATACCTGTACCGTCGTATCTTGTGCCAGTCCATTATCATTAGCGAACTCTAATACGTCCTGAGCAAGACACACAAACAACGTATTGTTTGCAATAGGAAACGTCTCCATCAGAAGATTATGGTTTGTTGTGGCGATCATGTCAGAGGAAAATTGCTTGAGAAAGTCGTCATATTCAACAACGGAGTATGGATTTACCGAGTAAGGAAAAGACTTCTCAACAGCTACGAACTTCTGACCAACAGGTTTTGAAACAAGTCGAGGAGAGATAGATGGTAAATCAAGTGCGATAATATCGTCATAAGAGTACACCTCTTTCACTTCGAGTTCATTTACGTTTGCGTCGTCGATATTGAGGAGAAAGTCAACAAGTCTTTCTCTTGTCAGATCCAGTTTACCATCTTGTGTCAACGTCTGAAATACCGTCGCTGCATCAAGTTCTTCTTCGCCTTTCGCAAATAAATATGTCCCAGAATAGATCGCGTTGATGTCTGGCGAGGCGGATATGATCTTCTTTTTGACGGTTTCAACAGTGTCGTCGGGATGTATCTCACCATCAACGAACACAATCTTAGAACCGTCATCTGCGATTTGTTCAAGTTCAAGATCGCTGAATACTCCCTGAAACAGTTGATTTTGTGGCTCTAGTTCAAATAATCGTTCAGTGTCCATCTCTGGTTTGCCAACCAACCGACTGCCAATGAAAACCAGCACTTGACTAACCTTATTGTTCACTGTATACGCTACTTTGTAGACACTGGACATCGTATATAAAGATATGGCGATAATATTCCTATACGGAATGCAACTCAAAATGATTGCTGCAGTGACAAAGAGCATGGGAATAGGGTACAATGGCATGCTCCCATGGAAGGTACCTGCTGACCTTTCTCATTTCTCGAGAACAACTATAGGCGAAGGAAGAAACGCTATCATTATGGGAAGGAAAACATGGGAATCGTTACCTGTAAAGCCACTACCTAAAAGAATTAACATCGTCCTTACTACGGATAGCAGCTACTCTGTCGGAACGACCGCATCAATAGCCTCTTCACTAGACGATGCTATAAGCCTATCGATCGCAGGGGGTGTGAACGATGCATGGGTTATCGGAGGAGAGAAAGTATACGAAGAGTTCATCAAGGAGCCGCTTCTACAGGAATGCGTCCTGACACACCTTGATTTCGACACAAAGTGTGATTCTTTCTTTCCTAAACTCGACGTTTCATGGTCAAAGGTTGAAGAATATCCTGTAGCGCATAATCACAGCCATCGTGTGGTGCACTATAGACGTGACTCACTCGAAAATGAGGAGACATTAGTTGCTTAGCAACGGCGGCACCAATCATGATGTATATGATACATTCACATCATGACGTTCACCTTACCTACTTGTCGTAGTAAGGGTTGTCGGTAATATCCATTCCACAGTACTCCTTTGGTTTTCTAGAGTAGTCTACCGGTGTATATATCCCGATTTGTTCAGCTTCCTGTAAAAGGAACTTGAAATTGGTCCAGAACTCATCGGTATGGCCGATGCTTAGAGTGGCAACGTGTGCAAGCTCATGGATTGCAACAAACATTAGTGTATTTCGATCTATAAGGCCTCCTTTGCCACTGCGTTTCTTATCGAGACAAAAAGCAATCTTCTCGCCTTTGTTTTCACTGTACGCAGTGAACTCGCTTGTAGGCAGTGTTTCTGTTATCTTTTTAGGATTGAACCCTTCTACCAGTCTTTTAACGTTTCCTCTATCGGGGAATGTCTTGCCGCAGTGAGAAACAAGAGACGTCATTCCATTCGCGGTACTTGCAAGTAGGTCGGCAGCAAGCTCTAATTTGCCTCGCTCGCGCACACAGTATTTTTTGCCGTCTATGTCTGATATTATGCACTTCAAATTGAAGTAATCAGATTCTCTGTAGAACTTCACTGCTAGAACAACAGCAAGTACCACCATTAGATAGCCCCAAATGTTCACTTCCATTATGTAATAAACATATATTAAACCATATCGATTGATATTATTAGCGTCATGGTTTGGATAATTTAATTATTGGGGACCACATCCGATCTCTAGAGGCACACGCATCAAGTCGGGCTCAATTGTAGTGTTCAACCAAGGACTAACCTTCGATGTTGGGTTAGGAGGCTCGGAACGGACCTGTAAGTTAGCATTACGCAGAGAGCTTCCTACAGTGTCGATACCGGTGTGGTATCCTGCCTTAAGAAGGTTCACGTTCTGAAAGTCCTGGGATCCAGAAGGGTTCAATCTGGCCCACTCGTTGTTCTGGTCCTTAGGAAGAAGGTCGGAAGCGTCTGGCACGTTTCCTGCGCTGCAGCTAGGAGGAAGTCCTTTGGCAGAGCCACTTGGCATGGACACTGCAGAGAACTGGCTGTTCTCACCCATAGGGTCGGCTGGCTGCGCTGTGCCTGCGTCAGCATCATCCCACACTTGCTGGGGGGTAGGAGACGTACTGTCTCTACTGCCCTTCATTCCCTGCTGAAGAACAGCATCACTCTTTTCACCAGAATGACGGAACACTAGATAGATAAGAAGCACTGCGCCTAACAAGGCTAGACCATGATGGACCTTGAATTGTTTTTGGAGATCTCTCAGGAGCGTCATCGTTATATATTATGCTCTCGAAAAAATATAGCGATTGCGTTGCGTTTTGCTTAACTATGAAGACTATGTTAGACTTCGCTCCCTTCGAGTTCTTCATCCGAATCATCAATATCATCTAACATGTACTTCGTCTTAATCTCTCGTGCTTCAAGAAAAGCCTGCATTGCTGCTTTTCTCATCTCTCTCGCTTTCTCACGAGCTGCCTTATATATCTCGAAAAATATCTCGTTTGGCCGTCTCAATGAGATACTAGATTCTTGGTCGATATTCGAAGTAATGTCCACCTCTTTCAGTCCGTCATCAGAATCACAATTCGCCTTTACTTCGGTCGCCTCAATGTCTACCTCTTCCAACTCTGGTATTTTATCCTTAACAATCGATGTCTCCACATTCACAATCACATCCTCTTCAGCTTCAGCTTCAGCTTCAGCCTCCCCATCTTTGCTAGCATCATCATTAACGTCTTCACTCTCGTCGCCTTTGCCGTCATCATCTTCGTCATCTTCGTCATCTTCGTCATCTTCATCATCTTCATCTTCACTGTCTGATTCCGGAAACAACTCGACCTCTTCTAAATGTGATTGATCTGCGTCAGTAATATCGAGATGTATAGGTTGTTCTTCCTCAACCACCTCCTCATCTGCCTCTGATGTTCCTTGACTAACATCGAACTTAATTGTAGGTGCATTTTCGTCCTCAATTACGCTTAATCCTGGCTTAACTGTTCGTTTGATCATACACGAAACGTTCTTCGGTGCATCCTGAACTAACATAGATTGGACTAGTTTGATCTTAACGTCGAAACTCCTAGAGGCTAGTCTAACTCCCTCAATCTCAACCAACGGGATTATTTTGGAGTCTGCTCTAATCGCATCAGCGTCGATAACGGTCTCAGACTCATCATAGAAGTTACACTTATATCCATTGCTCTGCCTAGACTGGTCGATATAAACACGGATCATATGGAACTTTCCGCCTTTATATAGTCTCGACACCGGTGTCATCATGTTTTCCAGATCCCCATCTGTGACGTCGTTGGAAAACCAAAGATGCTTCTTTGCTCCTATAAGTTCCCTGCATCGTGACTCTAGATTTTCGACCCAGTTGGTTAGTTGAGCAGATGTGGCTGTATCGTACAAGAGGTCCATATACGCTACTTTTCGTGTAGAAACGACGCCTGCTCTGCTTGTAGCTAGTGGTAACTGAACCATTACCGGACCGTCATTCGCAGTCAACTTCGTGAAGAAAGATCCACCTCCCTGCATTTGGGAAGGGTTTCCTAGAGTAAGGACATTAAATGGGAAGCTCTCATTAGGTTCGTAACTCGTCATTGTATCACTTTCAGACTATAATTGCTCGATTGAAACTAATAATTTTTCTGCATTGCTAAAACAATGGACACAAGAATTGCGAATGCATGCGTCAAAGTCCTTAAGCGAGAGGATGTCAAAAGTGAACTGAAACGCTTATTCACACCTATCGTGGATCTGATTCTGGTCGACATATACCCGTACATATACCTCTCCCTGATATTCGTTGTTATCAGTTTCGTTCTACATTTAGGGATATTTGTTCTATTATTGCGGAGCAAGCCAGAGGTACTATCAACAAGTGCGTAATTTTCTAAGGCTATAATATAGATGTTTGGAAAAATCGCAGACTCAGTTAAGTCGGCTATAGCTGACCCAGATACTAAAGGTGGACGACCATCTACCACCACCACAACACAGTCGGGAGGCAAGCGCCGAACCAAGACCGCTAAAAAAAGCAAGACGAAGAAGTCTAAGGGAAAGAAGTCCAAGGGAAAGAAGTCCAAGACAATGAAGAAGAAGTCCAAGAAATGCAAGAAGTGTGCTCCTCGTCCTTGTCACTGCAGACGCCGCCGTGGTGGTGGAGTTCTAGCTACCGCTGCTCTACCTTTTGGCATCTTTGGCCTCCAGAAGTTTTTCCAGACCAGACGTGGCCGTAAAGACTTGAAGAGTGCTTCCAAGACCATCGGAAAGACGTCTAAGCGAGCAATCAAGAGCGTGAAGAAGCTATATAAGTAAATCCATATCTAGTATTTGATAACAATGCATATGGATTATAGTTCAAACAATATAGACAATAATGTCCAATGTTTCTATAATGAGTAGTTTTCAGGACAGCATTAAGACGTGGGTTGACATCGATAATCAATTGCGTATTGTCAACGATAGAGCGAGAACATTGAGAGATGCAAAAAAGAATCAGGAAGAACAAATCCTTAGTTATGTAGAGACGAACAACCTAAGCAACGCCGTTGTCAACATATCCGACGGCAAACTCAAGTTCGCTTCCTCCAAACAGACCGGTTCACTCACCTTCAAACATGTAGAAGAGTGTTTGGGCAAGTGTATACAGAGCGAGGAATCCGTGAAAAAGATTATGAAGTATATCAGAGCAACAAGACCGTCGAAAAGCGTTACGGACATAAAACGATCGTACACAAACACAGATAAATAAAAACCATGTCTATAATATACTAATATGGATGTCTTCACCCCAGCAGACCTAGTGGTTTATCGTAAAGAAGGCGGATTATGCGCAGGAGGATTTAAGTTGAAAGGCGCAATACTCAATAGCGGCAACAAATGCAAAGCACTAGATCAATTCGGTATACCGGCTGGTCTAGCATATATGCAAAGAGAGAAAACAGCGAAATACGATTGCCCTAGCAAATCCGATATACTACCCGACGAAGTCCTACACGAGCTTTTGGACTTAGCATCGATTAAGCCTGAGAAAAAGAAGAAAAGAAAGAAGAAGCAAACAAAGACCAAAAAATACTCTAAAGGCGGCAAGCAGACTAAGCGTCGCAAACCGTAGGATAACAATATTGTCGTACTATCAACACTATTGTTTCATTTATAGGATACTCCAGTTATTGTTGTTAAACGGAGCAACCGCAATGTCAGGTAGCTTATCCCTCCAGTAATCTACTCTTTTGTCGAACGCGGCTTGGCGTCTCGTTCTAGGATATAGAGGGGCTGTACGCATGTCCTCTGCTTCCTGCTGGGTGATCCTTGGTCTATATCCATAGCAATTCACACCAAATCTGACGTTCGGATTATCTATAAAGCCTCCGTTTATTCCTGGACGGCCACAGTCGTGTTCGTGACCCTCAACCTTCTGGAGGTAAGCCCATTTGTCATATTGCGTAGGGTATAATGCCATCTGGCCGTCTGACCATCCGAAGCTGCACCAGTCTGCTCCTTTGTCGTATGCCTTTTGCATCTCCTTCACCGACGCTAACCGTCCGCCGTAAGCAGAACACATTGCCTTCGCGTCCTCATAACCATACTTATTGCCAGGTACATGGAACACTTGCTTTGCCAGCTTTATTTCTGGAACTGTACTAGGCTGTGATGTCTCATCACCCGCTAAGTCTTGAGGATCGACTATAATGTCTATCTCGGGGGTGGCAGAGAACAGATTCTTAATGCTAGCTGTCACATCCATATTGAATACGTATGACATGCCGTTAAGAAGGATCAATAGGACGAAAACACCCCATAGAAGAACTTCCATGAATATTATGCCCTTCCCTGCTCTGGCACCTGCTTCAGCTAGACTGGCATCGCCGGTTGCTACTCCTAAAGTGGCAAACAACGTGTAATAACCGATAATAATTACTGACATCACTATCAGCACCATTGGATTGCCCGCGATTTCGTTGAGATAGGTCGTTGAGTACGGAACACCCGTTATAGAGTTCATGTTGATGTCCATGGTATAATTTAAACCTCTATTTTATTTTCCTGTAGAACAGGCAGTATGCCTGGGAACTTACTACACGACTTGTTGATACGTCTGAAATTATAGTATCATTGAAGTTCTTCCACTTGTCTTCCCCTACCAGTACATTCGCCGTATAATGTCCACCAAGCGCTCCTCCTGAATGATTACATACTCCATATAATCGATAGATGTAAGACTCCTTGTTGTATCCATGTACATACTTCCTAAGGTCTAGCTTAGATAAATCCACATCGACAAGTCTATTGTCTTTGCGTCCAGTGTATCCCCATCGCTTCAAACAAACTACCAGTACTGTGGGTAGACTCCAAAATATCACTCCCATGTCTACATCTTGTTTCTTCTTCTCTTTATCGTTGTACCACGCATTGTCTCCTTCTAGACGCTCTTTTCGCGTGTACTCGTCAAAACAGGCTTCTATAGTAGTAGGCCCCGAAACAGACGGCAGTGGCAAGCTTAGCATAAAAAACGGTTCTGGTCGTACACTCAATGATTTACCATCGGAAATAGCAGAGATGCTTGACACTTGGATGCCGCACAACAGCTTCACCATATCTGAATAGTCGTCTGCATACATCTGCCTCATCATCTTATAACACTCGGTTGCCATTAGGTCCTTATCATTCTTCGCAAGTCCACTTATCGTCATGTTAACAGATCGCGACACAGCCATATGGAAGCCGTCCAGCATAAACATGAGGAACTCTTGAATATCGTTCTGTGCAAAGGACGAAAATAGCTCGATGTTTTTTAATTTTGACACGCGCTGCACTGCCTTGACAAATCCCCAAGGTGCCACAGTACAGTTCTTTTCCCACATGAGACGACGAAGTTTGTCCCATTCTATCAGTAGCAGAGACTCGGGAACATTATTGAGACGCTTTTCGTATGTTCCTTCATCCAAGTAGTCACTTAGCTCGTATGTATGAGACAGAATCTGCGCTATAGAGTTTAGATAGCACGTATTGCCACAGTTCTGCAGACCAGTTAGTCCTGTGCCAGGCACATTTTCACGTTTCATATCAGTCATATATCGCTGTACTCTATTACTTAGTACCTGTTTAAACGGCTTTATCATCACTTAAAAACTATCGATGAATAACCAGTAACATGGGGGAAAGAATAGACAGTGAATACATCGAAACAGTGATATCTTCACAACGCCTACTAACTCAAATCGTCAACCTCCTCGCGGACCAAGACGAGCAGGTTCGGCGCATATATGCAGATAGTAGGCGAGACCTGGAACAGCTAGAGGATAATAATCGCAACGGCATGTACTACAATCGTGCCCGGACTAGACGTTTCAGTGATATGCGTAACAACTACGATAACTACGATAATCTGAATACCGCCTACTACAGCAATATCAATGCCAATACTAATAACCGTTCTGCCAATAACAACGATAACTATGACCGTGCATACTCAAGACATCTCGCTACACCGGTGACTACAAGAACAGAGATAAGGCAGCGCCGTGTTGTACCGGTTAGCCGAAGACGAACAAGGGATGGTGAGCCAATAACAGAAACCAATTCATCTGTTAACCTCGCTAATCTGCTTGCTACTGCTCTTATGAGTGAAGTAGGCGGCAATTTGAGTCCCGTCGTGGTAAGACCATCTGATAGAGTGATTGCGCAGGCGACTGAAACAATACCATACTCTACACTGCCTGAAAACGATCTCGTTCCTGCATGTCCTATATCACACGAGACGTTTTCGGAGACAAGTGCCGTTATGCGGATACGTGCTTGCGGTCATTACTTCACTCCTGAATCTCTGAGAACATGGTTTGCCGGCAGTGTCAGGTGCCCTATATGCAGACACGATATACGAACCGACCTTCCTAACGAACATCATGTAATGAATGATCATGATTCAGAACACGAAGACGAAGCCGAAGCCGAAGCAGGCACAGGACAAGACGAAGCCGAAGCAGGCACAGGACAAGACGAAGCCGAAGCAGGCACAGGCACAGGACAAGACGGAAACCTAGCGGAAAGCAGTCCTCAACCTACAAGTACCGACACGACGATGAACGATGAAGCCCATGGAGAAGAACATACTTTCATTACTGGAGGCAACCCTATGCTCGAGATTATGAACGCCCTCCGCAGAGACATGGAAGCAAGTGGTTCTGCGAATCCTTCTACACTGACATACAGCATAGACGTCGTTCCATACACGATATCACCTGATTTATCTGGTTCATCGCATGATGAGTCCAATTCTGGTCCCAACTGACTGAGAAGGTAGAGACGCTGGAAGAGTAGCTTGTCTTTTCACGTTCTTGCGCTTAGCCGTCTTTGGTTTTGGAGCCTCAATCTTGGGTTCCTCAATCTTGGTAGTTGCCGTATATTTCGGAACCGTAGCCAATCGAGAGATAGGGTTGCCTGCAACAGCTATATCTACGACCTCAATATCATCACTCCCATAGAGATCATACAGCTGCGGGATCCCAGAACCGTCTTCATCAATCTCGTCGATCACGAATGTTATATTGTCATTCATCTAGAATGACAGTATATTTTACTCCGCGCCACAAGACAATGATCTTTGTCTTAACGTGCACTTTTCTTGGAATACGGTGTATCTACCGAGTGAGTCACGGTTTGTTACGTTCTTTGTCTCGTCAGGATAGCCCTGTTGGTTAGAGATAAACCGTGTATACGGGCCATCTGTAAAATCATGACCGTAATGGGTGTGTCCTGATATACACACAAGTTGGCTTCTTGGAGAGATAGGCAGCGAAGAGCCGAACTCCATAGCTTTCTCTACTGGTTCATTCCTATGCCTCAACTGTCGGATTCGCTCAGGGTCGACTGTAAGAGGATAGTGTGTGACAACAATTGTCGGAATATCAGGGTTGTAGTTATCCGTAAGCCACTTTACAGAGTCTTCATGTAATTTATTGATACCATCGATACCAATCTTCTCTAAAACAGGTCCTCCATCTTTGTAGACTAACTTTTTGACTTTCTTTGGACTAGACACTGATGTATCAGGAGGCAATTCGGACCACATTGTCGCGCCAAGAACCCTATATCCACCTAGAGTAGTTTCCTCCTTCTCGAGAAACTCGATATTGTCGAACTCCGCGAAGAAGTTCCTATACGAGCTAAGAGTTGATTCGTAGTGAGTCTGATTGGAGTAGAACTCGTGGTTGCCCATCACGTATACTACTTTATCCCAGTTTTTGGACACATAGTCGATGAAGCCATTAAACCCCCTTTTGTTGATATTACCAATATCTCCCGCCAACACTAAGTATGGAGCTACGGATCTCAGTCTTGGGAATCCTGAGTAACACTCCAGATGACAATCAGACAGCACTTGTATCTCCATGTCTGTAGATTGTGAACATTATTTCTTTATATCTTAGTACGGTATCCTCGAACTATGCATGTTTATCTACTATATAGTAGGTATATGTACAAGTGTCTATACAACCTCTATGTAGAGGCGTCTAAACAAACATACTTTTTTACACACTTTCTCATTCTCAATTCCTAGGAATACATTCAAAATACCTCAAAATCCTTCTCAAAAAATCAAGATTGAAAACGTGTTTCAAAACACCTGTTTATCATGACGCTTGTAGTAGAAAACATCATTAAATTGTCAAAATTGATGGAGGAGTCTATGGAGGACTGAAAAAAAGGTACTAAAACGCCTGCGCGCGCCTCCATGTATTAAAATCTAAATGGTGACTATATGGTGACTAATGGTGACTTTTTAGGGCCGAAAGCGGCCGAAAGCGGCCCACATGAATATCATTGTAAAAAGTGTGACTATATTACGTCTCATTTGAGTCATTGGAAAAGACATATTAAGACGAAGAAACACAATGGTGACTCAATGGTGACTAATGGTGACTCTTTAGGGCCGAAAGCGGCCGAAAGCGGCCGCAAAAGCACGAAACACTCTAACTCTTGCCCAGAACTTGCATCGCCGTTACCTGAACCCAAAGAACAAAAAAATAACCTCATACCAGAAAAAGCAAAAACTGTAGGCAACAGGTGGACATGCTCTTGTGGTAGAGGATACAAATACAAACAAGGTTACTACAGACACAAGGCAAAATGTGACGCTGACGTGGATAATGTCGTCGTGCACGATGAAGACAACTCATATGAACTCCCAGATGTTAACCTTCTTTACCAAACAATGAACAAGGTCATGGAGCAGAATAGTGCTCTAATGAAAATGGTCACTGAAGGAGGCAACAACCATCATAACACCACTAATAGTCATAATGATAATAGAACATTCAATATATCTTTCTTCCTCAATGAACAATGTAAAAATGCTCTCTCGATCCAAGACTTCGCCAGGTCTCTGCAGAACGATTTGCAGAGAGATCAAGATTTGATATGTGGTGATCCTTCTCGAATCACTAATATCATATCCAGAAAGTTAGAAGGGCTATCACAGATAGAACGTCCATTGCATACACATGATGCTAAGTGGTATGTCAAAGACAACGAAGAAGGTTGGGAAGACGATCAGAATGGCAAGGTTGTTGATGTTGTTAACAGGGAAATCAGTCGTGATGCTCTCTCACGCATACCGGAAAAATACCCGAACTGGCGCGATAGCTCACACAGAGATTCTGCTATGTATGCGGAGGCCGTCGCGGCAGCTACGAAAGACCTCGACGTCAGTGACAAAAGAAAGGTCATGAGAAATCTCCGTAACAAATGCACGATACGTGACTAAGAGAAAAGGCGGTGCCCTTTCAATTTCACCCTGATTTGTAATTTAAACGCTATCGCTATCACTGCATGTTAGCGTGCTTGTGCTCGGACTCCTTGAACACAATGAACGCCGGATAGACCCGTTTGATATCGATTTCTTTAGTAAGACCAGGTCTTTTCTGACCTCTTCTTCGTCTGTGTAAGGTTTGAGCTTGGCCTCGATCTCTCTAGTACAATCTCCACATATGCAGAACACCTGGTTCCATCTATGTGGAAACACGTCTACACATGTTTTTGATGAGCATACACATGACCCGCACTTATCACACTGGTAGGTTGATTGCAAGTTGTCGCATACATTGCATTTGTCTAGAGGAGCCAATAGCCATTGGTTTACGCTACTTTCTGTAATCATAATTCAACTTTCTTTTTCAGATGCTTACACTCTGCATAAAGAAACGTTCATCAATTTTCCGTCAAGAATACAGCAGCTAGATGAATCTATGCTGCACCTCTGGAACCCAGTGACTAGTCCGGCCGTCTCCAGCCTTCATTTTGCACACATGATTCCCGAAAGGGTCTTTGTTTTTATTATAGACTTTCAATCCGTACTTGAAGCGGGTAGTTAGTTGCAAGATGAAGTAGTGCCTTGGTAGCTCCATTATAGAGTTCCATAGCCGCTCCACATATTCTTCCGGAATGTTCCCGACTAATGAATCAGGTGCCACTTTCGAATCGTATAGTATCTCGGCTTTGAGGTAGTTCCCTATACCAGCGATCTTGCCTTGGTCCATCAGAAGTTTGCTTATGTCCCAGTTACAGTATCTCTCTATGAGACTTCTCCAGTACTTCTTAGTGAACCGTGGGTCTCTCACCGTGACATCGGGTCCTAGCGCCAGAACCTTCTTTTCCATGGTGCTCCATCTTACAAACCTTATAGTTCCATAGTGCAACTGGTCTTTGAACCACATTTTCAACCCATCAGCCATCAACAGCGAAACATCGCAATGTTTCGTCCTGCTCTTCGACCATGTGCCGCTGAGACCGAGCGTGCTTAACATTGTCCAGTCGCCGGATAGGAACATCACTATTAGCTTACCGTGTGCGCCGACGCCGATTACCTCCAGTCCACCACTGCTATCGCATGCAGCAGTGAACTCGGAGTAACCGTCTGGTGGGCCATGTTTCTCATATCTCCCTCCATGTATTCGAAACGCTGATACCCTATTTGATTTCAACGTACTTTCAAGTCGTCTAGCTATTTTATGACATTCAGGACCCTCAGGCATTCTATATACTTCTAACCCAGACACCTATTATCAGAATCGATTTTCCCGATAAAAAGTATTTGTGTGGAAGCACGAACGTTAACCCATTACACTGAAGTAGTCGGCAATACTCTGATGCCCTGCTCGTTTGTTCTGGATTTTGGTAAGATATTCCTGGAATAATAGCTCTTTGACCTCCTTCTTCCTGAGACTCTCAACCTTTCTCGCATAGGCTTCCTCGTCTCCATTACACTGCTTTCTCAGGTCTTCAAGCTGCTTGTGCCACCGTCTCAATGTGAAACCTTTCTTCTTCTTGAATGCGGTCATGTTCTCGAGAACTAACGCGAACACTTGCTGAACGGGTTTCATTATCTGATTCGTTATGTAATGAGCATAATCTATTGGTAGATTGTTAGAAGCAATGAAATCGGGGGTCTCGATCTTGTCGCCCTGAAGCGCCTTTCTATCAGGGTTCGAGAAGTATGCGAAAGCAACTCTATCTCCTACGCTAGGCTTATTTCCCGGATCCCTTCTGCCAATTCGGTCAGCCAACACTTTGTGTGCAATCTGCTTTGGGTTTTTATAATGTCCTCGGAGCGACTTCGTGATGACGAGTTTGTCAAGGCCAATTTCACCATCAACTAGCGAACGAAGAGAATCTTCCAAGAATCTGGCTGCTTTCTCGATGTCCTTGTCCTTCATTAATATGTCAATAATACCGCCATATACATCTTTCACGACAGGCGCGTTATCTCTGCGCTTCAGGACGATGCCCATTGACTTACGCTTACACTTGTTGGGGTCTAGCTCATAAAGCATGCCAACGTATCTCTTTTTTGACAACAGACAGAACGGCAGGAACGTCTTCTCATACTCCAAGTCATGAGGTGCCTTGAGGAACATCGTGGCTAGCTCACCAGCTTGCTGCGCCAACTCTATAGTTATCTTGAGTGCTTTCTGTCCGAGTATAGGTGTACCGTCCAACTCTGTAAGATTAAACTTGAAGAACACCGAGTCAGTGTCACCATATACGTACTCCGCGTTAGTCCTGACCTCTCCGTATTCCTTTGTCACCACGGTACGGTCTTTATAAGCCTCTTCGATTACTCGTTGGGCGTAGGTCAAAAGCTTCCTCCCTGTTGCAGTCGTGGAGGCAGCAACGTCCTTCTCATAAAACGTGCTTGTCTTGGCTCCTGTCTGACCGTACATAGAGTTAGCTGTCACTTTGATGGACAACTGTCTTTTATCCAGGACATTCTTCATGAACTCGTCCTTCTCTTGTGGAATGAGTTTTCTTGTTGCTTTCCTTGCCGCTAAACACTCTTTTAGGATGCTTGGAAGGATCCCCAGCTCGCCATCAGGGAATTGGGCAAATCTACACGTTTTTGTTCCTACCTTGACTTTCATCATGGCGGATTTTGGGTTGCTTGGGGTCTTTCGTCTCCAGGAATAGGCATCATATGAGATGTCGACATACTTGTAATTCGGCAGGTTGTCATACATGAAGTTTCCATCTTTGTCACGTTCGCCCGACTCTTGAAGAAGATTGCCGTCCAAGTCATATTCTTTTGTCCACACCTTACTATCCGGTGATATGTTCTCGCTGATCATACTGGATGGATATAGCGAGCTATAATCAACACATGCGACTGGTTCCTCTAGATACAGGTCTGACTTAGGAGGAAGTACTATTGCACCTTCATAACCTTCGTCAGAGTTGGCTTTGTCTAGAACAGGCATGAGCGTTCCTTTCTCCCTGCACTTTTTTGCCAAATAGCTTGTCAACTTGATACCTTGACCGCGCATCACCAAGAAGTCAAGTGGCACGCTACACAAGTTTGCCATCTCGACGTAGCCGGTTATGACATCGATTTTGTTCAAGAGATGATGAACTAGGTTACAATCCTGGATACAGTACTTCGCGATGAGAGCCCTTTCGTCTGGCCCTTCGTTAGTCATCCTAAATATGTCTTGCGGAGTAACATCGTCCTTGGCCAATCCCCATCGAACTTTCTTTGTCATATCTGGTGACTCCTCGCTGCTAATCGAGAAGGTACTCGATTCTTTGTCGATCTCAATAACTTGGAACTTAGCGCCGTCTTTATAGTTATCTACCGAATGTGCCTCTTCTTCGAAATTGATGTAGCTACCAACATCGAGACCGCTTAAGTTTCCTGACTTTACAATCGTATTACCACCCTCGTGCGCGATAGACTTGACACCGTCGCCGATGAAGTACCCCGAAACATAATCTAGCTTGTACTTAGTCAGATTGTAGTCTCTTCGGAGGTAGTTGTACAAATCTATCTGCAGCCTACCTGTCATGTTGACAAACTTCAAGTCATGTTGTCCACTTGCGATAACGATCGTGTTCTCTTCGAGACCTTCTTTACCTGTCTTCCAGTTTTTCTTGAGACACACCTCACCTTTGTTTCTAGAAAGCTGGAGGAATGGACGCGTTATACCTAGCTCTCTGGACCGCTGATACATGAACTGATAATCAAAACCGAATATGTTATAGCCGATTACGATATCCGGGTCCTCGCGCTGAATGAGTCTAGTCCACGCCAGTAATACCTCTTTTTCGCTTGCATAACTCTCTAGAACAGAGTTTTCCACATGAGGCATCTCGCTGCATGTATCCCTGACTATACAGTGATTCATGTACGGCTTACTGTCTCCATACCTAAGGAACGTCGAGCCAATGAAAGTTACAATGTCGCCTTTGAGTTTAGGAAATATAGAGCTCAATGTCTTGTTCAGTTCCATGATCTTGGTATCAGAATCAACTGAGCTATCTTCCATAAGGTCGACAACAGTACCCGTCTTTTTGTAACCATTAACTGTTTTTTTTGGTCTCCCCCAAGTGACCTCTTCTACTTGCTCTTCTTTCTCACCCTCAGCTCCAGCGACGCTTACCTCGTCATCATCATCATCATCATCACCGTCGTCATCATCACCGTCTGCATTCTTGCATTCTTCTTTAGGCCTCATCTTTATCCACCTGTCAAGCATCGCTTTCACAAGTGCTCCGGTTGGCTGTTCCTTAGGATATACAACATCGACACCGTATACTGGAGAGCGTTCAAGTGAGAACGCAGTGAGGACTGCCCTACGCAGGAAATCTTCCATATCCTCACCTTCATGGCGCTCATCGATTTGGTTAACAATGTTTTGTGCTAGTTTTTTGTAATTTTTAACCGCCAACGGAAAGTCGCCGTGGCTGCTGCTGGCCTCAATATCAAAGCTACATATCTTATATGGCACCCGCGTCTCCTTGTTTGGAAGCGGAATAATGCTTTTGTAGTTGATGGTGAACTCATGATCACATGAGGTAGTCTTCCTATCTTTGTGATCGAATACTTTCGAGTGTGGTAGGGATATCCAGCCCGAAGGACTCATTTCTCTTACATGGAACATTCTAAGCAGTGGTGGTATCTGAGCTTCATACAGCTCAGTGCTGTGCCCTGCAAACTTGTAAGGAGCTAGCTTACGCTGATAATTGCCATGTCTGTCCCTTTTCGAGACATACCAAAGGTTCTTGAACTTACGCATAGCTTGTTCAGAAGTGAACTTCAATAACAGGAACTTACTTTTCTTACCTGCGTCGAATCCATACAGCTTCTTTCTTTTCACGAACTGCGACTTGACGATAGTTCCTTCCCAGTACTTGCTTTGTAACTCAGCATACAACTGACCGATAAACGCCATTCTAGTTCCTTCTGTCCAGTCATCTCCGACCATTACGTAGAAGAACGGAGTGAAACCTTCTACAAATATTGACGCCGTTTTACCTTTTTCATTTACGCCGAACATCTGGACTATGAAGTCCTTATTCTTTGCCGATTTGTAACTACCTTCTTCTTCTTCATCTTGTTCACGTTCGTCATCGTAGACGTTGAATGAAAGTAACCGAAATGTATGACTTACCGACATGTTTGTTTGTTATAGAGGAAATAACACAGCCATTCTGATTCAATTTTGCCAGGTAATTATCCGAATATAGTCTAACATGGACGCTTACAAGTCTTATCTAGGACCAAAATGGTCTTTAATGCTACTTCTAATAGTGGTCGCGGCTCTAGAGACCGGAGGAGTATCACTCGATGAACACCTAGTTAGGAAGGGCATTAGTTCCCATACAACACTTCTGATTGAGGCGATTGCCGCAGTAGCGATTATTATGCTACCACATCTCGTGAACGCTGACTTAAGGTCGAACGCCATCAGAGATTTCAAATCTATAAAGGCAACAGAGTTATTCGCATTGACCGGCATAGTCGCGTTGGGAACGGCCATCGCTTATCTGCTAAATGAATCATTGAAGTACCACTCTACCCCGGTTTTCAGGTTGACTGAGATGACAACCAACATTATGTTCACAGGAATCGTATTCTTTATGGTAAGCCGAAATAAGTATTCAACCATGAAGCTTATGGCATACATCGCTATGGGTTGTTTGGCGCTTTTCACCGCTTACATTGACTAATCGTCATGATAATATCGATGTTGAATTACAAGATAGATATTATCTATTTTCTTAAAGTGAAGAACAAGAGAATCCCGATTGCAACATCCGCGACCAATGGATATACTGCTCTCCTATCCTTTCTCAGAAGGTACGTTGCTCCCGCAAGCAGCAAGGATCCATGAAGTAATCTGAAATTAGCCCACCACGTAACCCCGCCTCCCTCGCCGGCTTCTAAACGGCTTCCTGAGAAGAAGAGAAACAGTGTCGTAAATGCCATTGCTCCAACTATCAAACCGAGCAACTGAAGCTGGTTCGTAGGAAGCTCTTTGGCTCCATACGCGAGCAATAGTCTAGATGGTATACAGAAACAGAAAAACGCGAGTGCCCTTGTAGTCGGTGTCATAATATTATTATGATGCGATATTATCTTCTACGTGTGTCCTTAGTTCTTTTCTTACCCCTAGCATTTTTGCGCCTTTTCGTTCCTCTGAATCGCTTGCTACGCTTTGCCTTTCTGACGCTGCGAGCAGGTGTGATTGAGACAAGCTTTACTGGCCTCTTATTAGCATTTCGAGTTCTTTTCTTAGAACGAGACTTCATTATAGAAGCCTTTTTTTTTCTGGCTTTGCCTCTCATGCCTCCTGATTGAGGTGTGAGGCTGTTTATCCAGGAGCTGATGCCCTCCGCCGTTCTCTCTCCATCATATTCTTGTAAAGAGCCACCGTTGGCCTTGAAGTAAATGATAGTAGGAACACCTTTTCGTTGCGGTTCCATCATATGACTAGCAGCTTTGTGTTGTAGCTGGCTTGTTAATGATACATCTGCGTCGATTATATCGATTGGTATATCCTTAACTTCGCTGGGTAGCTCTTCACGCCATACTTCTTCCATTGCTGTGCAGTGTCCGCAGTTAGGTGAATGCCATCTCATTAAAGTGTTGTTGCCTTTTGACAGTATGTCTTCCAGCTCATTAACCTGGCCTGGCTCGATGTTGTAGAAGCGCATATAGAGTTTAGAGAGATAAAACACTGAAAGTGCCCGATTCAACTTTTAATGTGCTATAACTATATATAGTATGCTTAAGCTAGCAGTAATTGGTCTAATATTTCTAGCCGGACTCTATTTCGTCACGTTTCCAGAGAGAGTAGAAGGGTTCTCCAATAAAGTACCGTACTCTTGTCCGAACATTCTAATTCAAAAAGGCGCTGACTTCTATCTTTACAATTCCAAACTCGCAAACGTGCCCGGAGTGAATCCATTGCAGTTCAAAAGCTTAGAAGACTACGTCGAGTTCACTGACTGGCAGCGCAGTCAAGGTATTAGATGTCCGGTACTCTATCTTCAAGAAGTATACGATGCGCAGGGTAACCCTGTGTATAAAGCAAGGCCTTCCCCGATGAATCTATCTGGAGGCAGTATTGAGGCTCCAGCAGGTGTAGTCCCTCCCGTAACTAAGCTTTACGACGCTGGACGCGATGACCCACCTTATAACGAAAACTCTTATCCCGCATACGATCCAATTGACCAGTATATTGGCCTCAACACACCTCTTGATAAGATGTTTCACGAGAACACTGGTGTGAGCGCAAACCCCATGGACGCAAACTGGGGAGGACAGACATTCACACAAGAGTTGGTCGATGGGGGATACTATCAAGGAGACGAAGTCTCTATTGCCCCGGCCTAAAATCTTAATAGACTATAATGAAAGACTGCTGTAAATCAACCAGAAGCACTAGGAGATGCAAACGAAAGAGTGACGGTACCGTATTCGACTTGCCTCGAAAGTTCACCAGAAAAAGATGTCTTAAGGGCGTAAGAGGGTTTTCAATGAGATCTAGTTGTGCTCCTTATAAAGGATGTGGTGGGGGAGGGAAGAAGAGCAAAAAATCGAAAGGGATTGCCACTATAGACATGAACGGCATTAAGGGTACCGTCAAGTTTGAGACAGATCAGCATGGCAGAACTAGGGTTAATTATCATATTCTACATCTTAGCGATGGCTATCATGGATTTCACATACACCGATGTGGTGACATGTCAAGAGGTTGTTCGTCCGCATGTGAACACTTCAATCCCGACGATAATAAACACGGTGGTCCATACTCTGCAGAACGACACGCCGGAGATCTGGGCAACATTCAATCACACGCAGGGGTGGCAAAAGGTAATATAACCGTGAAGAATCTCTCTTGTGATCCATGCTCTAAGTACTCCGTGATAGGCAGGATGGTAGTAGTCCACGCTGACAAAGACGATCTGGGAAGAGGAGGTGATGTAGAGAGCACCAAGACTGGGAACGCAGGCGAGCGAGTAGCTTGTGCTGTTATCGGAATCTACTAAAGAATCGTGTAGATATAGTAAGTTAATACCGTATCTACTTAGTTTTTATCGAGTATCAAGATGCTCTTGTTCAAGGTCTCTCTTAGGTCCTTTAGTCCGTTGATCTTCTGGATGATGCTGGTTGACTCTGGGGATGTTGGGTCTTTGGCTATGGCTTCGGAGTTGTTAATTACCTCGCTAACCATGGCTAGAGAAACTGCCTTCTCGAGGTTAATGACCGTGTCTTCGTATGAAGAACGATATTTAGAAATAAGCAAAGAGTCAGAAAGCTTGTCTGCACTGCCACTAACGTCACTCGAGATCTTCGTCTTATCAGTCTTGCTGTTCGCCGTTAGACCTTCGACTACTTTCTTTTGATAGCTAAACATCTTGAGAAGGATACCTGCGCCGACGATAAGAATAACCGCAGCTCCAACGATTTTGAATAGATCATCTTGGCTAATCATTACTATACATAATAACAGGAAATGTTTTGCTCAACACTCAACTGAGATCTCGCTAGTCGTATTAGAGAGAAGAAAATTGTAGATATTTGTCTGGCATGTCTTGTTTATTCTCCTGCTTTTACCAGTCTTGCTCTTCAATTGAATATTTGCCAATGAATCCGGGTCTTTTCTAAGAGCGGTTATTAGGCTTTCAATAGAGTCAAACTCGTGCATAACGGCGGTCGACGTGGCAGAACTGACACCAGGTATCTGAGCCAGCATAATTGCTCCTATATTGTCTTCGTTCACATTGCCCTTCTTAGCTCGTTTGGTGCAATCAACGTATTCTTCTGCCGTCTTCTGTTTGGTTTCGTCCTGATAGTAATACCCACAGTCTTTCGTTCTACTGACCTTGTCGGCGCTTTGAAGAATCCACATAGCCGACTCTGTGACATCCATACTCCTATGTACTGAGAATCCTTTGGTAAAAGATAGCGAAGTCATCGCCGAAGATAGTTCCTTCCATGTTATAGGTCGGGAACCATGTCTACTAGGTTTGTATGTGCGTATGTTACCTTCTATCAAGTAATAAATGTAGTGGTTAGGAACGATACAGTTGTGAAGACGATGACTTTGTTCGCTATATCGCCCGTCTCTAATGCTTGACGCTAGGTCAGACAACGACTTTCTCTCTATGATCAAGACTTCGGAGCCATCATCACGGCAAATGGCAGCATCACCTATGAGTAGATTCTCTGTAACTATGGTTATTCCTGAATAAGATTCGGCTAGTCTATTGACTTGTTCAATCAAGGATGTTTCTCTAAAGTCGATCTTAATAATCATTAATTGAATGACTGCAATGACTATTAAGCTTTTTTAAGCTAAAATGTTTAACGGAACATCAATGTGCGTCTTCCGACACCACCACTGAATGCTGGGTTTCTCTGAATCAAACCGTTCTGCTGCATGTACAACATACCAGCAGTAGCACCAGGAGGGATCACCAATTGCGTTGTAGCGTTATGGATTAGGTGGGATCGGTTTACCAGAGGAGTACCAACGAACGATGCTAGACCGCCCATTGATCCGTAAATCTGGGTATTGTTTGAAATCATCGCCTGATGGCGCGCGCTCTTTCCTGCAGACATAAGAACCATGTTATAACATTACTTCAGAAAATCTTTTCGAAACACGCTTAAACCTATAGATCTATAGATAGATAGTAATGGACGCCGACACATACAAGCTACTATCTTCCGAAGAAGACGTGTCCTCCCTTGACGGAGGACTCGTGTTTAACCCATTCAATCCCGATAACAAGGAGATTACATTGAACGAGGTTCAATCTATTCTCAGAAGTTATGGTGTCGAAGCGAAAGTCCATAATCTAGAACTCTACAAACGTGCATTCGTACATAGGTCATACACTAAGCGTCCCGCTCTTGAGAATCAAGAGGCTAATATTACTATTGTTGATCAACCACCTGGCTGTCTAGCTTTGAAGACCAAATCGAACGAGCGGCTAGAGTTCCTTGGTGACGGTGTACTTGAACTGATCACGAAATATTATCTCTATAGACGCTTCCCAAAAGCCGACGAGGGTTTCATGACCGAGAAAAAGATCGCTTTAGTCAAAAACGAACATATTGGTAAGCTTGCTAGTCAGATGAGACTGGGTAAATGGTTTCTACTCTCACGGACTACTGAAGAGAAAGGAGCACGTACTAATCTCAAGAAGCTAGGATGTTTGTTTGAAGCGTTCATTGGTGCTCTCTTCTTAGACTTCAATAAAATCACCGTAAAGGATGAAGAGGGTTGGTTCGAGAACGTATTCTGTACAGGACCAGGATTTCAGATGGCGCAACGCTTCGTCGAGGCAGTCTTCGAGAAACATGTTGACTGGCAGAGACTTATTCGTCACGACGATAACTTCAAGAACATCCTACAAGTGAAGGTTCAAAAAGAGTTCAAGTGCACACCAGATTATTTGGAGTTATCACCAAGAGATTCCGAGACTGGATACCATATGGGAGTCTTCCTATGCATAGGACAACCTATACACTCTGTAGAGGCGTTTCAAGCTTCCTCTTTTGAGTCATACGGATCTTTCGAAGCGATTCAAACTGACCTAGCTCAAGAGAAACCAGTGTTTGTGCTTCTTGGGCACTCGAAACACAAGGTGAAGAAGAAGGCAGAGCAGGCCGCTTGCGAATCCGCAATTGAGATGATTGACGAGTAGACGCCCCTTCATCACTTATCGAATGAGATGTACAATCATGGTTTTCTATCATCCTTTTTATTAGAATACTTATCGATTCTGAATGCTCCTGTCCTGCAGTGCAGCTATGCATTGTCTTGTATGATGAAGAGACATAAAGTTTTTATGTGCCTCTCTATATATAAGATGTCTGAGGCCCTTCTAGCTAGATTAAAGGTGAAAAACCAAGCAACTCGTCCTGAGGAGATTGCTGTACAATTTCGTCCACCAGCTAGACACGAGGATGTAGTTATTAAAGCCCAAGTAATTGATAAACGCAAAGAAGCTGGGATCGACCGGGCACAGTTCCTCAATACTATTGCTAATGGTAGGAAAATAGAGAGAAAAGGTGTGCCACCTCCTCATGAAGTTGTCATGATCGAAAAACCGGAAGTTGAAGAGGCGAAGATTGAGAAGCCTAAACGAAAACCCAGAAAACTCAAAAAGAAGCTCAAATTGCTAGATGACGATTCACTTCCTTCATTACCAGAACGTAAGTCACCTATTGGTGTCGCTCGTATCGCCGATGCTCAGTTGGTTCAGATAGGGAAAACACCTATCGACAATAGAATCAAAAAGAAGACTGACCCTGTCGCGGTTAGAGCTTCTGCGTACTATCTCAATAATCGGCAAATATTCGTCAACTTCATCAGTTCACTATTCGCACCATATAAAAGCGAGCTCGCTGCTGCTGCACTCACAGCCTCGTGTGAGCAACGACAGGGGGAAGCATTTTCTCTTATGGGACACCAAAAGATTGTTCGTGATTATTTGAACCTATATACACCTTACCGCGGGCTATTACTCTATCATGGGCTTGGTAGTGGAAAAACTTGCTCTTCTATCGCCATAGCCGAAGGCATGAAGGGCGAAAGAAAAGTTATCGTTATGACACCCGCCTCACTTAGAAGGAACTATTATGAAGAGCTTAAGAAGTGCGGAGATTCGTTGTACAGAAAAAACCAACACTGGGAGTTCGTTAAGGTCACAGGAGAGAACATCGCTACCCTTTCATCGGTGTTAAACCTAAGTGTCGAATACATCAAAAGCAAAGGAGGTGCTTGGCTGGTTGATATCTCTAAACCTGCTAACTTCTCCTCCCTCGATAACGAACAGAAGAAAAGTCTAGACAAGCAACTTGACGAAATGATCAGATATAAGTATCAATTCATATCGTACAATGGTCTCTTGAAGACACATATGAAAGAACTTACAACCGGTCCAAACGGCAAGTATAACCCTTTCGACAACGCTGTTGTTATCATTGATGAAGCACATAATCTAGTTAGCATGATCGTCAACAAACTTACAAGAAGAGATGAAGACTCGACTTCTATGCAGCTATACGATCTTTTGATGAACGCAGACAATGCAAAAATCGTTCTCCTAAGTGGTACTCCTATTATCAACTATCCAAACGAAATTGGTATCCTCTTCAACATCCTTAGAGGCTATATCAAAACTTGGTTCTTCAAACTCGATATCAATACAGAGAGACGCATTACAAAAGACACTTTTACACAGATATTCAAATCTACACAGCTCGGTGGAAACGTTATGGATTACATCGACTACAATGCTTCAAACACTACCTTGACTATCACTCGCAACCCGTTCGGTTTTGTTAATAAGACGTCGAAGGGTGCGTATGATGGAGTTAGGGTTGGTGAGAGAGGAGAAATGTCAGACGATGATTTTGTAGGTCATATCACTCGCTTACTAGTCAATGAGAAACTGAAAGTAGCAAACGTACGTTATGAGAATTATAAAGCCCTCCCGGACACTCTTGATGACTTCAAAGCGAAGTTTGTAGATAGTGAGAATGAAGTTCAGAATATGGGGTTGTTTAAAAGAAGAATCATGGGTCTTGCATCTTATTTCAGAAGTGCTCAAGAGAACCTCATGCCTAGATACAGCAAGGGCGAAAACTTCCATATCGAACGCATTGATATGAGTGACTTCCAGTTTGGAGTATATGAAGAGGCACGTGTCCAGGAGAGAAAAACTGAAATGAACAACGCTAAGAAGCGCAAACGGAATGCAAATGTAAACGGGATATACGAGGACACTACCTCTACATACAGGATTTTCTCAAGAGCGTTCTGTAACTACGTGTTCCCAAGATCCGAGATCAGAAGACCACTTCCGGGAGACGATCTCGATGATCTCACCTCGCAAAACACGAAAAACCTTGCTATCACTGCAGACGAGGATATCCTGGACGCTGAGACCCCCGGTGAAAACATCGACGGTAAATACGAAGCCCAAGATTTAGTAGATGTCCAGGCAAGCAGTGACAAGTCTGACTATGACGATCGAATAGCCGACGCTCTTGCGCAACTAGAGAGTAGAAAGGAAGAGTTCTTGTCTCCCGAAGCACTAAAGACATTCAGTCCGAAGTTCCTCGCTATTCTTCAGAACATCAAAAACCCCGAACATAAGGGACTTAACCTTGTCTACAGTCAGTTTCGAACTCTTGAGGGTATCGGTATCTTCGGGCTCGTCCTCAAGGCTAACGGTTTCGCCGAGTTCAGAATAAAGCAGGTTGGCGGCAACTGGACTCTTGACATTCCACTAGAAGACATGGGCAAACCTATGTTTGCGTTGTACACTGGTACTGAGACGCCGGAGCAGAAAGAGATCGTAAGAAATATCTTCAACGGCGACTGGAGCTATATACCACCGTCACTCGAATCTCAAGTCAGACGGATTTCAGGGAACAATCTGTATGGAGAGGTAATCAAGGTATTCATGATCACTGCCTCTGGTGCAGAAGGGATCAGTCTTAAGAACACACGCTACGTCCACATAGTTGAACCTTACTGGCACCCCGTGCGCACAAATCAAGTCATCGGACGAGCACGGCGAATCTGCTCGCATCAGGAACTGCCAGAATCTCTTCGTACAGTTGATGTGTTCTTGTATCTCATGCAGTTCTCTAAGAAACAGCTTGAAAGCGAAGCCACTATCGAGTTGAGATTGAAGGACGTTAGCAAGCTGGATGCGACCCGTCCAATAACGAGTGATGAAGCTCTTTACGAAATTGCAACACTAAAAGAAGAAGTCACTGACAAGTTGCTTCATGCGGTGAAGGAAGCTTCTGTTGATTGTGCTCTTCATACTACCGCGGAAGGTCCCGAGAAGCTGCAGTGTCTCACATTCGGATCAATCGACCCCGACGCGTTTTCGTATGCTGGATCGTATACAGACGAAGACACCGACGCAGTCGCTCAACAGAACCAGAGAACAGATAAAATAAATGCGGTCGAGGTCACATTCGATGGTATCAAGTACTTCTACGACAGACGAAGTAACGCGTTATACGAGTACGAGAGCTTCAAACGCGGTCAAGCAGTACAGATAGGCACAATGAAGAAGAGGGATGGTTCTTATGAGATATCTTTTGTATAATCGACAAATGCTAGTTATGAATTGTTTATGTTTTCGTAACTAACTATTTAGAGGTCCTTCACCTCAGCGATAAGCTTGTCGATCTGTTCCAGGTTAGAGAAGGCTGCATGTGTGGCACCTTGTAGCTCGGACATAATGATATTAAGATCGCGCTTTTTTGTTTTGAAGTTGGAAAAAAGATCTATTACGTTGTTTTTGGTTGCATCACTCGTATCTGAACCCTCGGCGGGGCGGATCTCGGCATCGTTTGACCCGTCTATGGCAGGATTCGGAATTATTTCTGATTCATCATTGAACATCACCTTTCTATCTTGTGAGATCTCTTCTCCAATTTTTAGTTTGACTGGTGCAGCCCCACCGTTAGAAAGCCATTCTTCTGCGGCGGTCTGGTCATGGCTCGACATAACTCGGCTTAGTTCCGTTTCCCGTCGAGCCAAAGCCTCCGAGACAAGTTTGTCCATGTCTCCTCCTATAGGTTTATCGCGGTTCTCTTTATCACTAAAATCTATTTTCCCTGGTTTAGCTGCATGCATTAATGAGTCAAAGTCTTTCTGCCGTTCAACTACCCCTTTTCCGAACCGTTCTCTCCTTTCGTCTGAGATCTCTTGAGCAGTCACCCTATCAGGAGTTGCTACGTTTTTGGCTGGCTCGGCCGGCATACGCAGACTATCGAGCGAACTAGCAAGTTTGCTGATGACTATCTTGTTCTTCTCAATGACTGTATTGTTCATTTTATCTGTATCAGCGATTGTCGACTCAAAAATTGTTTGGACTGTGCTGAACTTGTCTGACGGTATGTTCTTGAAAAACCCAAACTCCGTCAGGAGGTTCCAAATAACGCCCTTGTTATTATTACTCGTAAAGTCACTCATATGTGTATTGAGAACGACCACTTTTTAAACCATAACATCATCAAGCTAAAGAATTATCAACCCCATATATATACCCATGACCGCGACGCAAAAAGCTAAAAAGAAGTCTAGGGGGTCGAGAAAGCGTAAGCCAAGTAAGTCAAGTAAGCCAAGATGCTCGCCTGCTTCTCCTGGCAAAGATCACGACTTCACCTGCTACACTGACGATTCGCTGACTGAGATGAGAACTCTTTGGAATGAGCGCCATCCCGACGATATAATATCCTCAGTTGATCCCGTCGACATTTGGACACATATAAGAGAACGTTTCAGCAAGGTCTGTAGAAATGAAAGATGTTGGATACGACAGAAGTCTCTGCAGAACGGTCTCAGTAGAGACGTACTTTCTTACACCTTCGCACCAACCGCGCCAATTGAGTGGAAGAAAAACCCTAGTGAGTGGCTTACTAGCACTGAACTCTCCGAACTAATGGCGCACTATGAAAGAAGGTTCCCGTCGTTTGAGTTCATAGGTCCTTCACCTATTGATTTCGATAGTCGTGATCGTGACGGAATATGCGTCTGGGAGGAATTATGTGGCTTCACTCTCAAAGACATGCTTAAACGTAAGAAGTCTAAGTTAGGTGTTATTTTCAACACTGACCCTCACACAGAGGATGGAGAACATTGGATCTCTATGTTCGTAGACACATCGCATTCTAAACCGTTTATCTTCTTCTTTGACAGCAACGGTGACTTACCACCAAAAGAGGTTTCCGCTCTTACCGAGAGAATTAAGGACCAAGGTGCTGAGATCGGACTAGATCTAGAATACCAACATAACCATCCATTCGAGCACCAGCATGGCAACAATGAGTGTGGTATGTATTGCCTTTACATGATAGTTAAGCTACTCACTCGGGAACACGACTATGAGCACTTCAAAAACAATAGAATTACCGATAAGCAAATGAACGACCTAAGGTCTATTTGGTTTGACAAGAGTCACTTTTAGATTTATTCTTTTTCTTCTTCTTTCGCTCTTTCAACCCCTTCGTCCGGTGGTGATCAGTCTTTATGTTCAGATCTTTTCTCCTCGGAGGGATAACGTCTTTTGTTACTTTGCATTTCTTTACTTCTACAAAGTCGTCTAAAGTCCCTTTATCATTCACAGGCAGGTTAGTCATGAGAAGTGCATTTGCGGATATCAAAGAGTCCTCGATAAGAGTATTCTGTTTATCGCTACTCTCGTCGATAGACTTTGGTGGATAATCCTTTTGTATAAGGTCTACTCTATCTTGTACCTTGATATAGTTGATCAAAGAATGTACATACGATTGATGCGCCCTGCGCAGTTCATCGCTGGGATATTTTCCTCTCAGCATATCCTTCATCATCGCGAACACACGCTTTCTATAGAACTTCTCTTCTTTCTTTCTCTCTTTAGCTAGGTTTGGTTCCTCCCTCTCGACCTCTTCTTGATAGACCGAGTTGGCTAAAAACATTAGCGTCACTTTATTGGTGTCAAAGTCCATTGTTAGATTAGCAAACTACAATATAAATGGTAATCTAACATTTGTTTTCTTTGCAACATTCACTCCCTCTTAACTGGACACGAGTATTGTTGCCCCAGATATCTTTCCCTACATCACATGTATTAGGATTGAAATCCGAGAACCTTTCTTCCTTGAATAGACCAGGGAACTGCTGATCCTCTTGTCTCCCTACGGCTGTGACATGATACATATCACTATCCGATGATGGAATGAAATTAGGCTGCTCACATTTTTGAAGCGCGAAGAATTGGTTCCTTAAGGTAGAGTCTACATCAACATTGCTAGCAAAACCACTCCACGGACCCTGTGAGTCACCTGGATTGAATGTAGTACCTACACTGTAATTTGGGAAAGACTGTACCTCCACGGTTGATTTTGGTCTTCTATCCACAATTGGCATCAGCGCGTACTTCGTTGAAACAGGCCTCATACTGAACTGAGGCTGCAACGGTCCAGATGGAACATTTCGCTCAGCTAACCGCTGGTTCAACTCGTTATCCTTATCGATATTACAGTAATACAAACCATTAACTACTCCATATAGCTGATCACTCATGTATATATATTCCAAACATTATTCTATGCTTGCACAAATGTTATAACTACCTAAAGCCTGTGGTCTAATAGAAGTAGACATAATGTGTGGCATACTCGCTCTTTTGAATTGCAACGCTTTAACTACACGCGGAACATCTTCTTATAGAAAAGCTATCGAAGTAGGGCAATGTAGAGGACCCGACGAAACAAAGGTGAACTGTGTACAAGACGTTGAGCTTGTATTTCATAGGCTCTCAATTAATGGGTTGGATAACGGTTCTGGACAGCCTATGAAATATAACGGCATATCATGGATATGCAATGGCGAGATCTACAATCATAAAGAACTCTGGCAGGCAATTGGTAAGACACCCTCGACAGGTAGCGATTGCGAGATTATCGGACCATTGTTTGAGGCCTTTGGTATGCAGCAGATGTTGCGTATGCTGGACGGGGTATTTAGTCTTGTCTTACATAGTTTTAATAACGATACCGAGTCTCCTGATGAGGTTTATATTGCTAGAGACCCTCTTGGTGTTCGGCCATTGTTCATGGGCAAGTGTGATTTCGCTGCGAACGGTAAACTTGCTTTCGCGTCAGAAGCGAAGGTCTTGGTTGCACTCGACTGCCTGCCAAGCACTATCCTCCCCTTCCCTCCCGGCACTTTCTACAAGTACACCAAATCATTCACTCCAAACAGTAGTTGGACGTTAGGACAAATGCCAAAGGTGTATCACAGTTTCAGTGTTTCTCCATCAACGTTGGTTGTCCCGCACGTAGATCAAAACTCTTGTTTGTCTGGAGTAGTTCCGGGCATCTATTCCTCGTTTATACAGTCGATAAAGAAGCGTGTAGCGAACACCGATAGAGAGATCGCATGTCTTCTTTCAGGAGGGCTAGATAGCAGTCTCGTTTCGGCAGTAGTGCAGTCTCTTTCATCGACTCCGATACATACATATAGTATCGGTATGCCGGGGTCACAAGACCTTGTCAACGCTAGAATCGTCGCAAATCATATTGGATCAAACCATCATGAGATAGTCATAAGCAAAGAAGAGTTCTTGAACGCTATATGCGAGGTTATTAAGTGCATAGAATCCTACGACATTACTACAGTAAGGGCTAGTGTAGGCAACTATTTGATAGGTCGTGAGATTGCAGCATCCTCCAACGCGAAAGTCATTTTCAACGGCGACGGAAGCGATGAAGTCACCGGTGGCTATATATACTTTCTTGAAGCTCCTTCCGACCTGGAGTTTGACTGCGAATGCAGGCGCCTACTTGAAGATATTCATCTTTATGACGTTCTACGTTCTGATAGGTGCATATCAGATCACGGGTTAGAGACGAGGACTCCGTTTCTCGATCGCTCATTTGTCCAGAACTATCTTGATGTACCAGCGTTTATACGCAATCCTCGTTCAAAAGATGCTGCTGACATCTGGTCAAGTGTAGAATCTATATACCGAGACACCGGAAACACTATGGTTGCAGAAGCCATACACAGACGTCCTGAAAAGCTACTGTTGCGGTACACGATTCAAACTATGAATCCTGATCTATTACCAGCCCAAGTGCTCTGGCGCGGAAAAGAGGCGTTCAGTGATGGGGTGAGTGGGAACGAGCCATGGCATGAAATAATCAAACAGAAGCTGCGTGCTCCAGCTTTCTCAGACCTATATGGCCAAGGACTAAAAGGAGAGACTCTTGAAGAAACATACTACAGAGTGCTTTTTGAAGCGCATTACCAGGAGTGTACCCATTTAATCCCATATCGGTGGATGCCGAAGTGGGTTGATACTCAAGACCCTAGTGCACGTACAATAAAGAGTTACACCGCGAGATAATTTGTTTAATGGTGGTAAAAAATTGTTAGCATATAATATACATGTTGTCATATGCTAAGAGACTAACTCAGCGCCTAAGCGACCTCGCCGGTCACAAGATAGGAAGAAGCGCGTTTATGTACTCGGTTTATAGCTCGTATTTTTTATTCATTGTGAGTTTTCTTGGATTATCAATGGTTAACCCTAGTTACTTGTTCACTCTAGAATCAGTTATGAAGACATATGTTGCGTTGTTCCTTGTTCTGAGATTCAATCCATTGACAGATACCAAGCCGTCTGAAATGGACAAACGTATCTCTTTCTCCGCAGGTCTGTTCCTTCTCTTCACAACATCTGTAGGTGTCATCGCGAGGACTTTTTTTTCGAGCGCCGTTTCCGCGTCCGAGCATCATGTCTTGCACGCTTCATCCTCTTTTTCTTAGTGTCCCTTCTTTTTGATGGGCTATCTGCGAAAAACTTATTAAGATGTGTTATTATTTGCTTGCCTACCACTACGTCGACTGCTTGCTCTTCTGGAGACTTATCGACCACCGTATGTCCATATCTGCTCATGAAAGAAACGACGTCCCTTTCGAAGTCCACCAAAGGTATGTTAAGATCACACTTATCATGATATCGCCTAGCCATATCTTTATAAGTCATGCTGAAATGATACGGCTTTACATTGATGTAGTATACATTATCGTGTTCCATCAAAGGATGATACTGATCGTCAAGAAAGCATATCTCGGTTGACTTCGGGATCTTTGTACACCTAATCAGGTCCTCCACAGACTTACCATGTGAGGTTCGATTATATTCCACGACCCTGCCCCTTACTTTGAACGCTGCGACTATTCTTGAGAAGATAGTACAACCAGCCTTGTCTTCGAAGTAGTCTGCCAGACTACGGGCCCAACTGCGTGGTCCCTGGTTGTTCGTATATATCATGACCTGATCACACTCCCCTGTTTCGAGTTTGTTCGCAAGCAGCGACAACATTCTTTTAACGCCGGGCCGCACGAACTCCGGGAAAGTATCCATCATGTCGAAGAACTCTTCTTTGCTGCCGGGACCACATATACTGCACACTGCATCCCAGAACATTCCTATTTCAGCAAAGCTACCTAGAGTCTCATCCAAGTCAAATACGACGATCTTATGTGGTTTAGTCATAGATTGTAGAGAGAATATATTTGACCCAGTTAAAATAATGTAGACGATGAATGCTGCTATACATAAGATGACAATGATAAATATCGCAGTCAATATCTCCATGTGTAGTGCCACCGCAAAAAAATGTCTCCATTATATACGCGTACAATGGAGACAATGTCTGACACAGATTACAAAGCAGTATTGCGTTTTTACGACATAAAAGAAACATCGCTATCACCTTCGCAACGGAAGACCAAGGCTGAAGAACTGCTGGCCACAAAATTGTGCAGATGCATCAAAAAAGTAGAAGCGAGGGTCAGCGACAGATCACAATCGTTTGCAGTGTGTTCTGATTCTGTACTTAGCAAGAAGGGTCTTACCATGTCACGAGTAAGTTGCTCAAAAACACCTCTTCTGTCTGGTCTCAAACCAAAGAAAAGTCGCAGAAGACGACACACTACTTCTCGAGGAAAGAAAGCGCGGACAGCAAAACGGATTCCTGGTCACTGAGCTTCTGAAACACAAGATTCTCTTGCAGCTTGATTGAGAACATTCGATGCATATTGTTTCGACACGTAACTACAATACCCTCGTCGCAAACTTTCATCTCGACGACAACGCCTCCATTAGTCAATCTGATGTTCTCTGGGTCTTTCAACGGGATCCATCTGATATAGCTACCGTATTTCAGTTCTGGTAATTCATCAATGAACCGATAATTTTTTAGTTTAGAATGCATCTTCTTGAGATCACTAGTTGGTAAATGTAGCCTTTGTAAGACATTGTTTTTAGAGGCGCTTATTTTTTCAAACGTCAGACCAATCATTGTTTCATTATCTTCATTGTCTAGAGCAGACAGAAGACGATCGATATCTAGGTCGCCCATTTGTATAGTATCACCCAGTATATTTTTAAGTGTGTGGTACTATTCTTAGTCATTCTTTTTTGGGATTGTGTTACCTCCCTCTTCTAGCAACTTCTCAAACGCATCACTGCGTATAGCGATGGACGGTAAATGTTTCCCAGTCAATATATCGAGAAGACCTACTTGTAACTCCTCTTTTCGCCGTCCGATGTAAGCTGTATTATAACACCATTCACTCTCGAGACCGATGGCTTTGAAAGAACATTTTATCGCCTTTCCAGTCAATGTTATCTTGTTGTGAGAAATCATTTGTTTTATCTCGTCTGACGATTTGTCTGATGCCAGTGCTACCTCTTCAATGACACCTTCTAAGTCTGGACACTGCATACAATGAGGCAGTTTACATTGTTCCATGCTTATAGTTCCACACAGTATATATTTAAGTGTAGTGTCATACCTTATTCGTGATTCTCTAGCAAGACATCCTCTGACTTGAGGCCGGTTTCCTCCTCTTCAATTGTTACACTATTCGCTTCTACATGGCGATGGTCTTCATCGATAGTGTTGTATGTTTTTGGTCCGGTCAAGTAAGCACTGAACGCACGTTCGTCTTCAACTGCTGATTTAGACATTGTCTTGGCACTGAAAAGCTTCATGAAAACAAGCAGAACATAGCTCAGAAGGGGCGTAAGAGTAGCAGCCCCTGCCCATCGGTCTGAAATGTCGGCTAAACTGACGCACACATTTAAAGCCTGTGCACCCAAGCAGATGTCTGTCACTCTCTTATACAGCAAGTTTAGATCACCCATCTCTTTCTTTATGATAGGGTATTTCTCAATTTCGTCGTCAAGAAACTCATTCGGTTTCTCAGGATCGATATCGAGATACTTAATACACCAGTTTTCTCTCCTCAACTCCACCGTATAGAAAGCTAAGAACGTTAGAAAACTGAACGCATTGAAGCCAAGAGCTACTCTGTGTAGACTGTCTTCGTCGTTGATGTTCTGTGTCAGCGTACATACGCCTTCCTCACAGGACCGAGGTACAAACACGGTGAGAAACGCACCCATGATTATCTTGTAGAACTCGAGCACGAACGCTGCTCCAGTCTTAATGCGTTGTTGGTTGTCAACATCGATTCGCATAGTTATAATATCTGTAAACACTATTCTTTTCCAGTAACCCCAAAAATTGTACGTGACTCATACATTGTTATCTCCCTCATTATGGTTGGATGCATGTGTTGAACTTTCATCGTCGCCTTCCTCCTGAATAGGGGATAGCTGGCCTCTGACTGTACCAACATCATTGGCGGCAACCTTAGCAGCGGCAACGTTCCTATCTTGTTCGGCGATGAGATATTCCAGTCTCATGACTTCTTCGGGTGTCGTAGTACCCAGAAACCTCTCACGTCGGGCAAGCTCGGCGTCAACCTCATCCAACGCTTCACTGCCCACGACCTCAGGTATATTATAAATGTCGTCTATATAGAACTTCGATCGGAGGATATCATCTCTATTATTTCGATCGAGGATCTCATTGTATATGTAATCTTCCCTCCATCTATCGGGGAGCTCTTGTGTGCCGTCATACAGAGCCGACTGCGTTCTTGGAGCGGCTCGCGTAATTTCTATAGCTTTATTACGTACTAATGGACTGGGGGAAGCAGATGGTGCACACCTTCCCATTGCCCCGAATAACTCACTCTTATTTATCTTCGAAACTTGAGCGATGGTTTTTTTCACAGGTTTGAAGTTCTCATTACGCTTAGTGTCTAGTTCTTTCTTCGACATGTCTTGTTCGAACGATTCTTTGTCTAACTCCAGTTTTGCATTTTTGTAGGATAGCGATGCCTTTCTTGCTCGTAGGACGAGCTTACGTGACTCTTGACTGTCCATTATTTTGTCAAACGTATTGACAAGAACCTGTTTCTTTTGGATTAGTTGTTTTAGAGAGTTATACATTTCGTCTCTTTCATTCTCCCAGGCGACCATCGCGGGTGTTCCGTCTTTCGTCAAGCCGTTTGGTGATGCCCATATTTCCCTGGAGCATAATGTGTTCAATCTATCTTCCCTTGTTCCTAATTCTCCCATTATCTCCGCACACTGATGTCGCAGATTATTCATGCTCTCCTTTTGCTCGTCGAGCTTGTAATACTTGGCAATGGCCAATGATAATGCCGTCCAAGATGACACACATAGAGAGATAAACTGCGTTGTTGAGTCACTTATCTTGAATATGCCACTGGAGGCTTGGACAAATGTAGAACCGGCGGATAAGACAATTATAAGAATCTGTATCCAATCTACCATTTGTGCATACTTCGCGTATCTATGATCTATCACTTCTATCCTTTCTCTGAACTCTTGTTTCTCTTCTTTATGGAAGTCACGGTAATGTTTTATGTGAAGCAAGCACTGAACGTACATTGGATTCGACGACACACTGCTTAGCATATCCTCGCTTATCATCTCGAGGACATCGTTTCTACTCATCGGTAATATCTGTATACTCTCCATATAAAACAACACCAGCATTAGTCAGTAATTCCACATCGCTAGATGTCACCAAACCATCACTTTCTATCCTTGCGAAAGCAAGATCTTCAAATATGAAGTCCGATGGACTGTCTGTAGCGCCCGACCAAGTTGGTATCATCAGTTCTACATACCTCGGGACGACTACAAACGCAGATTGTGATATCAATATATCATATGCAGCGTGGCTGACGGTCGGGACGTTATGTTTATTGTTGAGAACGCTTTGAGCACATTCTCGCGACAATACGATCGCACCACCAATTGCGTAGTTAACACGCATATCTGTTTCACCCATGACACCTGCAACTACGTTGTTGTCTCCAAAACCGCTTACTAGTCGTATAAGGCTCTCGATGTTAACGAATGTATTTACCTCTAGTATACAGTAAAAGTCACTGTCATGTGTTTCTGTTATTGAGTCGAGTCCGAACACTAATGACCAATAACTGGATCTGCTTTCAGACATTAACACGTTGACACATCCATTCAAGTGTGACCATAATCTCGCAGGCGAATGTGTAACTACAACTAACTCAACACCATTGCGGTCGCATGCTGGCTGGATGAACTTCCGCCAGTAATGTTCGAATAGAGATTTGTCGCTTAAGTTTTCGAAGTCGATAATTACTAGTAATGATAACGATCTGGTCGTCATTACTCAGTGTGGATATTAAAACGATTTGCATTCCAGATAACTAGGCGATCGCCACCTGTTTCAGAAGACTGTCTACTCTCGACCCGATTGGTATATCTTTTGCTGTCAGTTTGCCATCTATGATTTGAAGTTGAATTGCAGGACGAGAATGCATACCAAGAAGTTCTGCGGAGTCGCCACTTACGTGCAACATAGAACCTTCTCTGATCCCAAGAACGAAACTTGGTTTGCCGTTAGCGAATGTACGGTTCTCCTGTAGATACTCGCATAGTCTGAGACGCCTAGCTTCTCCGCCGAAGCCGTGGCCAGGTGTATAATCGTTGAAATGAACATTCAGCTGGAAAGGAATCACACCTAGTGTGTCACACCCATCGATGCAACAATTTGGCATATCGTTTGTAGTCTGCATTGTTGGACAAGTTGCGTTTGTACCTGCGGAAGCACCAATGTATGGCATTCCTGCGTCGATCTTAGATCGTAGAGCTCTTGCCACACCTGGTTGATGTAGAGCTCTTGTTAACCAGAATGTGTTCCCTCCACACATATAAACGGCCTGTGCGTTTTGGATATCTTCAATCTGTTTCTCGACAGAGGCCGAAGAATCCATAAGTTTACATGACACACCGACTGACTTAAATGCAGGAGCGACTGAGCTTTTATACATCTCTGTAGCCGCACCTGTGTCGACACCGTCTCTCATGTTAGGCCATGCGTAGGGAATGAACAGTATCTCAGAGACGTTATGGGGCTCTAAAAACTTTTTGAGACTTGGACGACCGTAGCCTAGATGATCACCAGTGAGTTTCATCGTTGAATTAGAGTAAAGTAGTAAGTTCCTATTCTTGCTAGGAGGGAGTCTTAGAGTAGAGTAGAACACGTAACGGTTCAGTAGATACTCGACCACGTAGTAATATCTGTCTACCACAAAATACAGCCCAAGTGCGGCCAGAATCCACATGATTACTATATACGCCTTCGCAAGCATGTCTTTCATCTTTGTTTAGCAGGAGACTTTTTTTTGAAGAATACTATCCTTTTATGAAAACATTCGATCTACGAGCAAACCGCACGGACAATCCCTACAAAGACGGTTTGGTTATGGTGATCGACAAACAAACTCAAACAAACTAATTACCACTAGAAGTCGTTTAGTGTTCCGTCTTGTTCGGGGGTGATGTCATACTATGTGAGTCCACATATGAACGTGTCCAGATATAAGAACCATTTCGTGGAATCCTTCAAGGTCGTCCCTGATATTGGCGAGATAGTCCCTTATGTAAGGTTCTCCTGACTCCATGATGGTCGATGGTTTATACTCTGGGGCGATGTCTACTATTACGACTCTGTCAGAAGCAATCTTCTTGGCATGATAGATTATTCGCTTTCTTGAGAACTGTGGCACTTCGTGGAAGAGAAACATTACAGTAACGACATTGTAGGTCTTCTCAGTTTCATAGAACTCCGCATTTCCCGACGCGAACTTTTTGTCTGGGAAAATCTTGGTTGCAACACCTAGCATTTCGTCGCTCAAGTCAACCCCGATAGAACCTGGTGTGCCGGCAGTAGAGAATCCGGTTCCACATCCTAGATCTAGGATACTAACCTGATCCCCTTGCATCGCGATGACCTTGGCCCGAATGTCTTCTCCATAGACCACTTTATCGATAGTCTTGGTGAATATAGGAGCGATATATGCGTGTATCTTGCCTAGCGGCCCATGATTACCAAGAGAGTGAATGCGAGGATCAAAAGCGTAGTTAAGTGGGTTCCATGCAGTAACCGTGATTACAGCGAGCGCCACAGGAAGGAGTAGGTACATGAATGTCATTTAGTTACCTATACGGTTTCCTTTATATTTCTTGTCAGCAGCAATAATGCTGCATCGTCTGTGTCGCCCACATACACTTACATACTTCTAGCACTAATGCATACATATAACATATCTTGTCTGTAGGAGCGTCTAAGTAAATAGGATTTTTTTCGTTATTTTCCATTCTCATTTTGGATTTCAAGAATTGGACATTGTTTTTTCCATTTGGAGGGAAGAGTTATAGGTGTAAAATAGTGAAAAAATCACTTGAGAGCATAATGCAGCGAAACAAAGAAACAACATTCAAAGTTTGACTGCATAACGAAAAATGAGTTTATTTGACCTGCATATTTTCGGTTGCCATTATAATGCATATTAAGCAACAAAAACATGCAGTAGAAAGTGATGCAAAATATCGGTGCGACAATTGTGACTATGAATGCAGTAGAAAGTTCTTGTGGGAGCAACACATTTCCACACGTAAACACAGAAAACGGACTTTGGCAACGGAAAAGCAACCAAAATATGCAGATATAGAGGCAGCCCATGTATGTGAATCATGTGGGCGTAAGTATAAACAGAGATCGGGGTTGTGGCGACATAGGAAGAAATGTACTGCAACGTCGTCTTGTAGTGAGAATAATGTCGTTGTAGCTATTGAGGATAACGACTGGAAATCTGTTATCACAACAATGGTGAAGAGTCTAGAGTCGGATGCTGTCGCGAACAGAGAACTAATGACTCATATCATACAGGAGCAAAGCAAGATAATTAAGGATATGGTTCCAAGGATGGGAGACACTACTAACAGTGTTAACATCAACGTATTTCTTAACGAAAGGTGTAGTGGCGCACTTAACATGTCTGAGTTTATTGACTCTCTACAAATCCAGTTAGAAGATTTAGATTTCGCGAAATCCAACGGGCTAGTAGAGGGCATAAGTACGGTTTTCGTGTCTAGACTTAAACAACTAGATGCTTTCAAAAGGCCTATTCACTGCACTGATGCTAAGAGAGAAGTGCTCTACATAAAAGATAACGACGAATGGGAAAAAGACGTTACTAAAGAGAAATTACGCGGCGTTATCGGAGAACTGGCAGTCAAACATCGACAGGCGATCAGCGAGTGGGAGGTTCAACATCCCGACTGGAGTAAAAGTGAAAGCGGCCGTGATGACTACATTAGTCTTGTTGCATCAGTCATGAGAGATGTCAATGAATGCAGAAACGAGAACAAGATAATCCGGTGCATCGCCAAAGAAACCATAATACCTGATACAGTTACTGATTAAAGTTGACACCAAAATTGAATCTTTATTTTACACAGGGCGTGCATGGCAAACAGGAATGATTCATCGTCAGATTAATGTACCTTTGCTCTCTACTACGGGGCCGCTATACACAAGGGAACGTAAAATATTAGCATCAACACTGCTGGTCTTGGCTTTGATAGGTGTGACCTGTGGGGGTGTGATATTGTCCGAGACTAAGACTAGTGACAAGGTATGTGTTATGTGGGCATTACCAGGAAGCATTTCAGCGGTGCTACTAAGCACATCTTGCGTTATATGGATAGTATGGCCTTTCAACGGTCCACTTTTACGGAGGTTGTGGGCTGACGTTATCTTATACTTAGGAGTTGCATCTTATGCGGTCTCAATTATGGCGGTATCTGAGGAATGTAGCGAAAACGAGGACCTAAAGTATGGTCTCGTTGTCTGGGTCGCGATCGGCACATTTGGGTTACTAGCGGCAGCTGTTTGGTCACTCATTAGACTTTTCAAGTATCTAGTTGCACCTTGGGGAATCAGATTCGACGAGGATGCTCAAGAGATGAGTGGTGCGACATATGTCGACGAACCTTGAGTCAAAGTAATAGATAAAGAATAGCAATTACTTTGTTTTTTACCATGAAGAGAATGAACCACCTCCTAGAGCCATGTTAGCGGCCATAGGTCCCTGGTCCATATACATTGCGTCACCACCTGGTGCAGAGGCGCCGGGCATAGGTGTCGTGTTTTGTTGATACATCTGGTTGAAATCAGGGGACGGCTGCTGTCCAACACTGGGCATGCCTGTGCCGCCAGGCATTGATGGTAGAAGTTGCGAGTGATCCATGTAGTCAGCCTGACTTGGCTGGTGTTGACCGGCTAAAGGCTGAGAGACGTTGACTTTGTTCCCACCCTGTTTGACAGGTACGGCGTCGTCGGAATGTCCGTGATAGGCGTCCATAACTCTCTCTATGAGGATGTTGATTTTAGCACCAAGCTTTGTCTGCATCGTGAGCAAGATGACTAAGAAAGGCATCAGGAAACTTGTTGCATCAAGACCGACATACTCTGTATCGCTATATGTAGGTACGAAGCGGATCGCTTTATCAGAGAACCAGATAGCCATGAAGATGAATGCAATCTGGGCGATACATTCGAACGTTACTTCGATTGATCCCTTCGAATCATCCTCCTCTGGCACGAAATGTTTGACTGCCTTAAGAATTAACATGGCGGGAATGACCGCCATAAATCCATACTGCAACATATTCAACATTTTGGACTTGTTCTCTTCGTCGAAGTTGAAGACATACTTGAAGAAGCCTAGACTCTCTTTCGTAGACTTTGCAATATCAGAGGGTGTATCCATATGTGATATGAAAAGATATTAAAATAAGAATCAGCATTATCTCATAACATGCTGCGTAATATCACAACAAGGGCTCTTGCCGGAAGACATGAGGAATATCAGTATCTGGATTTGATTGGAGATATCATTTCTGACGGCGAGTTGATTGAAGGTAGGAACGGTGGAGTGAAGACGGTGATAGGTTGCGCGATGTGTTTCTCGCTTGCAGATAAGACCCTTCCTATTCTTACTACTAAGAAAACTGCATGGAAAACGTGTTTGCGAGAACTACTCTGGTTCATCGATGGATCAACTGACAACAGGGAACTGCTGAAACAAAAGGTTCGGATATGGGAGGGTAATGGATCTAGGGAGTTTCTTGATAGCAGAGGGTTAAGTCATTTAGACGAAAACGACCTTGGTCCAGTCTACGGTCATCAATGGCGACATTTCAATGCTAAATACATATCATTTAATGAGTCGTACAAAGGTGAAGGTGTGGATCAACTGCAAGGTATTGTAGACATGTTAAGCAATCCAGAGACAAGAACGTCTAGAAGAATACTGATGTCTGCGTGGAATCCTTGTCAGCTGGATGAGATGGCTCTTCCGCCATGTCATGTTCTCTGCCAGTTTAATGTGGTAGGCAACAAGCTATATTGCTCGCTGTACCAGCGCAGCGGAGATGTTGGACTGGGAGTACCGTTCAATATAGCGTCATACAGCTTCCTTACGCACCTACTAGCGGAGCACTGTGGCCTAGAAGCACATGAGTTTCATTATTATGTCGAGAACTGTCACATCTACGACGATCATTTAGAGGCATTGAGACAACAGATTGACATTAAGCCAAAACCATTTCCTAAGTTTAAGCTAAATTGCGAGATAAAGCAGAATATAGACGACTATTTGTCTAGTGATATTGACATCATTGGTTACGAGCATGCACCGGCTATAAAGATGGAGATGCGTAAATAGTTTAGAGATATTGTCAGTAATGATGATATAGATATGAGTGGAGCAGCAGGACTTTCAGCAGCAAGACGACGTAGAGCAGGATCCGCACAGATTGCAGGACCGACGCCTACTAATACATCAACTAGACAAAGATCGAGCGCGCAGACGACGTCATCAGCTACATCGAGCGGTGCCCCACACCCAATGCAGATATTACAGGACCACGAGATGAGACTTAGGGAAATTGAGCCGAAGTTAGAAGAACTGTTCACTGGTGGCAATACGGGTGCGCCACATATCCCTATACCTGTTCAGACAAAAATGCCTGATCTCTCTACGATATTTGATCGCCTTGCAAGCATTGAAGCTAAGGTCGGAGATGCGGATACCGAGACAATCAGATCGACTCTGATGAAGGTGCAGACTTTCGCAATCGAGACGAATACCGCTGTTCTTCGGTTGCAGCAAGAAATTGAGAACATCAAGTCTACCATTCAGACTCAAGTAAACGAGGATAGCTCTGTTGAGAACGCTGTTGAGGATAAACATGACAACAATCAGATCCAGACAGCAAACGTTACTTTAGAGATCGTCAATGAGGATGATCAGGAAGAGGAAGAGGAAGAAGATGCTTAAATGCGCATAATAACAAAGAAAATTGATACAAAGAACTTTTATTAAGACTCTGTATCAACAACAATGCGCATCTTGATTAGTGACCCAAAACACGCGAATGCTCTGGCAACAATATTCTGTAACCTAAAGCAGTTCAGTTCAGTAATAACTATGCATGTAAGCGAAGACGGTGTCTACATCCAGGGCATGGATACCAGCCAGGTGTGTTTATTTGAATGTAAGGTGGCAAGTGAATGGTTTGACACATTTGAAATGGGGGATGACGACAAACTATCTCTATCTCTTGCTACAAGCATAACCGCGAAGGTTATGGCAGCAAGAGCGGCTACCCAAATCGTCACGATGGAAGCCGAAGCAGGATGCGACAAACTGTCATTGAGTTTTACTGGATGCAGTGACGTATACGATAAGTATTTCGAGTTACCACTTATGGACTCTGAAACGGACCTGATGAATGTGCCTGATAAAGAGAGTGATGTTGATTTGGCTCTTCCATCGAAGAGCTTTGGTGAACTGGTAAACCAATTCGAGATGTTTGCAGATACCCTAACACTGAAGTTTACTGAAGAAAAGATTACAATGCGAGCTTCGGGAGCAGAGGGAAGCATGGAGACAAGTATACATCTCGATGACGTTAGCGAGTACGCTATAGGAGAAGGTTCACAGTTGGAACAAAGCTTCTCATTGCGGTATATAAAAATGATGGCTTCCTTTGGGAAATTGGCAAATGAGACACAGATGGAGTTCAGTGCAGAAAGCCCACTAATTATTAGATACAGTTTGACAGATGGAGCGGAAGATGACAGCAGTTACGTGAGGTTCTACTTAGCCCCCAAGATATCTGATGAATGAATGGAGGGTCGTTTAGAACTTAGAAACAAAAGATAGGATAATCATATTGGACAAATGAAGGCAATTCTTAGCTTACTTATTTTTTGTTTGGTTCTATTCGTATACTTACATGTATATTTCCATTTGAAAACAAGCGATGATCTGGAGGTATACGAGATAGAGCAGCCGTCTAAAGACAAGTTGGAAGAGGTATGTGATATACGACAGCCGGTAATATTCGAATACCCAATTGAACGTATGCTAGAGTCTTGCACACGCGATGCAACAGGTCAAACGTATGGTGCATTCGATGTCAAGATTCGCGACGTTTCTAGAGATTTAGCTGACGATGAGGAGATTTATATACCCCTATCGCTCAGCAGCTCTATCGCTGCATTGAAAGAGGATACCGACAGTAAGTATCTTGTAGAAAACAACAGAGAGTTCCTTGAAGAAACAGCGCTGATTAAGGCATTTAAGTACAACGACGCATTTATTCGTCCGTATATGGTATCGTCATGTATGTACGATATAATGATGGGGTCGAATGGCGTAAGAACACCTTTCAGGTATCACGTCGAGTATAGGAACTACTATTTGGTTACTGAAGGTTCTGTAACCATTAAGATGGCGCCACCGAAAAGTACACGATATCTTTACTCTGCGACTGACTACGAAAACTTCGAGTTCAGATCACCGATCGATCCATGGAATGTGCAGCAACAGTATAAGCCTGACTTCGATAAGATCAAATGTCTAGAGGTTACTGTTGACGCGGGGAAGATGATATACGTACCAGCATACTGGTGGTATTCTATGAAGTTTGAAGATAATACAACGCTTTGCAATTTCAGGTATCGCACTTACATGAATACAATAGCTATACTACCTAAGCTGGCTATGCGTGTGCTTCAAACCCAGAACGTCAAAAGAAGAGTTGTGAAGTCGGTATCTGCAGATGAATGCGAAACTAATCCAGAACATCAACAAGAGACGATAGATAAGGAAGAAAATTGATAAGACAACTCAATATGTAGGTGTATAATAAAAGTACATATGGAGTTCCAACCGTTAGACCGTTACTATAGCAACTATGTCTGGAAAGGAGATGGTGATCCGCCTACGATCGATCCAGTCGCCAGTAAACTGCTAGTCGGAGACATGGTATTCAATAACGGAATAGCATTGACCTCGGAATGGCGAAACAAGACGATTGCAGGCATACTACAATATTCCGGCAGCACATTCGGTAGGCTCAAAGACAAACTTGTTTACAAGTGTATACCTAACAATAGATCTCTGCCGACATTCCTCGTCCCGTTTGCCGAGAAGTCGCAGATGCTGTCGAAGAATAAAGTTGATCACTTCGTACAGTTCAAGTTTGACAAATGGGACGGAAAACATCCAACTGGTATATTGACTCATACATTAGGAAGCGTCAACGACCTAGATGTCTATACTGAGTACCAACTGATATGTCGCAATGCAAGTCATCCTATTCAGAAGTTCACAAGACAGGCATTCAATGCAGTTAGGAAGATAGGAAAAGAATCTGACTCGTTCGCTGACAAGCTTACAAAACAGTGGCCGTCGATCGAAGATAGGACGGATGAGAGGGTCATATCTATCGACCCAGATGGATGCGTTGACATCGATGATGCATTTAGTGTTACTGATGATAGGATGTCGGTTTACATTGCTAATGTTCCAGTGGTAATGGAGTACCTTGGGATCTGGGATGACTATGCAGAGCGTGTCACGACAATCTATTTGCCAGACAGAAAACGGCCAATGTTACCTGCTATCCTTTCAGAAGAGTTATGTAGCTTGCGTGAAGGCAGAAAAAGAGCCGCGATTCACATGGACATAGATCTGAACTCGGGAAACACGACTATGGGCTGTTCTATTATATCGAACAATCGTGCGTATGCGTACGAATCAACCGAATTACAGGACGATACAACGTATCAGGCGGCTAAGCGCTACGTCACAGATTGGAACTCGCAAACTACGTATGTCCATGAGGCAATAGACAGCCATACACTTATCCAGTACCTTATGGTAAGGATGAATCATATGGTAGGTAAAGAGTTAATGTGTAGAGGAGGAATATTCCGATCTTACAAAGGGAACTCTACCTCTACCGAGAATGTCTCAGACACGCGACTTGCTAGTTTCCTGAAGTACTGGGGATCTAAGAGCGGTAGTTACACGTTGGATACCACAGATGTCAAGCACGATGCCATGCCTTCTACAGTTACTGTTTACTGTCACTCTACTTCGCCTATAAGAAGGTTGGTTGACCTAATCAATTGCACAATGCTTGTTGAAAACTGTAGTGTGTCTTTACCGGGGTCTCGTAGTTTCGTCGAACTTTGGAAGTCGAGGATCGATTATATTAATGACCAAGGTGTCGCGGTGCGAAGAGTCCAGAACGAGGTCGCTGCGCTCCATTATTGTGAGTCAGTTGACGATACATGTAGAAAACACGATGGTTTCGTAATCGAGAATAAGCAGCTAAAAGACAGCTGGGACAACCTGGTCTACATGCCCGGACCAGGTATAATCTCCTGCTGTAAAAGTGACGTATCGTTGCCTATCAATCAGTGCTTGCAGTTCGACATATACACATTCTCTGATGACACAACACTTAGGAAGAAGGTAAGGTTAGCGCTTGTTGAATAGAAACACTGAGAACCACAACTATGTTTTTAATAAGGATGTATATTATAATGCCAAGAATAGGTTGTATGTATGCAGGATCAAGTGGCTCTAGCCATGGATGCAATAAAAACAGTCCAGGAAATGGAAATGGGAAGTGGCAGGGTTTGGCGCCTATCACCAATATGAGATCAAGTCTTATCCCCTATACTAGAGCTCGTGCCGGAGGCGAAAACAGAGATTATGTTTTCTGCGTGAACCAGCTTGCGGGAGGTGTAGGAAAACGTTCGGGTCAATTTGTCCCAGGAGCGGGCGGTGGTGTTAAAGATTGTACTCCAACTAACCGGGTAGATCCCGCAGTATTGGAATCGGTGGGGATCTTACAAGCGTTTGCTGCTGCTCAAGGCCTCATATTCGCCTTAAGAGGAGTAGAAGAGACAATAAATGCGGATATTGATGAGTTGAGTACTACATCATTCCATCCCTTTGACCACTACCTTGTTCAAGATGCGCTTCAGTTTGAAAAAGAATATAAACTACAAGCAGATGTGAGAAAGGCAATCAAGATAATAAATGAATTGAAAATAGAACTGGGTGTGTTGAGTAGCGCAGATAAGCAAATCCATGAAGCAACGATGGTCTCTCAATTGGACGCCATTGCACTTGCAGATAAAGGATTTGGATTTGAGATGCCAGAGGTCTTTGGTGTCCACGCCACCCCTGTCAACCTCTATGGAACAAAGTATACTGACCGAATACCAATTCTTGCTGTATTTGCAGGAGGTTACGCGGCTAACTGCTCCAATGTTCCCAAAGCGTTCTTAGCTGCCTTCCCATACGTGGAGAACCCCCCCTACCAAGTGTTAGGGGTAGTTAGCGAGAATCTTTTCAATGTTGCTCCTGGTCCCAACCTAACGGATATCATCAAAAATGGATCTCTCAAAGCTTTTTATGAGCGGAATCCGACCAGCAACCCCTTCCCTTGGGTTAATAGTTATGCGAACTTGGATACAGCGACCAATGCCGTCATGAAGATGTACAAGGATACCTACACTGGCAATCAATCTATGACACTAACTGTTGCCGGCACATTGTTAGTAGTGCCTTCGACGTACAGTTACATCAATGAAGATAAAAACTATGGTGCTACTCCTCTTGACTTTCAAGCATATCTTGATACCGCACCAGGTCTGGAAGTTAGAACTGGCCTTGGATCAGGCATTGATCCACCGCTTACTCCTTACAGACAAATATTTAACCAGACTAATGATGGAGCATATGATCTTGTGAAACATTCAGATGCATTCAAGAAAAACGTCATTGGAAGCACCGAACAAATAAATGACCCAAATGGTCTTGAAGATAATGTTATAGTACGACGTGCCTTCGACTACGCCAGTGGCTATTCCGGAGATGATGCATTCCAACAGCTTAGTGGTCTCAAAGACGCGAAAACTCTACTTATATTCAATGCATTAGTTGGTACGAATATTGTCGCAAAAGATAATGGTAGTTATTTTGTGGCCGAGAAAGCGATCAGTCCTCTCCCTCCGATTGGAACGCTGAGTTGCAAGCAAGGCTCATGAAAAAATAGCATAGTGAAATACTTGTTCAATATGCTAAACCAGAGAGTTTATCAATTTATTTGCCTAATTTGCTCAGCTTACAAGGTCCATTGTATATAAGCTTGCTACCTACAAAGAACCATTTATGTTTCTTGAGTTTTTCTTCATCACAATCAGAATCCGAGTTAGACTCTGAACCACTTGAATGGCATCTCTCTTCTTGACTCCATTTGACGACACTCCTATAGAATCCATCGAAGTCGTCGCGATGAACACCATTGATATTTGTCTTTCTTGTTAGTCTGTTACCATCTATTTCGACCCACCGAGATGCGATATCTCCGGCTCTTTCCAATTCTAGACCATACGTATCCCCATTCACATATTCTTCCACTGTATCACCTACAATAAGTGGAATGTCTTCGTCGTGTAGTTCGACTAGTGACGAAGCCTTATTGTAAATAGTGATGAGGTTAACGGTTATTACCTGCCCATCTTGACCAGTCTTTCTATTCCATGTTTGCTGTTCCTCCATAGCTCCATCAGTTGTCGACAGTCGGTATAGGCACCTATTTTCTGACATTGTATTTGAGATGCAGAAAAAAGTATGAGATTTTTAGAATCAATTTTGTAGTACCAGCAATCTATATGTAAAGAGATCCATTTGTGACGACATATTTCATTACGAGCTCGGGCACTCTAGCTAGCCTCCATGCAAGCGGGGTGTCGTTGTTTATCTGTGCAACATTTCCCAGTTCGCTACAGACATTGGCTACTTTCAACATGCTTTTCACAAAGTCTCCCAATGAGATACCTTTCTCCTCGTGCAGTTTCTGAATAATTTTTTTACAGCTCGCCTCTGTGTCTGCGTGATCGCACCACGACAGAGTTGCTTCCATTAGGTCGAATGTAATGTCCGCTGTTTCGCCCGTGTTTGTATGGACGGAAACCTCCCTCTGTATGTAGTGTTGACATCGTTCGCGATATAGTAGTGCTGCTCTGTCTAAGTGCGCAATGCCAGTCGATGGTATCAATGTCTCGTTTTCTTCGCTGCATCTAACATTTGCGAATATGGACGCGAATGCGGCTAAGTGTGAAGAGGTGAAATCAGAGAACCCTCCAGTTGACATGACTATATCCGCAGTAGCAAGAGGGTGGCATTCCTGTATCTGACTAGCGACGGTGCCTTTACGTGTAAGGATAAGGCGGTCGCCGTTTTTTACGAAACAGTCGTTATGGAGTATAGAGACAATCTTCTCTATTTCACCCGCAAGATATGAAGAAGCCCCATGTTTGTGTGACTCAAGTTTCTGGACTTCTTCTGTCGCGTTTTCAAGTCTTTTCCTCGCATCTAAATCTTTCTGAAGATGCTTATGCTCTTGCATGAGCATGTCCATATCGCGTCTAACTTTCTTTTGTTTCTTACCTTTGCTTGATTCCAGATCGCGGGAAAGAGCTAGATACTGATCGATGGTATCCCTTGGTGTGAATGTGTGTGATGAAATGGAGTTTTCGATAGTTTGGAGCTTGCTTGTGGCCTCTACGATTGCAGCGTCATAGTGTTTGACTTCGCCCGCGATTTCTCTACTGACTAGACTCTGATCGACGAAGTCTTGGACTTTCGAGAAGTCACTTGCTCCTGTTGCCATAACACTGAGAGCTAGACCGTAAGAGATTTTGAACTTTGAAACGAGTGTCTGTGGATTGCCACATAAGATCGACTTGTATTCTGAGTCAGTACCAGCGTCGAAGAGATTGCTGCAATGTATCACATGTCCTACTGTATCTAATCCTCGGCGACCGGCTCTACCTGCCATTTGGGTGTATTCGTGTGGCAATAGCGGACGTTTGCCTTTTCCGTCGAACTTTTGAAGCTCTGTGAATATCACGGTTTTTGTCGGCATGTTGATGCCTACTGCGAACGTCTCGGTTGCAAAGAGAAGTCTTACGAAACCGCGCTCGAATAGAAGTTCAACCATTTCGCGAATCACCGGGAGTATGCCAGCATGGTGAACCGCGATGCCTTTCTGGAGAAGCTCGATCATACTTATATATTCAGGCAACTGAAGGTACTCATTTACGTTAGGGAACTTGCTTGCGATGATTTTCCTGCATTCTTTCTCTACAATAGAGCTATGAACCTCGCCTTCTTCGTATAGTGATATCTCTATGGACTTTGCTGCGAGTTCGACTTGTTTTCTTGAGAAGATGAAGCAGAGTGCAGGAAGCATACCGTTTTCCTTAAGATGTCTAACTAGTCCGTTAAGCACATATGAGCGATGCACTTTAACACGATTATCCCACATGATTTTTCTTGCATCCTTCACTTTTTTGTAGGAATCGGTTTCGAAAGAGCCTTTACTGGTCTTTATAACAAGCTGTCTGTTTCCTACTGCAGCTAATTGACTAGCTTCAACTTTGGTTACCTTCTTTTTTGCTCCTTGTGGAACAGATAGCCACATATAGTGTGTTAGGGGGACAACGCGATGGTATGTAGGAGCAAGAATCATTTGTTTTGGAGGGGTGTTTTCTTTCACAGCTTGTTTGTGTTTTTCTTCTTCTATCCATTTTGCGAACTTTTCAGGCGAATCAATTGTGGCTGAAAGCATGAGCATCTGTACACTAGCCGGAAGTAATAATATGCTTTGTTCCCATACCCCACCTCGGTCTGCATCATTGATGTAGTGCACTTCGTCGAAGACGACACCACCTAACTCTCTGTCGATATCCATGTCGAATGATAATGGCATATTTGTGAATCGAGAAGTCTGTCCGACTCTTTTATTGAACAGTGTGTTTCTGAGGATCTCTGTAGTCATGACTAGAACGTCTGCTTCAGGATTGTCTCTGCAATCGCCTGTAAGTAGTCCGAATGTGATGTCAGGGAACTTAATGCGTAGGTCGTGAAGCTTCTGATTTGATAGTGCCTTGATAGGGGTTGTGTAAATAACTCTTTTTCTCTCTCTGCCCTCTGCGTCTGCTAAGGTTGTGTGGTACTTTATCATGTACTCGGCGGGCAATGTCTTACCAGAGCCTGTGTGGGCAGTTACAAGGACGTTGCTACCGTCATATATTCCTTTGACAGCCCATTTTTGGAAGTCACCTAATTCGAAACTTGCAGCAGCAGCGAATTGGTCGTTATAATTCGTATCAGTGAACGTAGAATCAGCGATATATACCATGGTTGTTGTTTGTGACTATGGCCTTTGTTGATTAAAAGGGTCAATTTTCTTAGTTAATGCGGGTAAATCATATAATCAGTTCACAAACTTAGTATAAAGATGTTGGAAGAAGATACTCAGCTGATGAGTCTTATAGTAGAGAGAAAATATAGGATTGATGCAAAAATCGGCGAAGGCTCATTCGGAAAGATCTTTTCTGGCACGAACATCCAAACAGAGGAGGTGATAGCTGTCAAGATTGAGAAGGCAGATGACTCTTCACTTCTTAGTAACGAGTCGAAGATTTATAAGTTACTGGAAGAGGTCCATGGTGTACCGAAGCTGAGATCATTTGGTAAAGAAGGACAGTTTAACTACATGGTAATTGACAAGCTAGGCAAGTCGTTAGAAGAGCAGCGAGTTGCCTGTGGTGGAACCTTCACTCTACGAACAGTTTTAGCTTTAGGACTGACTATGATAAAACGCATCGAGGCAGTTCATAATTGTGGTGTTATACATAGAGACATCAAACCTGATAACTTCTTGGTGGGGAATGACAACTTGATATACTTGATTGATTTCGGTCTGGCAAAGCGTTTCGTAAACAAGAAAGAGAGACACATAGGAATGGATGAAGGGAGACGTTTAACTGGTACTGCAAGATACGCGAGCATAAACGTTCATTTAGGCCTGACTCCAAGCCGGAGGGACGATCTAGAATCTATTGGGTATGTACTCATTTACCTATTAAGCGGTAACTTACCATGGCAGGCTATCAGGTGTAGTGATAAAGCGAAGAGATACGAATTGATCGGAAGAGAGAAAATGAACAAATCACTATGGGACCAGTGTATTAGCATTCCGGGAGAGCTAATACTGTTTGTAAATTATTGCAGATCTCTAGATTTTGAGGAAGATCCCGATTATCAGTATTTGCGAAACATACTTGGGAATCTCTATAAACATCATGGATACGGGACGAGTAATGTCTACGACTGGGACGGAGTGCATTAGATGACATTTAGATGAGTGTAAATAGCTTAAAGCTTTGAAGATTATCTCTTGTATACCATGACAGACACAGAGTCCTCAGGAAAGCAAGCTACACGCCAAATTGGCCGCGTTAAGTGGTTCAATAACCAGAAAGGATACGGTTTCCTAACCTACAAGAACTCATCAGATGAGTGGGAGGATGTTTTCGTCCATCATTCTGAGCTCCCTGGGAGAAGCAGCCATTTCCGTTACCTCGTCCAAGACGAGTATGTAGAGTTTGCTTTGGCAGCATCAGATGCTGCATTGTCTACAGCGGTAGATGTAACTGGCCCTTGCCAGATGGAGCTAGCATATGAACTTCGTAACAAGCGCCGTGCCGAGGAAGAATCTTCGGAGACAAAGGAGTCAAGACCTCGTTACCGTGGCGGTGGTCCACGCACAAACAAGGTCCAAGTAGGCAGTGCTGAATGGAAGTTGGTTAAAGGAGGAAAGAACGTTGATATGTCGAAAGAGTCCGGCGAAGATAGCGTCATCCTTTAGACTTACAACTATCTAGATAGAGTAATACTATGTAAACGAGCTTAAAGACAATCGTTTACATATATGTAGATAAGATGAGCAACAGCAGCAGTAACAGCGTAGTAAGTGAAACCCCCGAGGAAGACATGATCGAGACTCAATTCCGTAACTTAGAGAAGACACTAGCCACATTCAGAAGCCAAATTGCTGCCATGAATACGCAAATCAAGGCAGCCGAGAAAAACGTCAAGAAAGAAATGCGCGCACTCAAACGCTTGGCCGATAAGAGCCGCAACAAGGGCAACAGGAAGCCATCTGGATTCGCGACACCGTCCAAGATCTCTTCTGAGCTCTGCCAGTTCATGGGTAAAGAGGACGGTTCAGAGGTAGCCAGAACAGAGGTAACCCAATACATTATTGGTTACATCAAGGAGAACGGTCTAGGACAGTCCAAGAAGATTAATCCTGACGAGAAACTGAAAGTTCTCCTTGGCACAAAGGAGGAGGATGATGTTACATACTTCAATCTCCAGAAATACATGAACCGACACTTCCCGAACAAGCGTAGCAAGAAGGCCAAAAAGACAAACGAAACCACAGCTGACGCATAATCGCAGCTAGCTGGCTAACTTATAGTTCTTTTTATATGCTCGTGCGTTCGAAAACTTATGTGATTTGTGAACAATCTTCGGAAAACTGAACCTGATGTGTCGTATCCATAGTCTTTATAAGAACACTAAACCGTAAAGCCCAACCACTTATGACGTCTCTGGAACCCGTTGCTGCAGATGACTTTTCGGACGATCTTATCGTAGCAGCACTTGTAGAGGTGTGTACCACCAATAACGGTTGTTATATGATGATGTACTTAGTTAGCCTGATATCATTGGTATCTATGATTTGTGGATGCATATCGTGTCCATCGATGTCTGATATGTCTAGCGCGATCAGAGTGACATTCATAAGGGAGATGTTATTTCGAGATTGACATTGTTAACAGTAACAATGCCAAACAGAAGAATCGAACTTCAATTTCACCCCCACAATTAGGGTTACTCGCAACCAGCTGTGGCGTATTATGATTAGATTATATTTCTACATCTGTGAGCGCGTTCACACACTGGATAATAACGCTGAATATTGTTCAAATGGACATCCCGCGCACTCCGTCTTCGCTAAATGTATCCAAAAGCACCTCATGTTGTAATCGGACGTTGACTACAAGATGTTGCACGTTTAAGGTGAAAAGACTTACGTTGCCCTTTGTTCTCTCTTCGATGGCATTGTTAAGTCCAGATGTTCAAACGTTTTATTACACACCCGCTGTAGTTTTCCTTTCAGCTCTAGTATTGTTTATAAACTTCCCTATATTGGTTCTGTTCACAAACTCGAGGCCTATGTACTACGAAGATTTGTTTGTTGCTGATAGAAATGAAGAACTTGTTATGATTTCTGATACAGCTAAGGAAAGATTCGAAGAGAGATTTAGATGTGTATTGGTAGCAACTAACGCCCTTTTCTGTGCTGCACTGGCAGATTATTGGTTCTATAAGATCACATCAAGTGGTGATCACAGTTATGTTGGTATGATAGGAACCACAGGGGGAATACTCAAGATCTTCCAGTTGGCAAACCATTGTTCCGGATCGTTGCTTTTGATGTGTACAAAAAGGGAAGTAATAAAACGTGATATAGAGTTACATGAGTCAATTGGTCGTCATATTGAGGAGTTAGACACACCTTGTGTATAAGGTATCTTCTTGGTATAGTTTATATGAATCAACAGAGAGAAAGGCTCGACAACTTGATATTCATGTTTGTAATGATTGGTATTACAATATTTTTCATTTCTGATAGACGAAAAATTGTCTCAGAGATACTGGAAAATCCTACATGGCAAGTCGGCGTTATCGGCATTTCTATGTTCATTGCTTACTATACGTTTATTGATCCAATTATGAGGGATAGACCAAAGGTTGAGGAGATACGAGTCAAACAGTCTATAGCAGCAGGTCTTTTCACTTTCCTCCTTGCGCTAATGGCAGAGTTGCATCTTACAATACCAACGTTTTTCATAGGCTTTATAGCTGCTTACTATTTCGGTGCATAGCCTACTGGAAAATTGAAGGCATGTGACAAGCGCAGTACGGAATCAAAAATCATGTACTGCCTCGTAGGTGTGTTGGGGTGCTTTTTAGGTTGTCTATTTGCTAGTTTAGTGTCAGATCAGGTAGATGAGAACGCTCAGTCACAACGAAGATCCAGTTGGTAGTTCTGGATGTGAAAAAAACCTGTTTTTTTTTAGAACCCGAAATCGGTAGTAAGACATATGGAAGGGGGCTGGGGGGAAGTCCCCCCGTCAAGAAAATTGAAGTTAAGTATTAGTAAAAAGAGTAAAAGTATCAAAGGAATAAAAGCGCGAGCAATCAACATTAAAATGACAAGCGAAGTGAAAGT